ATGGGTATGATGATAAATAAAATATATAATAAGATATTAAAAAATTTTTGGCTGAATTGCAGCTTAACAGTTATTCCTTCCATATTTTTTTTGGCTATTAAAGTAATTGGTAAAAATATAGGATTAGTAAATAAACAAGATGATTTAACTTTTTTGGGTGGTATATTGTTTAGTATATTTATATTTTTTACTTTTGCGTATGGCGTTATTAAAAGCTATTGCGATTGTCATATGAATAGCAAAAAAAGTGAAACCCAAAATATACTTCAGAATGTTGCTTCTAGCACAACTTCTGTATGCAATAATAAGTTTCATAACTTAATCGAATATATAGAAAAAAGTTCACAAAAAGAAAAATTACCCAATATTATTCGTGATACAATGAAACCAGAAATACAAATAAAAGAACTATTAAAAGAATTAGAGATTTGTTTAAACTATGTAACAGGTATAGGAAGGGATAATATAGAGATAAGTATATTCCAAAAATTTGACTTTTGGAATAAATGGGAATGTAAATATTATAGGAATACGAATAGTTGTGAAATTAATAATATTGTTAGTGATGTAAGATCAACAGCAAATCAAGTTATAAATGGACAATATGATTCTTTATTTTTTCACGATAAAAGACAAGCTATAGAAAAAAATCAATATTTACCAAACGTTAAGGATCAAGCTAGTCAAAATGAAGGTTCAATAATATGCTTAGACATGTCATTGAGAAAAAACAATATTAAATATATATCTTCTGTATTAAATATATCTACATATGGAGAAAAAATAATTAGTAAGGACGATAAAGAATTAAAAAATAAAATTAAGCACTTTGTAATTGATCCATTTTTACTAAGAATAAAAATGGAGTTATGTAATGAATATATATTGGAGTTATATAACAATCAGGAATTCAGTAAAGAAAATAAGGTTATACCAATAGACAGTAAAGTAATGAACAATTAAACATAAAAGACTCTTAGATTATTATCAAGAGCCTTTTTATATTTTGAAATTAATTATATATTTATGGTAAAATATCTTAGGAATCTATAATAAATAACATCATGGAAGTGAAAATCGTATGAAACATTTATTCTCTAAAAAAATAGTATGTATGAATTGTGGTAAGTTTTTTAATTTTAAAAACGATAATGGAATTTATATTTATATATGTAGTGGTTATAAGAATTATGGATCAAAATTTTGTCCAAGGAATGTTGTACATGAGAAAGATCTTATTAGTTTAGTAAAATTACATATGAGTAAACATTTAAATAAGTCGCATAAAAAACAGATTTTATACGAAGATTTAGAAAGATTTATTAAAGAAAATATTGTAAAAATAGAAGTGGACAAAGATAATATTGAAATTTTATATTCTGATTGTACTAGAAGCTTTTGGAATAAAAAAGATTTGATTCTCTAATTTAGGTCGAAGAAAATTAAAAAAATAATCGATAGGGGAGAAGTAAATCTCCCTTTTTATATGGTAGTTTTTATTGGATTAGTTTTTGCAAAATTGTTATCTTTTGCTCTAACTGCGGTCAACAATGTGTTTATCTGAGCTAAAACTTTATCCTTAAATAAAATACATTTTGCTTGAGCAACTAATTCTGGAGTAGTTAATTTTGTGCCTAACTCGCTTGATAAAACTTGTGCTGCTGCAATAGAATACTTTGCTATAAAGTTTTCATCAATAGGTATTATTTTATTAGGGATTACCAGCGAAACTGTATCTCCATTAGTTTCGTCTTCCACAATATCTTTTCCATTAACAGTATACTTTCCTGTAAAAGAAATAGCGCTATAAGTTAAATTTAAAGGATAATCTTTTAATAGAGCCTGCTCATCTTCGGCTGTCATAGCAAGATTTCCATAAGAATCAAAAGTGGTAGTTGTTGTGAAAATATTATTTGTAACATCTTGAGTTGTATTGAAATTCATATAAGCATCTCCTTACATATTTTTATATATTACTTTTAACATCTCTATAAGCTCTCTAACATCTTGTTTTTGTATATTGTCTGAAATCTCATTTACTCCTATTTTATCTGCAAGCTTTATGTTACAAATGCTTTCAGATTGATTATCGTTTTGCTTTTTTATGCTAAATAACATTTCTGTTTGTGGACTTAAAGTAGCAGAAATACTATTTAAAATTTGTTCTCCATTCTCTGTTAAAAAATTTGAATATGATATATTTACATTCAATCTTATCACCTTCTATACAAAATATTGAATATAGAATCCTACATTTGGCTCTATTATTTTTAAACTATTTATAAAAAAATCTTCTTTTAATGTTTCAAAAGAATTTTCTAAAGCACACGTATATGAAAGGTTATTTATTCTGATAGTACACTTAGTATCTGGTACTAGCTTTATCTTTTTAGCTCTTAAACTATCTGAAGGTAAATCTGTAAATTTAGAAAAATCCAAAAGTTCTTGATTGGCTGTTGAAGTCGCCCTATAGGAATAAAAACCACTTGTTTGTATCATAAAGAACCTTCTTTCTCTTATAAAAAGAGTAAGATAAAGTCTTACTCTAAAATTATTTCGCTATTTGTCCATTACTTATAGTTCCTACTGTTGCTATTTTAGCTGTATCTATAGCCCCTGTCGTAATGTTATCCGCAGAAGTTTGAGATACTGCATTATTTATGTTTTTAATTTTCTCATTTAGAATAGTATTTTGATTTGTAAGAGTGCTTATCTGAGTATTTAAAACATTATTTTCATTAGCAGTTTGAGCTATCTTAGTCTTTAGCTCATTTACTAAACCATTAACTTCTGTGTTTTTAGAAGTTAAATCAGTTACTTGTTTTTGCAATGCAGATACTTTTTCTGCTATAAGCTTATCTACTTTTTCATTTATTTGTTGTATATCTTTATTACTAAAAACAGTATTTCTAATTTCATTTTCTACAATGGTTTTAACATCATCTGTAATAGTTACACCGCTTTCTCTTAAAAGAGCGTAAATATCATTTGTAGCAGTTTCTCTTCTTATTGAGCCAGTGGGATCACTTGCTATATTATCTAAGTTAAGAAATTTATCTTCAGCGGCATTAGCAGCAGTTAAAGCATACTCAGCTACAACTTTTGCGACATTGAAACCTGTCTTAGCATTTCCTGTACTAATATTACTACCAGCGGTAGCAAAATCATCTACCTTTTTACTTAGCATCTTTATTTCTTCTAAAATAGCCTTAACATTTACTTTCTTATATCTCAAAAAATAGGCTAAGAAAAATAAAATAACAACTCCAATAGTTACACCTGTAATTTGTAAAAATTCTTTCATTTATACATCTCTCCTTATAATAAAATTCCATGTAATTTATTGCATGGAATTATTTTCTCTATTTTTATTTATTTTGACAATAAAGTTAACCACGATTGAGAACCAAACAACCCATCTGATTTTAAACTATGAGATGATTGCCATGCTTGTACATGACTTGCGGTATCTCGTCCATATATACCATCAAACTGTATGCCCATATTATATTGAATAATACGAGTAGGTATTCTATGAATATAAGGTCTGCCGCATAAATCTTTTCCATAAATCTGTTGTATTGCATTTACACATTGTTGTCCCCAAATGCCATCTGTTTTTAGACCACAGACTTGTTGAAATACTCTAATTTGCTGTGTAGTCGCATTACCTTGTATCCCATCTACAACGAGCTTGCTAGAATATAAAACTGCATTTAATTGAGCTTGTATAGTTTTAATTCTGTTGTATGTTTGGACTTGCATGTTAGATTGTACCATCCGCGGTGCTTGTCCCGTAAAGATACTATCATTAAAATAATCTAAATCAATATCTCCAACAACGCCATTTATTCTTTCATTTTCACTATATTGCCAACTTACTATATTAGGAAATTGAGCAGGCTGTCTACCATATGAAGCTAACCATAAAGGCACATTAGTAATATTACCTTTTAGATATTCATAATAAAATGAAAGTCCACTATAAAGTCCTATTCTATAACCTTGTGATTGCACGTAACCTATAAATTTATTTGTGTAATCAATTGCTTGCCATTTAGTCCAATTAGATTCATTCTCTATATCAAGCCACAATATTGTGTCACTATGAAGCCCTTGAACTTTTGATAAAAAATGTTGTGCTTCAGCTACAGGTTGCCCTGTATTATCTGCAAAGTGATAATACCCTACTTTAAAACCATTTTGAATTATAGCATTATATCTATAATTCAACAGACTGTCATTGTGACACAAACCTTCTGTAGCTTTCTGAATGACTACAGAAACACCATTGCTTTTTAATTGCTGATAATTTGAAATATTATCATACTCATACACATCCACACCTTTATAAATTTGTGCATGAATATTTAAAGGCATAAAAATAACAGCAGATATAACTAAAACTGCTGTTAACAAAGTCACTATTCTATTTTTATTTTTCATCTAAACACCTTCTTTTTATTTTACGTGTAATTGTAATAAGTAGATAAAAAAACTTATTATTCCACCAGCTAAAATACCTATGCCCCATCTTAGCGTACTTGTAAGATTTCTTAAATCTACACATAAATTGTCTATCTTTTCCTCACTTTTAGATTTATATTGCTCGAGTTTATCTAATCTTTCTGAATGATTATTTAATCTACTCTCATGTTCGTTTACTTTTTTATCAATGTTTTGATGCTTATTTTCACAAAGTTTTGAATCATAATCTTCACTCATTTTTTAGTCCTCTTTCTTGATTTCTCCTTTTCCTTTTTTATGCATAAATGAAAGCATACCCTTCATATTTTCCGCACCATCTATGTCTATATATATTTGTGTTGTAGAAGTATCATTATGCCCTAAAAAGTCTTTTATTTGATCTATTGTAGCGCCATTTCTTTTTAGCCAAGTAGCAGCATAATGCCTAAAAGCATGAGTATAACAATCTTCTCCAATTATTTTTGAGAATTTGTTCATCCATCCATTCACTGTACTTACTTTTGCTGGATACCATTTATCCTTATGCTTAACTACAAACAAATCATCTGTATCTATTCCTAGTTGTTTTCTTTCTTCTATCCATAAATCGAAGGCATGCTTAACAATATCTTTTATTATAAATTTAACCAATGGTTTTCCTAATTTACCATGTCCTTTTGTACGAATCTTAGGAGTATGATACATTCCTTCTTCATCTAAGGAGTTTTCTGTAAAAAAGGAAACTTTAAATTGTAATATTTCTGATTTTCTTACCCCTGATGCAGCCAAACAAGCTACAAAGCAAGCTTGTTGATATTTTTTATCTTTAATAAGCATTTCAATTAACTTTTCAACTTGTTCATTTGTAAACACTGTTTTTTCTCTAGTTTCTTGCTTGGTTGGCGGCTTTATTTTAGATATGATATTCCGAAATTCAGGGTATTCATCATCTAATATGTCTTCTACAAAAGAAGACATTGAAGATAATGGTGCTCGTAAATGTTTTATTCTTGCAGGAGATAATCTTTGTGTATTAAGCAACCAATTCTGATATAGCATTATATCTTTTTTCTTTATGTCTACAAACCTTTTATTTCTAGCAAATTTCAATAACCATACTAAAAATATCTTTATGTTACTCTTATATACCCTTACAGTTTCTTTTGACTTATCTTCTGCTTCACAATATTGAATAAATTCTTCGAAAAGCTGTTTGTTTAAAGGATTTACTTTATCCCAGTTATCATTATTAACGTACCTATGTTGATTAGTTTTCCTTGGCACATTATCACCCTCTATATATTTTCTTGTAAAAAAATAAGGAAGCCATTCACAGTGCCAATAATATTGTGAACTCTTCCTTGGGACAAAGATAAGGTATTATTTAAGAATTTTTTGAATAATACCTTATCAATATTTTTTATTCTTTTTAAATTTTTATTTCTTCTATAATTCAATAACCATACAAGAAATATTTTTATATTTGTCTCATACACTCTCAAAATATCTTGTGACTTATTCTGTAATCTTAAGTAGCTTAGAAATAAGTCTAAGAATATCTTATTTCTCTTATTTATTTTTTGTAACTTTTCTTCTGTGGCATAAGGAAGACCACTTCTATTTTTTCTGATAATTTGAGTATTAGCCTTTCTCATATTCAATCATTCCTAGTACTTATTCAACCCCATTTTTAGCTGTTTGTAATAAAAAACCAAGCAAAATCATATTTTTTCTTTTGCTTGGTTTATACAGATTTTTGCTCCAATTTTTTCATCATAATTGTCTCTATTAACACAACTTGATGTCTCTGTAATCTCAAATCCATTTTTTAAAATTATCTTCATAAATTTTATAACTAGGAATATTTCCACTACATGATATATTTGGCTCTGCTTTGACTAAATTTATTTTTATATAATTATCCATCCGTATAAATCCTTCTTTCCAAATTTGTGACGATAAATTTCATGTTTTATATTTTAAAGGTAATAATAGACACTATTCATTTCATCATCTTTCGTATCCATATCACACCTATTATCATCTTGTTGCACCTCAACGGTACTGCTTTTAATTTGACTTATATTATCGTTCTGCACCAAAAAGCAACCATTTATAGCTAAACGATATAAAACATTCTTGCTTTCATTACACTTTCTTTTTATATAAAAATAACACCCTATTTGGATGCTTTTAACTCTTGAATAGAATTTTCTAAAGTAGTTACTCTAGTTTCTAAACTTTTACTTTTGGCACTTAATTCTTGTATTGCGCCAATAATATAGGGCAAAATAGAATTATAATCGGGGGCAAAAAAGTTTGTCCCATCTTCTGTTGTATATAAAATTTTAGAAAACTTTTTATTTATTTTAGATAATTGCTGTGCTATTGTACCAACTTCTATATGCTCTCCAGTTTTTATAAAATCAAATTCTTTTAAGTTTATTTGATTTATAATACTTGAACAATTTGTGGTAATTGGCTTTATATTTGTTTTGAGTCTTTCGTCACTGGCATTAAAGTTATACGCCCAGTAAGTCGTTCCGTTGTTACAGTGTACTCCTAATCCATTACTATCCTCGTTCATGATAAAGTCCATGACATTTCTAGAACTTAGAATATAGTAATCTTGGGATGTGCCATTATCTATTGTATTTCGTATCAAATGATAATTCCAACTTTTACCACCATCATCGAATCCAACTTCGAATTCAATGGCAGTTGCTGATACTCCTATACCTTTATTAGCGGAAGTGTTATTGCATATTATGTCTATAGCTGAACTAGAAACATTTACACTGTTTCCTCCCTGACCACCACTGGCAAGAGTTATTGTCCCTCCCCCTAGATAGATAAACTGTCCCGCTGCATCTAAAAAACCTTCTGCAGAGTTGTTAGAATTGTACGTAGTATTGCTTGGAGTTAAAATCAATCCATCTGCGTTGCCTTGTAAAACAGAATATCTTAATAAATCTCCTGCCCAAGTCATATTCATATCGGCAATTCTAAAAACAGAACGATTTTCTTGAGTATTATACAACTGAAAACCATTTATGTTTTGTGTAGCCTCTTGCCAAGAACCTATAGTTCCATGAAGGATTGAACCAGGTGTTGTTATTCTCCTTGCATTTAGATTATTTGTATCTATCCTGTCTGCACTTAGTACTCCTGTTGTAATTTTTCCTGCATCTAAAGAAGCTATTATTCCACTTTCTGCGGTTATAGTATTGCTGGCTATCTCTCTTGCAGTTATAGCATCTTCGACAAGTTTGTCACCAGTTATTGTATTTGCATGAATTTTATCTGCTAAGATTGAACCTGTTTTTATCATGTTTCCATCTATTATAGTTCCACCTTGCATTGACATAACTTTAAAAGATGTTATAGTTACACTGCCTTGATTAGGTTGTGGTTCTCTAATTTTTATAGATATATATCTATAAGTACCAGATAAAGCATGTCTTATAAATGTATTATTTCCTGATGGTGTATAATTAGATACATCCGCTATAGTTGTCCAGCTAGTATTATCAGTAGATCCCTCTATTATATAAGAATGAGGAACCCATCTTGTATCTGTAGGATAATAGGTATCAAACGTAATTTCCCGAATTTGCGGAACTATATCTCCTAAATCTACTATGGCTGTAGATGGAAATGTTGAAGTACTCCAGCCACCCATACCATTTGGGTTTTGAGAACACATACCCCCAGAATTTTGAACTCCTCCATTTATATTAACATTAGCGTTAAGAGCCACATTATTTAAATTACCATTGCAATATAATCTATCTGAAGTTATACTTTCTGTCCCTATCCTATCTGCGCTTAGTACTCCTGTTGTAATACTTCCTGCATCTAAAGCACCTATAACACCACTTGCTGAAGTAATACTTCCTGCCACAAGTTTGTCTGCTGTTATGGAATTAGCACCTATTCTATCCGCACTTATAGTTCCTGTTCTTAAAAAGCTAGCATCCTCCAAGTCTGCTAAACTTGGTACCCATCCACTCGGCACTTTATTACCTTCTACAAGTGTTACATTACCCAAAGTAGTTAAGTATCCGCTCTGCCATACTTGTGCTATTCCACCATGAGAAAATTGAGAATAGACAAATGTTATAGGGGTAGTAATTGTAAATGATTGTAGTGTATCTGGTTTTGTATAATCATAATCCACCTGCATAGTTGATAATTTATTCCAGCTCGAATCATAAAATTCAAACTGGTTAAACACATCATTTACACCTTCCTTACGTGAGGAAAACATAATTGTATATTCTGTATTTTGTTTCAACATTACATTTTGGTGGATTCCAGATTGTACAGTTGCATGACCTATATATAATGTGTTAGGCAAATTATAATTTGTTTGTCCTTGTGACCCAAAAACTTCTGGATTAGATCCACTTTGAGTTGTCCAGAATTCCCAATAGGTCGGGGCTATAGTACCCGATTTTACATTTTCACTAAAATCTCCATTTCTGATTAAGTTATTAACGCCAATGCTTAAGTTATTTAATTCTTCCTGTGCTTTAATGGCTGTAATATCTGTCATATCAATCCATTGACTACCATCCCATTGCTGCGGTTTTATACCACCATCAATTGGCTTCATCCATAAATCACCTTTAGATGGGTTCTTAGGTGTATCACTACCATAGAAATTTTTACTCTTACCCTGTGCACCTTCAATGGCTGTACTAATAGAACTTTCTAACTTATCTATTGTTATAGCTCCAGAAGAAATTTGTTGTCCATTAATAGTTCCTACAGTAAGATTGGCACAATCTAAATTTATTACATTTATCTTACCTGCATCTATTGTCCCCGCAGTAAGCTTATTGGCTGTAAGGGTTAAAATTTTCGCATCTGTTACTGAGCCATCAGCTATCTGTGCAGTCTGTATAGCACCTGTGGCAATTATTCCTGAACTTGCTGTTATTGTTCCAGTAGCTATTTCATTAGCTGTAATAGAACCTGCTTTTATATTGTCTGCGGTTATAGTATTGCTGGCTATCTCATTAGCTGTAATTGATCCAGCTTGAATCTCATCTGCGGTTATACTATTTGCTTGAATACTATTTGCTTGAATACTATTTGCTACAATATCTTGACCATTTATGCCATTTCCAATTAAATTCGTACCTACGTACAAGTTATTTAGATCTCCATTTGGAGCAACAGCGAATACTTTATCTCCATTGTTTAAAATATTGACTGACTTATTTTTTACATTATTTAATATAGATACTTGACCACCAGTTGTAATTTTTATATTTGCATAATGGTTTGTACTATCTGTAGAAATAATTGTTGCTGGATAAATTTCTGTATTTTTATTTTCGGATAATCTCTTATCAATTATTTTTAGTATTACACCAGTAACAAACTTTCTTAAGTCATTTTGTGTTATTGCATTAGAATCATCAGTCATTCTATCATCTCCCCGTAGGTAATTCGTGAATATTACCACTTTCACTTGTTAAATCCTGAAAATCAGTAGTATCATTATATCTAAATCCTAATATACTCATATTTTGAGAAAGGTCTAAGGGTAAAGAAACTGATTGGATAGCATAATAATTCTTAAACGTACTTAAATTGTTATCTTCTATAGTAAAAGCTTTATTTACTGTAGCGTGAGGAAGTGGTAAACAAGTTATTTCAATAGAGTCCTGCACTCTTTTGTTTTTTTCTAACAAGTATTGAGCTTCTTTTAAACAAGCAGTATCGCTTTGTAGTTTGGAATCAGAGATGTCAAGAGTATTTATTGAATTCAAATATATATTTGAACTTGAGGTCAAATCTGTATTTTGAGCAAGTCCACTGTATGTATATCCAGATGTTGTGTCACTTCGCACGTATACTTGATTATACATCTGATCAAACCTGAACACTCTTTTTCCTGACATATAAACCCTATCTAATTTATTAAAATTCCATATAACTTCTAAGCTTTCAGTACTTGGCATATCTTCATATACCAATACTCCCATCTCATTATAATAACAATCTCTTTGAAACATGTTTCCCAAATCTTTAAGAATTTGTCCATAAGTAGAATTATTATCCCATCTTAAATCATATTGTGTTATATCTGCTAAAATAGTTTTTAATATTGGATTTTTTGAATCCTTTATTAAATTTAAAATTTTCCTTATATTATCTGTTATAGATTGATTAATACCAATTTGAAAAATACTACCTGTAACTGTCTCAGAAAGACTCCATTTATCACTTGCATTAATAGTTACTATTTTATTAGAAAGCTCAGAAGTAACTTCTGGTTCAGAATGTGCTAAACAAAATACGCCTTGAGGAAAAAAAATAGTATCTCCATTTGTATCTTGAATACCTATAGAAAATTTGAATTTTGTATTTATCCATAGGTTACCATTTGGTGTTGGTAAAAAACTACCATCATTGTTGTTTAGGTTCATAGTAAGACTTCTTCGACAACCACTTTGATTTGTTATGTTTAAAGTAGAACCCTTTAAAGGAGTTTTTATTATTTCATCATAAACTGATTCATCTTCTTGCCTTAACATTTCCAATTTTACAAGAGGAGTTTTTAAGATACCCTTTTTTATTATTTCTTCATATCTCTCATAAGACATTTGCCCCATATAAACACCCCTAACTTATCAAATCTTCAACATCAGATACTTCTTGATAATAAACTGTAACAGTTGGTATTTGCTGAGAAATACTATCATCAAATTTGTACTCAAAGCTTACACCATTAGTACTTGTTGTTACAACTTTTATAACTTTTCCATTTTTGAATTTCAGATATTTTTGTTTTTGGTTATTAATAAATTTTCTGAATTGATCAATGTAATCTGAATCCCAAGTATATTCTAATTCATCATTATCAGGATTATAATAACCTAAAATACTATTTATTGAACCGCTCAAAAAATCTCTGTTTCCAAAAATAACGGAATCATATTTTGTATAATTCTTTAAAAAAGTAACATCATTATTGTTTGTTACTTTTTCAGTAGATAAATTTAAATCTAAATGGTATGTCTCTACATCATATACATTTCCATTATCTACTGCTTCTGCGTCAATTAAAAAATAACCACAAAAGGTTGTATTAAATTTATCAAAAACTATAGGGGCAGATATCATGGAAGTACTAGCTGCATACAAAAAATACTGGACATTTTTTAATCCAGCAACTTTATAATCTATATAGCTTGTAGTATCTAAATCTAATTCAGTAACTTTATATAAACAATCTACACCTTCCTCTTTTCTGTATAAAAGCCATTTTTGAGGAGGTTCTATAATTCCTGTTATATTACTTCCATCTACAGTACCATTCATTGCAGCTAAGAATACTATGTCCCAAGTCCATTCAGGTAAAGAACAGACTGTTTCACTAATTATTTCAATATCACTTTTTACCTTTTTTGAGATGAATATACTATCTATTATATACCCTCCATAAAATTTTAACCCTGTAAAAGAATTTTTTATAGCTGATGGTGTACTTAGTAATGATGTTCTTGGAGACACACTATTACCTATTAAAAATCCATCTCCTATAGTCAATTTATCCCACCTCACTTTATTTCAGGGAGTCTGCACTTTTCATAATACTTTTGTTTAGCCTTAATTTCCCATGTAAATTTAATGTCTGTTGTGCCTTTAACAGTAAAGTTAGTTGGGTTTCTTTCTTCTACCCATATATCTCCCTTACCGTACTTTGTCAAAAATACTTGGTATGAACAATCTTTTGTATTTACTGTTTCTAAAAATACTTTGTCTAATTCTATTGTTGATGTGCCATTTACCAATTTACTTTCGCCAACATCTCCAAATAAGCAATCTGCTGTCTCATAAGCATTTAATCCTATTTTTCCATAGCATTTCGTTTTTACAGTTCTATGTTTTGCACCAGATACATAAAGATCTCCTACTACAGTTAATTTGGCATCAGAGTTATGTGAACCATTAGAGTAGGAGCTTCTTATAACAACTTCTTGAGCTGGTTGTATATAAATTTTATTTGGATCTTCTTGGTAAAACACTATTGATCCATTATGACTCCCCCAAACATTTAAAGCATCAGAAAGTCTTTTTAATTGAGATTCTGATATATCTGCATTATCTCTTATTATATTTACTAAATCCAAAATTTTTTGATCTTGTCCAAAAGCTGGTTTTTTAAAACCAAAGCTGTTTGTTACTTCCATACAAATCACCTCATTTGTTTTCTTGAACCATAAAATCTAATGGGAAAGTTTGCAAATCATCTAAATTGAAATTTTTAATATTATCTAAATAATTATAAATATTATATTGTTTTATAATAAAGTGATCAGATAAAAGGATAACTAAAAAAGGATTTTCAGTTATCCTGATAACTTCGCTATATATCGTAAAATCATTTATTGTATAATAGAACTTCCTATTTTGACTAGAATACCCAAATTTATATTTTAAATCTATTGAACTACAAATTAAACCATCAAATTGTAAGTCTAGCTTAATAGTAAAATTAATACTACCCATGGATGGAATTACACTATCCTTATAAGTTAGTGTTGTTTTTGCTGGCAACGATAAAGCTTCATTTTCATAAAAAATAAAGTTATTTATAAAAGAATAATCTCCATCTAATGTTCCATTGTTTGTAACCAAGCTAGAAAAATCTATTTTTACTCCACCTTTTTCATCTAATTGTGTAACTTTTGGCTTTTGATTTAATTTCATCTCTTCATATTGTGTAAAAAATGTTCCACTACCCTCAAGCTTCATTCCCTCGCCATTTATAGGATTTTGAGTTTCTGCTTTAAAAACTACTTTATAAGTTCTATTATTTAAAAGTCCATCAAAGTTAGCATTTATATCATAACAAAATTCTTTATCTGTCTGTTTTATTGGGGCATCAGCGCATTCTACTATCATTTATACACCACCATTTTTTATATAAAATTGCTATTTTATCTTTTTTAAACTGATGTGCCTGTAGCGTCTACCCATCCTGATAATGATTTATTTGTCCATATAGGTTTGTTTAGTGTTGTATCAAAAATTGTCATTGGCATTCCATTTATTTCAGGTCTATTCTGAGTAGTACACGCTATAATCTTTTCGCAATTATTTTCGGCTGTATTTTTAGCGTCACTAGCTATAGCTTGTGCATTACTAGCTGTTTGAACTGCTAAGGAAACTGAATTTTTCACATCATCTATCGCTGTTTCTACATTTAATAAATCTTTTTGTGTAGGTATAACAATATTTGTTCCATTATTGCCTATAATAACTTTACCTGTATCTCTAGTTACCATTTGAATTCGATCTGGTAACACATCAGGAATTTCATTTTCATAACCCCATGCGCATCTTATAATATCAACATTATTTGCCATTTTAATTAACCCTCCTCACCAGATTTTTTTATTTTTTCAATTAAATCATTTATATGTCCTTCATCTAGACTGTATCTTTTTTCAACACTTTTATTTATCAAATCTGTAATATGACCACTATCTAAAACCGATCCATCAGCTCTTTCAATAATATGACCACCATCAAGCCTATAACTAACAGGATATAAAGCTGCTTGCCAACTCTTAAGTTGTATATTTTCTGCCTGTGAATATGTAGCTGTAAAAGAGACTTGCGAAGAAGCAAGCTGAGTTGGTAAAGAGAGATTTATAATAGGGGTTGTCATATTGTAAAAAATCTTTTCTTGAGATGTAATAGACTCGTCACCATTCCAGTAAGTTAAAGTCCATTTTATTTCACCCTTAAAAGTTATAGTATTAGCTGATATTTTAACTTCTAAATATTTTTGATTTTTTGTTGGTAGTGGAGTGGATAATGAAACTTTTCCACTATCCCACAGAAGAGAGCCATCTACGTTTTTATAGAATTTTAATTGATATGAATCTATTTTTATACCATTAACTTTTGCAGAAACAACGATATCTTCACTTAAATCTACACAAGAACCATAAGGATACATAAAACTTGGTTGGAAAATTGTTGCCATTTAAATAACCTCCTATTAAAAAGAAGTGTTAGATTTTAAAACCTAACACTTTAATAATCTCCTGTTTCAACCATTAGTTCCAAGCTTTTTATTAGTTGTTTTGCATCATTCGCTTGGACATTTAGGTTATTTATATGAAAGACTCTTTGATTAGCTAATCCACTAGAATTAGGACTATTTCCATTAACATTTAAACTACTAGGTAAAATAATTTTTGGTGTTCTTATAGACGCCATTAAATTAGGAATATTCTCAGCAAAATTAACTATACTTTGAGTTTTTTGCGCAGTAACCACCTGATCTCCTGCATTTAACATTCTCATTTCCTGACCATATTCATTTATTGTAGCCAAACCATTATCTTCAACTTTTCCACCTCTAGCATAACCCACATAAGGTCTCCCTGCTGCTAAAGCTTTAATGCCTGGAACATTAAATATGTTTCCATAATCATGTTCTATAAGCCTTATACCTGCTGCTATGTTTGATATTGGATTATAAATATCATCTGGTAAATTAGGTAAATGCCAGTCTTGCATATTCTCGTCTATTAGTTGCATAAGACCTTTTGAGGGGTGTCCCTCTATAGCATTAATATCCCAAAGGTTTATACTATTAGGGTCACCACCAGATTCATGTTCAATAATTTGTGTTAATGGTGCAAACCACTCTTCTCCAACACCAGTTAAAGACATGGCGGTTCTTATCCACTCTGATAAACTTCCGCTTGCTGCTCCACCAGCCACACCTATCGCACTTGAAACTTGAGATTTAATAAATTCTGTTACATCATTATCAGACATACCATTTATTAAGCCCTGCATTAAGTAATCACCAATCTCATACATAACCCTACTAGGAGAATGTATCCCAAAGCCTTCCTTAAATTTAGTTATTACTTTCTGAGTTAGATCTTGAACAATATTTGTAAGGTTATCTTCACTACTCTTTACTCCATTACCTAGTTCAGTAACTAAATCTGAGCCATAAGAAGCACAACTTTTAGAAAAATCATTTAAAAGTTGTGCTTCTTCAGCAGTTAATAGGTTAATAGGGTCTATAACATTTTGCTTTTCATCAGATATTCCTTGTCCAATATTTTTATCACTATTCTTACCATAATTTATTGTATTATTAACAAATTGAGAAATAGTTTTATCTATATCTTGTTGAAATTTTTGTTGTGGAGTTAAAGTTAATTCTTTATTATCGGTAATTGCATCCCCAATATTTTTTAAGGTATTCTTACTAAAATTTGAAGAATTTTTTTCGAAAGACAGTAAGCTTTTAGTTATATCTTTTACTAAAGAAACTATTGGTTTTGCGTTAACAGAAATTTCATTTATATCATTTGAGCTATTTGGGCTAGGGGCTTTTTCTGTTGCCTGATTGCTTGTAATAGAACCTAGTTTGTTTAAATTTTCATTATTTATTACCATTGAGCCTTTTGGTAAAAATTGTTTGCTAGATTTTACAACTAATTCTGGTTTACCATCTTCAACTAAATCATAAAAACCACTTTCAGGAACATAATCAGTTCCATCAACATATCCACCAAGTGCTTCTTCTTTACTTTCATAAGATTGATCAACATTATCTTTTTGATTTTGATAATTATTTTCTATTTCATCCATTTTGCTTTGAGCAGATTCTAATTGCCCATTTAAAGTGTCTTCTTGCTGTTTATAATCTTGTTCCTCTTTCCATTGATCATATTCTTTTTGATCTTCATTTAGTTGTTTTTGTGCTTCATATATAGCATCACTATCAGTAATCCATTGTCCTGTTGTTATGTCCCTAACAGTTTTTTCTGTTTGGGCATTTTCTAATTTTTGCTTATCCTCAAGAAGTTTGTTTTCATATTCTTGTTGTTCATTGTTAGATTCTTGAAGGGCATGTTTTTTTTCTAATTCATCTAGTTGAGATTTATACATATCTATTATTTCTTGCTGGTGTTGTTTTTCTATCTTATAGCTTGATTCCAAAGCTTCATCCATGTGTTTTTTTTCTTCTTCGAGACTCTTTCTCTGTTGCTCTTCAGCCTTTCTTTGAGCTTCTTCAGCCTTTCTCTGAGTTTCTTCTCGTTGACGTTCAGCTTTTTCTTCAGCTTCTTGCTGTTTTTTTTCAGCTTTTTCCTCAGCCTTTTCTGCTTTTTCCTCAGCCTTTTCTGCCGCATCTTCAGATGCATAGTCACCAATGTTATCTGAATCTACTGTATTCATTGATGAGTCAGCAGCACTTTGAGCTTGTTCAAACAGCTTGTCAATTTCCTTTGAAGCTTCCTTTAGGGAATCAATTTCCTCTTGTAATGCTTTTATTCTTTCTTTTGCGTTTTTTTGAGCCTTAGAAGTTAAAGCTTGACCAGCCTTTATCTCTAAAGTTGAAGCATTTATTTTTACTTTTGCCTTTGCAGCTATCATTTTTGCTTCTTTAGTATAATAACCTATACGATATTGAGCTTGTTTCTGAGTAACAGCAGTATTGCCATCCTCTATCATGGTTGTAGATTTTGAACTACCTAATTTTATTTTTTCTAATTCTTTATAGGTATTACCTTCTGATTTTAATATTTTTATAATTTCTTTTTCTTTATTCCCAGCTTTAAGAGTTACATTTCCATTTTTATCTGTTACAGTACTAAGCCCTTTTATTTTATTTGCTAAATCCTGAGCGATTTTACCAACTTGCTTTTTAGCATCAGCTAATTCTTTGGATGAACCTTTATTCTTACTTATTTGTCTCTGTAGCTTTGTATATTGCTGATATTCTGCTCCCAATTTTGAGTAATTCTTTTGTTCTGCCATTTGCATTTGCGCATATGACATAACTACAGTATTTTTAAAAGAACTAATTCCCTGTTGTATTTTACTATACAATTGTTTAGTATTATTTAAATATGGTACTAACTCTTGATGATTTTTTTTTATATCAGCTACAGATTGTGCATCAAGTTTGTTATTTCTTTCAATTTGATTTGAATACGATAAATATGATTTGTAGCTATTTGTAGTAGATTGTATGGCTTTATTTATTTTTTCTTGTGCTTGTTGCAATTCCTTATCATTTAATATAGCATCTTTAACTACAGCATTTCCTTTTATAAAGGCTTCAGTATCCTTTTGTAGAGCTGAAGCGTTTTTTATAATAGTGTCTCCATTCTTATCTGTTGATAAAGTTAAATCACCAAATACTAAGGCTAGTTGTTGTGCTAAACCTTTTTGCTTTTGTGATTCCAAGGCTGTTTTATCTGATTGTTTATATAAAGTAACATAGGATTGTATTAGCTGTCCTATAGAAGTTTTTGCTTTATCTGAATTCTCTGTAAGATCTCTAGCAACACCCTCAATACTTTTATTATTAGCAATTTGTTCAGATGCTTCTGATAAGAGCTTGATTTTACCAGTAGTTTTATCATAAGAATATCCAGTAGTGTCTAAATTTTTTTGAGTTTCACTTATTACCTTATTTACTTTGTTTAGTTCACTTTGAAAATCTTTAAGTTTTCCTGTATCGCCTAATGAATTTCCCCATTTATCATTTTTTTTAGATTTATTTACAGAATTGATTTTGCCTTCTAGTTCTGCTTTTCTTTTTAAAGCATTTTCTAAAGTTGATTGTTCCTTCTCTAAATTTTTATAATCGTCATTATCTGCTGTGATAGAGTTGTCCTTCATGGCTTTTGTTAAATCTTCATAGCCCTGTTTTAATTTATCTACTTTTTGCTTTTGCTCTTCATGTTTTTCGATAATGTCTGATATAGCCATAGACAAACCTATAGTTAATGCACCAACAATACCACCTAATGCTAAATTAAGTCCCATGGTACTTAAAGTAGCTGACTTTTGAGCAACAGAAAGCGCATTATTTGCAGAACTAGCTTCTTCTGCTGAAACAGTAGTCGCTTTCATTTTTATTTGCATTGCTTCTAAGGCTTCTGACGCTTCTTCTTCTGTCATTGTTCCTGCTGCGACCTTAGCTTTTAAGTTTTCTTCTGCTGCTGCAAATATATCTACTTGAGCCTTACTTAAACCTACCTTTTGTCTAATAACATCTAAAATTGTTGCGGATTCTTCCAAAGTTATATTACCTGATGCGACATCTCTTTGTACGCTTTTTACAGCAGAACTGTAAGCTTTTATGGAAGCAGTTGATTCACCACCATGATCATTAAACAACTGTTTCCATGATTTCCCTGTTATAGCGTTAGAAGCAAAATTTAAACCTTTTATTGCTAAGGCTACTTGAGGAATAAGCAATAAAAGTGAACCAAAACCCTTATTTACTCCTTCTAGAGCTTGAACAACATCATTTGCACCATTTACAACGGTTCTAATTTCTGTCAATCCACCACTTTGACCAAGAGTAACAAAAAATTCTTTTACCGAAGCTTCAAGAACTTTTACTTGTTTTTCTACAGTACTCATTGCTTGAGCGTTCTTTTTAGCAGAATAACCAGCACTATTGGCAGATTGTTTAGCGAATTTATCAACATCTTTCCAATTCTTCGCTAAAACATCAATCCAGTCTTTTCTCATTGTCCCACCCAAAGCATCTAAAATACTATTGCTCTGAGTAGTGTTATCTCCAAATTTATCGAGTGCTGAAGAAACTTCTTTTACTATATCTCCAAAATCTTTAAAATGGTCTTTATCTTTCATTACTTCAATACCATAACCTCTTAAAGTCTCTAATGTTTTGGGGCGTTCAAGTCTATTTTCCATAGACTTTAAAGCATCACCTATTTCGTTTCCACTTTTCCCAGTATTGTCAGCTAGCACAGCAGTAATACCATTTAATTGATTTAAACTAATACCCATATCTTTTGATGTCATACCAGCTTTATCTGTAACCTGAGCAAAATCTGCGGTTTTTGCCATGCTAATATCTGCGGTTTTATTCCAGCTATCCAAAACTTTTTCTGAGTCAGAAAAATTAATTCCTAATTGCTTCATTGATGATACTAACAATTGAACCATCTCATTAGAGTTTGTAATTTCACTAGTATTTAACCCTAATGAAACAGTCTTTGTCATACTTTCTAAGTCTTTTTTAGCACTAACACCTTGTGCAGCTAAGCTTGACATAGCACTTTGTATACCCCCAAGATCCTGTCCAAATTCTTTTGAGGTTCTAACTGCATATTGTCCAAAATCTTGTAGACTTTTTTTATTACTATCTAAGACTCTACCTAGGTCTACAAGGTTTTTTTCATACTCTGTATTGGTGCTAATCGCATTTCTAATTTCTCCCGTTACTGATGCAATAACAACAGCAGAACCAGCGTAAGCTGCTGAAATTTTCATTCTATCAAGAAAAGTGTTATTTGCGTTTCCTGATCCCATTGCTAAACTTGATTTACTTGATATCTGAGAAATACTTTCTGATAACTTTAAATACGCAGAACTATTAGCTTGAATTTGAGTGTACTCTTTAAGTTCTGCAACCCTTTGTTTTTCTAGTTGCTCTGTAATCTTTTGTCTATCTCTATATTCTTGTTCTAAACTTTTATTTATAGCTGTAGCTTGATTCTCTTCAATAATTCTTCGTTCTTGTTCTCTAGCATTTATTGTTTTTGAAATTTCTGATTCAATCTTTTGTCTATCTTTTTCTTCTTGGTCTAATTGTTTGTTTATATTTTTAGCTTGATTCTCTTCAATAGTTCTTCGTTCTTCTTCTCTAGCATTTATTGTTTTTTTAATCGCCGCTTGAATTTCATTACGAGCTTTTTCTTCTTTTTCAAGATTTTCGGTAACTTTTGTAACTGATCCTTTATCTAAAATTTCTCCATTCTCATTAATTTCTAAGTTCTTTATTTCCTGATATTTTCTGCCCAATTCGTCTATTTGCTCTGTTATTTGTTTGAATGTGTTTGCTCCGTTTTTTGCTTCTTCTGATGTTCCTTTATAAAATTTTGTGATTTTTGTTGTATTCGAATCAAGTGTTATTCCAAGTTTGCTTAATTGTTCTTCTATATTCCTAAAAATATCTGAATCAAAAGATTTTCCAGATGCAGTCTTTAGCTTTTCGAATTCTGCTTCTATAGAACGAAGAACTTCTATGGATTTTTTACCACTTTCAATATCTATAGAGTCGATTTTTACCTTAGATAAATCTTCTAAGATTTTATTAGCCTGACTTATATCTTCTTTTAGTTTATTTAAATCTAAGGTTAATCTACCAATAAACTTTTCACCGTTATTAGATTCCATTAAAAATCACTTCCTTTTAAAAGATAAAATTGACATTATGTAAAAAATATGTATAATTCAAAATGAGAGGGAGGTAATAAAAATGATTATTCTAGCAATTGTTTTGCTGATATGTTGTTTTTTATTAGGAGCAATTTTTCCTTATGTACTGGTTTTTTCACCAGCAATTATAATTTTTATAGTTGGGATAAAATTCAATTGGAATAGTGATTTTACAGGACTACTTACAGTTTCTTTTTTAATAATAGAGAGTTTTATATTTTTTAAATTACTTAAAAAGAAAAATGTTGTACCATATCGTTCAAAAGAAACAGAGGAATTATTTTTTAAAAAGGATAAAAAAACCAAGTGAAAATTCACTCGGTTTTTTATTAGATAAGAGGCTGTATATTTTTTATATCATTTAAAGTTAGCTTATGTTTTTGCTTCTTTTGGCTTTTAGATAATTTAAATTCTATAGGATTATATTCCTGTATTATTTTGACTGCATCTTTAGCATAAGAATTTCCTATTAAGCCTTTTATCCCATCATATCTTACTTTTAAGCTTAAATCAACGATACAATCTTTAAAAAATACATACGAAAAGTTATCTATTTCTGATTCTGTAAATCCACAATGGACTCCAAGTAAAGAATAACCTCGTCTAAGAGTTATTCCTTCATCATTGGAGTCCTTTTTTCGTTTTTTTTCTGTTCATCATCAATTTCATTTATTTTCTTTGTTTCTTCTAGTATTTCTTTGAGAATAGGACTGTTCAAATTATCAATTAATTCTTTTGGAAGCTCTTCCTTATCAAAAACTGCCTTTAAAAAATTTATAATAATGGTTTCCCCATCAACAAATTTGCTTACAAGATTTAAAAAACCATATTTTTTAATAAGCAAATAATCAGCATAAAAGTTCTGTTTTATATATTTCATTTTTACAGGTTTTATCTCGTATTCTTTATTACCTATTCCTATTTTTTGTCCCATTTTTTTCCTCCTAAAATATTATTTGATTTTATATGTATAAAGACAAGGCTTATACCTTGTCTTAAGATGTGGCAGTAGTAAATGATGTTGTGAAATTGTCTCCTAATCTATTCCCTGCTAAATCTGTAACGTCTCCACTTACTGTTGCTAAATACTTTGTAGCAGTATTTAAAGCAACATTAGGCTTTAATGTTACAGTCATTCTATCATCTGATAGTGTTAAAGTACCCTTTATATTTGAACCATCAGTACTTATAAGAGAAAATTTAGATAGAGTTACTGTAGCAGGATCAATAGGCTCATTAAATGTCCAAATTATATCATTAGTTGCTGAAGTGGATTTATCTGCTGGAACTACTGATAATATAGCTGGAGGAATTGTATCTACAGTATTAGAAATTGGCTTAAATCTAATATCATACATTTTTTTATCTGGTCTTTTAGGATCAAGACCATTAATTTGTACATCAAATGTTGATGCAGTCTTATAATTACCTCCAACCTTTGTTGATTGGAGAATCTTTGCTTTATAAATTATAATTTGTAAATAACCTGTAATTTCTTGTTCATCTTCTTCGCTTCCAGCATAAACAGGGAAATCAATAATAACTTCCCCTGATTTTGGGAAATCATCTGTTTGTACAGATAAAGAAGTAATATTGTCTACATCTATAGTATAAGATGGGGATACAATTGTACCTTTATCAGAAGGAGGTAATTCAACAATTGTTGAACTTTTTCCTATACTAACTTTAAATTGTCCTTCTCCAACATTTCCATCAGCAATTTGTTCATATCCATTTATCCTTAAAGAACCATCTTTTACAATATCGTTTATAGTAATTTTTCCTTCGTCATTTACTTGGTATGAATCTCCAAAAATTTCAAACTCGCTTTTTCCTTGTGATACACTACCACCACTTGCAATTGCAAGAGAAGACATATTCATTTCTGCATCTGTGAATTTTCCTGTTATACTTTTGCTTTTATCTATTTCTGCTAAATTATAAAAGCTCCATCCACCTGTTACCTTTAATGTATCTCCTCCAAAAGTTATTTCTCCAGAAGTAGCTGTAAGATTAGTATAAGTGGCTCTGGTTTTTCGTGATCTTATCAATACGTTTGGAGCATCTGCAATAAAACCTGTTACATTTTTTTCTGACATTAACCTTCCTCCTTAAAAAATAAAAGTTTATGAGTTAATTCCCATAAACTTTTTTATATAAAAATTGAACAAACATCCTAGAATAATTTGGTGTACTGGATGGAAGCTCATTGTGATTTTCTAACAAAAATAATTTTTGTGCAACTCTTTTATTATGAATTAGATGTATAAGCCTATCAACAATTTTATTTCCTCGTCTTTTAAAAAAGTTATTTTCATCTCTATCAATTTCGTTTGGGATATATATTTCTATAACTAAAGTTTCTCTTTTAATAAAAATATTATTTGTGCTTAATGAGGGGGCTGCATAAAATTTTATTCTACATGAATCATTTTTGGTAATAGGAACATATGAAATTTTACCTTCTATAAAATATTCTGTAACTAACTTTCCATAGTTATCAATATCTTCCGTTGGTATTTTCATTAATGTTTTTAGTCTTAAATCATTTGTTAATAGTTTTGTTATAGAAGCATAATCTTCTGTTATACCCATAAATTCAATCACTTCTTACTAACAGATAGTCCGCAAAATTTACTGAATTGATCGCATCAAGAATAGCTTCATTAAAATAACTTTCTGCCAATCCACTTGAAGCACCAAAAACATCTTCCCAAAAATGCGAGCCTTCTTGTCCTTGTGAAAAAGCTGGAATTTCATAGCGACTTTTTGCACAACTTTGTTTCCAAGCGTTTTCATCAGGATCAAAAATAGGTTCATTTGGTCTGCTGTAAATTTTCATATTGTCTCTTGTTTTATTATAATAACTTGAATTAAAATATTCTTCTATGTAAGGATTATTTTCTATATCTGCTTTTTGTCCTATACCATAATTCTCTAACATAGCTTTATATATAGTTCCTTCGTTTTGATTTAAAATGCCTATTTCTCGCACAAGAGCATTTGATTTTACAGCACTTCTAAATTTAATGGATTGTATTACATCATTTTTCCATTCTGGATTACCAGCATTAGATTGATAGATTTCTGCAACAATAAATTCTATTAAAATTTTACAAACATCATCTATTTTTTTGTTTAAAGCTATTACTATAGCGTTTATTAGTCTTTTTTCATCAATTTTGACTGTCATAATGTTATACTCCTAGCTATTATTGTTAATAAACCTTTATTGAAGTTTATATCAACTTGTGAAAAATTAAATGAACTTATTTCATATAGAACTGTACCCCAATATAATCTATCTCCAATTTTCAATTTTTTTGTATAAAAATTAAATTGAGTTTGAATTGATATTTCATTACTTGCTTCAAGCCCTATAGAGGTACTATTTGCTTTGAATGCAAAGTTCTGAGAATCAATAGAGCATAAGAATTCTTTTTCAAAAATAGAATTCCAACCTTTCTGTTTTAAAATTGTACCATTATTATCTACAGTTGCTTCTTGAAGCCTTAAAAAATCTATTTTTGAATTAATAACTGAGGTTAGAATTCTATAGCATCTGGGGAATTTTTCTATCTTTAATTGTGAAACAATATAAATCTCATCATCACCTGCTTGAAGATAATCTCCAAGGTTTAACTTAAAATTTATATCTGCGTAGATTGGTTTTGTTCCTTTTGTTGATGAACCACTTTTTAGTCTATGATCTACTTCTGGTACTATAGCTTTAATAATATTCTGCGAATTTGAATTTAGAATGAAAGAGGTTGCTATAGGTGAATTCAAAGAATCTTGAAAATTTTCATTTATATGAGGTGGTATATAAAAGTTCAATTTTATCACCTTCTTATGTTTTTGATAAGCTAAAAGAAAAACCTATATCTAATAGTCTATTTTCTAATTCTTTTATGATTTCATTTAAATTTTTATATGGTTTATCTGCATTAGTTATCGACAAAGCATCTGTTGTATAACTAACAATGTCAATGTAATTACTCCTTGCACACTTAAAAAAGTTAAGTTCTGAAGAGATTTTTATGTATTCTTCTTCAGTTAAATTTATATCTCTAGAAATTTTTATATCAATAATTTCTTCTGAATTTATATTTTTTATCTCTTTACACTCTACTTTAAACCTATCTCCAATACCTTTATCTACATATAATCTTTTAAGCCCATTTTTTAGATAATGCCAATAATCTATATTCTGTAAAAATATATTCATTTCTTTTACAAAAGGTTTTAATTCTTCTTCTAAATCTTGTTTTAAATACTCTAAGGAAGGCAAAACACTACCTCCTTTATTTCTCTTCTTTAGCAGAATTATTTTTAGATGAAATATTTAATTCCTCAACATCTCTGTTACAGAAAGTTGACAAATATTTTATTTTACTAGCAGTTAAATTTTCTACAACTTCTTTTGCTGTATCCCATATAGTAAACTTTAATTCATCTTCTGTAATATTATCTAATTCTTTTTTCATATCAGTAAGAGACATATCAAATATCTTTTTTATTTCTACTGGAGATAGAGACATTTTCTGGTTTGTATTATCTCCAAAGATCTCATTTTTTTTATCTTTATCTAAAATTTCTAAACTTTTGCCTAAAAATATAGTTGATACAGCATTAAGATAATCGAGATCTTCTTCCTTTAGAGAGACAACTACATTAGGTTTTATATTCATACTTCTAATTCCATCTAAAAACTTAATTCCAACATCATGCTTTGTGGAATTTTTTACTTTTATTTTTTTTTCAGTATTCGCCATTATATTAACTCCTTCTTTATACAAATAATAAGTAGAGAATTAAAAAAATTCTCTACTTAGATTAAGAAATAGAAAGATCTTTATACGCTCCTATATAGCATTTATCTCCAAATACTAACCCAGCACCAAAAACAGCATCCATTCTCATCTCGTAGGATCTATCTTCTAAGTGGAGATCATCTATAGTTGGAATTGCTTTTTCTTTTGCTACTTTTAGGGATCTTTTATCGTTTTGACCTGTTGGGACAATATATAAAAGGCTCTTATCTAAAATAGTATTACTAAATGATCCTGATGAAAATGGGTTTGTAAGCTGTATGACATTACAATTATTATAAGTTCCTATAAAACCATTTTTATTTTGCTCATTTATAAGCATTGGATCAAATTGCTGTGTTACTCCATTAGAATTTGCAGTAACAAAACCAGTTAATTCCCCTAGTTTTGAAACAACTTCTATATCACCAACTAAAGACACAGGCATACCAAGTCTTTGAAAAGCTCTTATTTGAGCATCTAATGTAGCCTTTACTAATCCTGTTCCTGTTGCATAATTTGGATTAGACAATGTACTAATACCCTTTTGTAAAACACTTTGAACTCTAGTAACCATTCTATTGTTCATCTCGATAGCTGCATCCTGAACCACTTCCTGAAAATTCACTCTACCACTTCTCATATCTATATCTGATATAGTTGGTATTGCGGTAACAGCTTCGGTATCAAGAAGTACATTTTTGTGAGAAATTGTGCTTCTTTCTACTGTACTGCCTTTTGCACAATAAAAAGCTCTAACTCCTCTTAATTTCACTTTGAATTCTGCTTTTTCATTAGGCTCTAAATCTAATTTTGTATCAGCTATAAGATTTAAAAATTGAGTTTCCTCATCAACTACATTTTCCACAGAATATTGTACAATTTGGGCAATCATATACCTATTTTGAGGAGTAGGATTCATTGCAAGTTTATTCATTATTCTGTTTGCATTTTCTAATTCCACTCTATTTTTTAATTTTCCTTTTGCCGCAGCAGAAAATATTCTAACTGCATCTCCATGTCGAGTAACTTTTCTTTCTGACATAATCATTTCTCCTTTATATGCTAATTGCTATAAGCTGAAAAATTAATTTGCTATACAACAAAAAGTTTTTTCACCCCATATTGTTTCTATAGAATCTATTGTAAATGTTTGAGCTGGTGTACCAGATGTTTTAGTAATTAAACCAGTTGTACCTACATCTACAACGTCTCCTTCCTTTAGGGAATCTCCATCAACCGCTTTTGTTGTTTGGAAATGCTCATCAGGTAAAAGTTTATGCAATCTAAGTTTCTCACCTGCATTTATTGTTAAATCATGATCGGTTTTATTTATAAGTTCTTCATCTGTTTTATCATTTAAATTTTCAACAAACCATGCTGATTGGGTATTAGAAGTACATGGTTTTGCTGTTTTATCTGCAAAGTTAACACAAACAAAAGAACCATTTTCTACACCATCTTTAACACTACTATCTAATTCTATTGTACCTAAATAATTGTGGTTGCCCATAGTAACCATTCCTGCCATATTAAAAATCCTCCTAATATTTTTCATATACTAATTGTTATAAGATGCTACTTGCCAAAAAAACTTACCATATAATTGTCACTTATGGATGCATTATCTGTAATACGAGTTCCTAGTGGTTGTCTTTCGATATTCTCTGAAGAAGCTAAAGCTTCTGCTACAACTATTTTTTGGAGAGTATCTTCGTTACCTTTCTCTAAAGCTTCTGCAACTTCTGACTTTTTCATAGTATCTTCTGAAAGTATTTTCTCATATTTTGCTTTTAAAGCTATCTTCTTCTCAGCTAACTCTTTTTCTGCTTTATCTTTTTTTAAAGTTTCATTTTCTGCTTTTAGCTCTTCCATATCTTTTAATTTTTTATCTTTTTCCAAAACTGAAGCTGATAAAGTACTTATTTTTTTATTGGCTTGCTCCAATTTTTTTTCTGCATCTTGTCTTTTAACTTTTTCTAACTCTAATTTTGCAGCTATTTCCGCACTAGACATTTCATCATCTCCCTCATCATCTGCTTTATCTTTTTTTGAATCCGAATCAGTTTCTTTTGTATCATTTAACTTCTTTTTAGGATTTTTCTTTTTTTCTGCCATTTCGTTTTCCTCCTCATTTTCAATAGAGTCATATTTTATAGTTACTGGATAGACATTTAAAATTACAACATTATCTCCATCAACAGTAAAATCAATTCTTACTAAAGAACCATCATCATAATTCTCCATTACAAGAAAATCTACACCATTTGAGAAAATATAAAAATTCCAATAGCAATCACCTAAATTATCTTTTAATTGGCTTCTTAAACTCAGCATTACTTGATTATAGTTTAATTCTGCAATCTCTGTTCTTCTATAAGACTTTTTTAGTTCTGCAAGTATTTTCTCTTCCCACTCTAAAGGGTTAATTTTTTTTACCATTTCATTCTCACTTTCCTTAATATTTAATAATTCCGCAACTAATTTTGTGGCTTTTGCAGATACAACGGCAGGAGTACTAACAATTGAATAACCACTCAATTTATTTGACTCGTCAACATCAACAAATTTAATTTCTCCATTATTTTCTTCTGTATATTTCCCAACGAGAATTTCGTAACTTACAAAAAGAGCTTCATCTTCATATAGTTGTTGTATAATGTCGCAAGCATCTTTAAATTCTTTTGGTATTCTTACCTGACCAGCTAGCTCATATATATCATCATCACTTTTAGTACTATAAAATTTAACAAATGAACCTATCATCTGATTATAAAACTTATTTGTTATTGGAGAATAATTGTGGGTAAGATTTTCAGTATTACCACTTACTAAATTATTCAAATCAACCTTAAGGGGAAGTCCTACATATTCTTCTTGGTTATCAACTATCTCTTGTAAAAATTCTTTTGAATATCTTACACCATTTAAATTGGTATTAGTGTCATTTAGTAGAAAATCTATAATAAGAAAAAGATCTGAACCAACTTGTTTCTCTGCAATTGAAATAATTCTTTTGCTTTTGCATTTAAATTTTTCAGGCAAAATTTCACCTTCTTACTATATAGTTTTTAAAAATAAAAAAGCCATTTTATATAATTTTACTATTAACGAAATTTTAATTCGATACTGTGCTAGGCTTTGGCTGCTTACCAGATAAACTTTTATCTTTATCTGAATTTTCTTCTTCATGTCTTCCACTACTATTTGAACTTTGATGATTAAATGATGGTGGAACAGAGAAAACAATATCTAAATTTTCACTATTTTCACTTTCTCTTCTTTTCTTTTCTTGCTTAAAATCGAATTTTAATTCAGATAAGGTCGTTTCTCTACTTAATAATCCAAAAGTATAAAGCTGCATAACTTCACTTCTAAAATCTTTTTCCGATTGTAAATTTAGGGATTCAAATTTAAAGGAAGGAATTCCATCCGAAGTACTACTTCTTCCTGAAAATTTTCTTTTTAAAAGTAAATTTATAAATTTTGCAATTTTGTTTTGACCATCTTTTATCCTTTTCGCTAAAGTACTAAGATTTATACTTGCCTGAGCAAAAGAACCACTTCCACCATTTCCCGTAACAACTATAGCAGATATACCAATAGAACTAAGAATGGATTCATTTACAGTTTGATATTTATTTTTATCAAACAGACTTTTTGTATCCATATTTTTCCATTGAGAGTCTACATTCCAAGATACAACAGCAAGAGGATAACCATTAATTGCATCTTTGTATATTTTCCCAACTTGTTCAATATCATTTATATTTATAGTTTTCTTATGGTCTTTATCTCCAACATTTACTTGAAGAAAAGATTTCATTCCATTATTTAATTGACTATCTTCATATATACTTATAAGCTGTTTTTTACCTAAAGCTTCTAAGGCAGAGCAAATAACAGGAGTTGCATATTTGCTCCATCTACTTTTTACAGCTTGTATACAAAAAGTATGCTTTGGATTTAATTGAATCCATCCAGTACCAGAGTTTGACCAATTTTTGCCTTTTATTGCATTAACAACTTCTATTGGGTAACCATCATAAGCTTTAGAAATAGTGTCTATAAACTCTTGATTTGTAATAGAATATGGCTTATTAAGTATCTCTGTTATGCTAAATTCCAAAACAGGATTTCCGTTTTCTGCGATAGAAGATACCTTTATTCTCCAAGGAGCAAAAAGTTCTGGAGTACCATTTTCTTTTATATATCCAAAAAGATTTTGATATACATAGAAATCATGAAACAAATCTCTCAATAAATCGTCTATTGATATACTATCTAAATAATCAAGCATCTGGTCTTTTATTTCCCCATCTTCTCCTTCTAGTTTCCAGCTACTCATACTAAAAGGTACAAGTACATTTTTTACCGAGTTGGCTAAGAGGGGTTCTTTTGCATAATAATATGTGCATAACTCAAACAATTGTTTTATGTTGCTTTCTTGATTTAGCAAAAGAGTATCTATAGAATAACCTCTTGGGATTCCTCTATAAGAAAATGTACTATTTTCATATGTCCTAATGTTTTCAATGTCGTCTTCGGCTAGACTTGCTCCAAAACAAAAATTATTACTTATATTGTTTTTAGATGTTTTTCTTTTACCTATTTTTACTCCTCCTTTACTAAAAATTCATACTTCTACCCCAACAGTTATCTCCGCTATTCTCTGTAGCATCTCCTCTGTTTTTATCTTCTAAACTAAAAATAAAATCTAAAGCCATAGCAAGAGAAGAGTATCTATCCTTATGCTGAGTGCTCTTTTTTACATCATATAAATAATTTCCTGCTGCGGTTCTAATTCTAACAATATTCCCCATTTCCATTTGTAACCCATCAGCTTCTATATAAACGCCTACTTCTTCTTTTGATATCTTTCTTTTTGTTCCAGTATCATCTTTTATTATTATTTTTTGTTCTTCAATCTGTCTTCTGATTTTTACAGAAGGTATTGGTATATGAAGAGAATGATTTTCTAAAAATAATAAAGTGTGAACTGCCATATTTTCATTTTTCTTATTATCTGCTTTTATAGCACTAATAATATTTATAGCCTTTCGTGAATCTGAAACTTCGATAGTATCTTTTATTAAAGGAGGATATTCTCGTCCTAAATCATCAACGTAAGGTATATTTAATAGGGATACTACACCTTCACCAATTGCATTAGCATCTATAATTACTTTTATGATATTTGGGAACCTACAACAAGTTATCCTAACTTGCTCTGCAAGCATTTCCAAACTATAGCCATGATAAGTTCTTATGAAAACAATATATTTTTCATAAGTTCCATCATTTTTAGGAACTATTTTTATAACAGTAATACAAGCGTTATCTGCTTTTTTATCTTCTGATGTTGCTACATCAAGAGATAAAACATACCTAGACATAGAGTTCTTAGGTTGTTGTATTTCTACATGGGAAAAATCTCTACATGGTTCTGTTAAATCATAAGGGAAATATGAACCTTCAGTTTCTCCTACAAATTTAGAGTTCCATTCCATTTCCCAAACAGATAATGGCATTTTCTTTTTCTGTTCTAAAACAAAATCTTCTTCAACTATGCCACATCTTACAGCGGTTTTATACGACAGAGCACAACAAAAACGATCTTTGTACCCATCTCTAATATCTTGTATGGTTTCTTTAAATCGTTGATAATAGTCACAACTCTTTAGATACGCTGAACTTGTTTCTATTAATTTTGAAGAAAAATCTTCAAAAGCAAGTCCTTTTAATCTATTATTTTCAACAACTTTTCTATTATATCGAAGCATTGGAATTAAAACAGACTGTATAACGCTACTCATAACCCAAGCTGATTCATCTATATAGATTATCTTCCTTCTTTCTCCTCTTATATTACTGCCATCTTTGTTCATAGCCATTGCTTCAATTTCTGAGCCATTTTTAAATTTTACTTTAGCTCCATCTTTGCTTATTTTAATAGGTTGTATTATTTCTCTAGCAAAATTGGCATTTTCTTCACCTAAGTCGTTAATATATTTTACAGTTAAAATAGCTTGTCTAACTGTATTAGAAACAATTAGTATTTTATTTTGAGGATATAAAATTGCTAGCCCTGCTAATACTCTTGACATTTTGAAAGTTTTTCCCATAGAACGAGCTTCTGTATCTCGAACTATGGAGCAATTTCCACATTCTCTTACTATAACTTTTTGAAAATCATAAAACCTTACAGGAGATTTCTCTGTAGAAAAATAATTTTCTATGAAAATATCCAAATATTGTCTCCACCACCAAACCTGCTTTTCCCATTCTTTTGGGTTTTCTACAGTGTTTTCTTTAACAATTTTATTACTTTCAGCAGCAGAAGGATCTTTATATACCCCTTTGTTTTCTTTGTATATTTTTTGAGAAAAATTTTTCATTTATCCATCACCAATGCTATTTAGTGTCCACCTAAAGTCTGCTGAAATTTTGTCAACATCATCTGGATCATCAAATATAATTTTCTTTGCCAAATATCCATTTTGCTCTAAATTAAGAATAATTTCTCCTAAATTATCAAAACCAGCAGAATCATTTATGCTTCTGGTTTTTTCTGAGAATTTTGCAGATGTACTTAAACTATCAAAAATAGCTTTTGCTTCTTTATACCTTTTATCTGCTCCACTAATACCATTCATCATGTCATTATAAGATTCATCCATGACTAAACTTGCTTTAGCAATTTTTCTTGCGTAATCTTTATGGTTTCTGGTAACAATATTAAAGTCTTTTAAACAATCCTCGTAATAATCATTTAAGTAATCCAATTGTTCTTGAGTGTATGTTCCTATCCATTTTTGTGAATATATTTTCTTAGGCTTTTTATCTTTTTCTTTTACATTTTCACTAATAGATCTATTTATAACTATATCTTTTTTTAATAATTCTTTATCTTGACCTTGATCATAAGAGTAATAATTTACTCTATTCATTGAACCAAAATAGCCCTTTATTGTTTTGTTCAATAAAAAATCTTTCTGTTGTTTAGCAGAAAGATTTTCGAATTCTAAATTATTTTTATATTTATTTTTGATTTTTTCACTTTGAGTACTCCAAAGATCTTCTTTAAATAGTCTTCTATTTTTCTTGCAATATTCAATTAAGCTATTTTTGTCTTTTACAAAGCTTGACACACATTTTTTACACCAAAAATCATGTCCTTCATTTGTTTTATTTAATTTATTTACATAAAAAGATGATAGTTTTTGTCTTTTGTTACATTTTATACATTCGGTAAAAACTGCCACAACATCACCTTTTCTATACATTTTTTGATGAGAAGGGTAAGAATTGAAATTACAATGCTTTTGCGACAGATTTACAATCTGCCCATGTTCCATACATGAATATCTTCTCATATAATATAATAAAAAAATAGGGAAGAATTAAACTTCCCATATATTTTTAATTAAAAACAATATCTTGAATACTTAGTCTTTTGCCATCCTCATAAAGGAATAGTCTTTGTCCAGCTTTGCTAAATAAGTTTTTGTCTTTAGCATATTCATCTGTGCCAGAGAAAGACCTACCAATAAATATCTCAACGCAAATATTTTCAAAACTTTTATTTTGATGAAAATGCCCCAAATGAATTTCATCTGGCTTTTTAATCATCATACTTAAATCTCCAGCGATTCTATTTACTTGTCCATTATGACCATGGCACTCAAAAATTGTAACTCCACAAATTTCTTTAACTATAATTCCATCATCATAAAAATTATCTTCAAAAATAACATTCTTTAAATTCTTTAAACCTTTTTTAATACCCCAATAAATAAGATATTCGAAATTTTCTCTATCTATAGAAGAATCTTTTTGGGGAATCATTCGACCATGATTCCCAACTACAGATGCTACAACAACTTTATCAAAAACATTAGAATCAGCAAATTCAGCAATCATTTTTTCTAATATCTCTGCTACCACTTCAACTTGTTGCGCAACATCTATTTCTTGTTGCAAGTGTAAACTTTGATGAATAAGTCCACTAATAAAATCGCCTAAACAGCTTAAGTGTAATACATTCGCTCCTGCTTCGGCACACCTTTGTATCACCTGTCTGGTTAAAAATTCTGCTCTCTTTTTTGCTTCATCAACAGAATATTTATTCCAGTAGTTATTAATTTTTATTCCTAAATGTAAATCCATTAAATCAATTAAAGCTTCTCTATGCTTGCCAATTTTCTTTATTTTAGCATTATATTTATTAGGTGTTATGACTATACTATTAAGTCTTTTAACTACATTATTAAAAATATAATCTTCTCTTCTGTAGTATCCCAACTCTTGTTTCATCTTTCTAATTTCTTGTTGCTGCAATTTAATGAAATACTTTTCTTTTCTTCTTTCTAAAGTCGTATCAACAAGACTGTCTATATTATTATCTGTAATATCCTGATCCAAATATGGCACATCATTATGTACTATATTTAACCCAGTCTTCACCATATTAAAATCTCTTCTAGGAATATTCAGTTTTCTGCAAACCTCATTTATATTCAAAGGATTATCATCACAATATAACTCTTTGATTTTCTTAACTTTATCTTTAGAAATTTTAACTTCTCTCTTGCCATCATTAAAAGTTAATTTTGTGCCATTATCAAACACTTGAATTTTGTCCTCTGGATTAGATAAACAACTAGAATATCCACATAATGTTTCAAGTGTTTTAGAATTACTTGAAACATTTTCCTCACCTTTAAATTCTTTAAATTGTCTATTTTTATCAGGTAAATCTAGCAAAAACTTTTTGAATTGGCTCCATCCATCTTCACCTTTAAGTTGGAAGTATTCTAAAACTTCTCTCCAGCCATAACTAAGTTTTCTCAAATGTGTTCCTGATATGCTTAAATCCAGAAATTCAACTATATCTTCCCAATCAACATCAATTTCTTTATCTAATTTAGCACTATTAAGACGAAGCTTATAAATAAAATCATCTTCATCTTTATGCTGTGCAAATTTATCATCTATTTCTAATCCATTTATATTCACAAGCTTCACCTCTCTTTATTAATTAAAGCGTTTCTTTCCTTTGTTGTTTAAATACAAAAGAAACATTCTTACCAGAAAACATATCTCTTAATTTAGAGAAAGAAATATTTTTTGTCCCTTTATCATCTTTAAAATCAAAACCTGTATCAGTTATAGTCAATTCACCTTTGCCTTCTATTTTGAAATCTGTTGTTCTTTCGCTTTTTACCATAAAATAAAACCTCCCAAAATAAACTTATGTATATATTATATACTAATTGTCGTAAGTCGAAAAATATTCAATAGGAGAAATAGCTTTAAAAAACATAAAAGCAATTCCTGACCTATTGTATTTTAATAAAATTAAGGTTTTTTAAGCGTTCCCCTTTCAGAACAAACGAAACTTTTATTGAGTTAAAATTCAATATAGTAACTCTCACGTTTCTTGGTCTACAATGTCCAGTAGGCTGACCAAACCCCCTTTTAAATGATCTATTCCAAATCACTCTCAGGTAGAGAATTATCTTTATCTCTACCATAATACCACTTTTCAACATAGCTTTATCCCTTTATTCATGCGGTGTTCAAAAAAAATTACAATGATTTTATGCATTTTTTAGACATTCTAGCAATACTTTTTTATGAGTTACAAACAAAGTACCTAGTAAAAGCATTTTGTAATTTTTAAAATCATCTAAATTGAATAATATAACTCTCATTGTTGGTAAAGTTATATTTTTATTTGACATTTTTTCTATTAATCCAGCTTTTACCCACCTTATTATATTTTTGGTTTTTCTTTCACTTTCTTTATCATTCTCACAATTCATTCTCGCACCATTTATTTGTTTTTGAGCTTTTTCAAAAATCTTTTTTATGGAATTTATTTGTGTATTTGCATACCCCCTTGTTTTTATACTTTTACAACAGATATCCTCTATCTTTATTAGCTTTGTATGTTTTCCACGAGGAATATCGTTTATTAATTTATTTAAATAATCCATTGGGGTATCCATAAATTTAAAATTACTAGATTTAGATTGACCAGCATATTTAAAAAAAGCAGGGCGTATTATTTTTTGAGTATCCTTGTCTTTTATAAGAAATTTTTGAGTGTATATATGTTTTAGCATTTTTTTCATGTCAACATCATATAATTTTTTTGCTTTGTCAATTTCAATCTGGCTCATGCTAGACAAAATAGAAATCGAATTATAAATGTGTTGTTGCATTTTTATGTTTATACCATTAAATTTATTATGCCAGTATAAAGAATTTAAAAATTGACTTAAATTAATTATTTGTCCAATTAGATTTTCTGATATTGTGCAATCTACATCTACAATATCTTCAACAATATATTTTCTTGTCTTTTTTTTTGCTTCAACTCTATTTACTGGTATATTATACTTTCCAAAACATTTTTTTGCTGAATTCAATATTATCTTATTATTGGTTAGTAATACCGTATCAGAATCTTGATCTGATCCTTGCAGGGTATCCTGCAAAGGGAAGTCTATTAAATTTACTGCAACAATATTTTCTGTGAAATTAAAATATTTATTTAATCTCCAATCATATTTATTCTTTACCAATAAAACATTCCCTGAACAAACATGAGGATTTCTAAAACCAACAATTTCTTCGCTATCTTTAAATAATGGTGTATAAACTTCCCCATCAGAAAAGATACATTTCTTTGGATTATATTTACCTATTGTTGCTTGTAGCATTTCATAAGGATTTCCAACTATTGTACAATAATCAGCTTTTTGTATCTTGATTTTTCCCAATCTTAGGTTATTATTTATATAATTTTTTACTAGATATTTCCTATAATCTTTAAATAATTTTGTATATTGGAAATTATCATTTACTGAAAGAGCAGCACATATAAATAATCCGCTATCTTCGCAACATCCACAATATTTCTTGAATTCAGAAATGTCATTTCTTAATTTTTTTACATAATTTATTTCATCTTGTGCTAAATTTTGAACATCATTGAAATTAAGAGGTAAGCTGTTAATATGTTGGTAGGCTAATTTATTTTTGCCATTATTATATTTACTTTTATGTTCTGATTTTACAATACCGAAGACATTAGAAATATGTTTTTTCCAATATTCAAAGCATTCTCTTTTTGAAGAGAATTTATATGAAAATTTAAGAAATTTTAAAGAAGATGGAGTTATAATCATTTTTATATCTTTTGCTAAATGTTCTACACCAAACATATCTTTAACTAAAAGAATATTATTATCTTCAAAGAATTCCTGTATGTTTGTATTGAAACCACAAGATTTAAACATTTGTTTTCTAAGTAACATCATTCCTTTATCTTTTCTAACAGCCTTTTCAAAAATAGACTTATCTACTAAACTTTGTCCATCAAACAGGTTATTAAATAATTCAATTTCTTCATCTTTTGCTTGTAATAAGCCAGTTTCTTTATTTAATCTTGTAACACTACATCTTTTGAAAAATTTACTTTCAATATCATCTATTATCAAAATTGACTCAGGATCAATTTCTATAATGTCTTCAATTGAAGACAGTGGTAAACTTTCATATGCAAAAAGGGAAGGCAAATCAAGTATTTCATTTTCTTCAAAATGTAAATTTAATCTACTCCAATTTATCATTTTTTTATATAATTTTTCTATAATAAATAAACAATGTCCTTTTCGAGATTTTGCAGTAGTTCTTTTATACCGTATATACTTTACTCCATTAAGAACGAAACCATTTTCATACAATTCTTTTCTTAGCTGTCGTTTATTTCTAATGACATTATTATTACTATCCTTTTGATTCCTAGAAAACTTTATATCTATAATAACATCAGAAACTTGCCTATCTAGTATCTTTACCGATTTATTATATATGTTGTATAGATATATAAGTTCTAGACTATAATCAAGAGAAGCTAGATATTTTTTTGTATATATATCCTTTCCAAACTCCATATGATTCATGACTAAAGAAGCTTGGAGGGAGTTTATATAACAACCTTTAGTTACATCAAACATATTTTTCATTAAATCCCTCCATACATAATGATACAAGTCATTTATCCAAAATTATTTAAATAGTCGTAACATAAGTCTCGTCTCTAAAGATGGTGTAAATAATCCATCATCAGAATGTTCAGTTTCTCTTAAATGGTGACAGGGACACTCTTTGTAAATATTCTTTTTTTCTATTATAATAAGTTTTGGAGTTCGTCTTAGGCATTGCTGATCCCCATCATTTAATATGCTACCAGCATAAACACAATTAGAACAATTACATTTCAACTTTCTCACCTCTGGACTCCATTTCTTTTATGAATTTGCATGTGATATTCTTTACTTCATCTAATTTGTTTAATATAATCTTTATGTTAGTATTCTCTTTTAATATCTCAGTAGATATCTGATCTATTGCGTATTTCAACTTACCAAAATACAAGCAATCTATCCAGCGTTCATTTCGATTTATAATATTGTAGTCAGGTGTTGCTTTTGAAGGTTTTCCACCTCTTTTTTGTAGAATAAAATTTCTTTCATCTGTTCGTATTCTATAATCTTTTCCAAACTCTAAAATCATTTAAAATCCTCCTAATATTTTCTATATACTAATTGCCATAAGTGGTAGAAGATAATTCTTTCTTAAATTGTTTTTTATCTACAGCCCTACTTTGTAAGCCTACACCATCTCTATACTGACATATAAAAGAATTATTTCTGCCAATTTCACTTAAATAAAGATTCTCAATTGCTCTAGTAGTAGCAACATAGAACAATCTGGCTTCTTCATTCAAGCCATTTCTTGCATTGGGAAACCTAGTATCTTGTATTCCAATAACAAAAACACTTTTCCATTCAAGTCCTTTGGATCTATGGATACTCATAAGCTTTACTCCATCTTTATCTTTTTTCTTAATATTCATATTTGATGTTTGTACAAAATCTATAAAAAATTGCAAATCATCATTTACAATGAAAGATTTCAAAACGTCTATTGAACCTTTTCTTTCTTCTTGCTCATCTTTATTGGGATATTTTTCTTTTATCCATTGATATAAATTAAATTCTTTTACTATATCATCTATTAATTGCTTTATAGATACTTTATTCTTATGTTTTAATTTCTCAATGCTTTTTATAAAATCATTTCTTGATCTTATTTGAAACATTTTATTAAAATCCATTTTTTTAAAAATCTCAAAATAACTTTTATTTTCTTTTACTGATTGCTTCCTTATATCTGATAAAATTGTACCTGACATATATTTTAATGGAATATTTCTTAGATTCCAGACATCTAAAAAAGCTCCATCATCTTTTGAATTCTGAATTAATCGTAAATATCCCATAATTCCAGCTATTTCTTTTCTTTTAAAAAAACTAGAATCATTCTCAATATAATAAGGTATTTTATCTCTTCTTAAAACACATTCTAAATAACTTGAGTCATCATTTAACCGATAGAGAACAGCGATATTGTTAGGATCTTCACCTTTTGTTATCTTTTCTTTTATTAAATTAGATATCTTTTCAGATTCCTCTAACTTATTCACAAAAGAAAAATATTTTATTTCTCCATTATCTTTAAAGTTTGCTATGCTATCTGAATAATATTTATAATCTTTAAAATACGGTTTTATGAATTTATTACTTTTGTCTACAATGTTTTTTTTAGAACGATAATTAATATCTAAATGAAGTATTTTTGCCCCATTAAATTCTTTATCAAAATTTAAAAAGAATTGAGGACTGCTTCCACGAAAACTATATATCGCTTGTCTAACATCACCAACACAAATAAGATTCTTGGAAATTAGTTTGATCATCTCTATATTTAAATCATTACTATCTTGAACTTCGTCAGCCATTACATATTTCCATTTACGGGGATGCTTTTTTAACTTTTCTAAAGCTAAAATAATCCAATCTTCAAAGTCATAACAGTTTTCTTTTTCTTTTAAATTTTCATAAAGTTTAAACATAGCTCTAAGCTCAGTTTCTGTATAATCTGTTTCTATCGGATAAAATTTATCTTTTGGGGTTTTTCCATGATTTTTTTGAAAACCAATCCACGATAAAATTTTTTCTGTCTCAACATTAGAATTTATTTTCTCAAATTCTTTTTGAATCTTCCAAACTGGTAATGTTTTTGAAACATTCAACCCATATTCGCTAAGTATCTTAGCTGATAGGCTGTGAAAAGTATGAACGGAAACGTCATAAATAAAATTTTCTTCTAACTTTTTTTTTAGATTATTAACTGCTGCTCTTGTAAAAGAAATTAGCAGAATATCACTTTGTGGAATATTCAAATCATTTACTAAATGAATTATATGTTGAACTAACGAAAAAGTTTTTCCACTTCCAGCGCCAGCGCTAACACAATAAATACCTTCGTTAAGGTTTATAACTTCTTTTTGCTGCTTATTTATCTCCATCTTTAATCCTTTCTTTCTAATATTATATATATAATAACATACTAACTGCAATAAGTCAATAATCAACTTATTTTCAAAAGTTCTCCTAAAAAAGTGTTTTTGTGTGTAACTTGATTATTATTTAGTGCAATACTAAATGCTTTTGGATCACATATAAAAATTAATAATTCTACACATCTTGAAGCAGCGGTATATAATAGACTTCTTTTTAACATTTTATAATGAGACATATCTAAGGCTACTATTACAACTTTAGATTGAGATCCTTGTACTTTGTGAATAGTCAATGCGTAAGATAACATTAATTCATTTAGATTAGAATTATCATATTCTACAATACCTGAATCATAAGACACGTATAATTTTTGGTTTTCTAAATCTATTTTTTCTATTTTACCAGCATCCCCATTAAAAATACCTTTAGCTATTGTATCTTTGCAATCTTCACTAAATATATTTGCATTATAATCATTTTTTATATGCATAACCAAGTCTTCTTTTTTGTATGCACAATCTTTTAATTTTAGTTCCTCAGTATTTTGAGAATTTGCTATTTTTTGTAGTTCTTGATTTAATTTATTTACACCTGAATTTCCTTTTTTCATTGGACATAAAACCATTATATCCTCCCTTGAAAAATGTTTTAAACATTCTTTATAGCAAAGTAAAACTCTTGATAAAGTTTGTTCTTTTTTACCCAACCAAAATTTACAGTCTCGTCCTAATTCTAAATAAGTTTTGTGAGTATTTTTTAAAGGATTATCTCCATTCCTTATATTTGTAATTACATTTAATAAAGAACTATCCTCCTTTTGTCTAAAAATTTTTTCTAATTTTACACATGGAATTCCTCCTTGAATCATGTCAAATAATACATTTCCTGCTGATATGCTTTCTAATTGTCCATAATCGCCTAAACATAAAAGTTTTGTTGTATTCTTTATACCTTTTAAAACCGCTAAGAATAAATATATGTCAACCATACTTGTCTCATCTATTATAATCACATCTTCGGCAAAGGGATTTTTTTCATTTACTAAAAATTTTCCTTCTGCTAAACCTAATGCTCTATGAATTGTACTAGCTTTTTTACCTGTGCATTCTTCCATTCTTTTTGCTGCCTTTGCAGTTGGACTCATTAGCTTATATGTTATATTTTTTTTATCAAATAAATTTAGTAATCCATTTAATACACTAGATTTTCCTGTACCAGCAAACCCAGTTAATACTAATATATTATTTTCATTTATTTTATAAAAAAGTTCTTTTTGCTTATCATCATACTTTATTCTTAAAATTCGTTCTATTTCAGGAATCAAATGTATAACATTATTCGTAAAAAGTTTTTGCGAATTATTTATTTTTTCTTTTAATCTTACTGAAATGTCCTTTTCTGTTTCCCAAGTTGTTCTTTTTGCTAATCTTAAAACATCAAAATAATAATATTCTTTATCCAAATAGTTTTTTATATCATTTATTTTAATATTAAGTAGCTTTTCAACTTGCTGATGAATATCTTCTATAAAAGCATAAGTGTCGCCATTCTGCTCTTTCTGTTCTAAACAATATAATATAGCTGCTTTAGTTCGAAAATTACTATCAGGTTCAATACCCATACTTAAAGCTATACTATCTACAGTTTTAAATCCAAAGCCTTTTATATCCATATACAACTTGTAAGGATTCTTATTAATTATTTGTAAAGATAATTCTCCGCCCTTATAAAAATCTATAATTTTTTTCATTTGATTAAAATTAAAACCTATTTTTGTAAATTCAGAATAAAAATTCATGTATTCTAAATTTTTTATTATTTTTTTCTTTAAAACTTCAAAATATTTTTCTTTAATACCTTTCACTTTACTTATATTAAAAGTTCCAGAAGTTATAGCAGTTATAGGAGACTTATAAATTTTTATAATCTCTTGATATTGATTTAGAGTAACTATATTCTTTAAAAAATTCCTTTCATCTGCTGAAGAGTTTAATTTTTTAATTTCAACATTTTCTATCTGTAATTGCTGTCCATATTTTTTATGAATAAATTCAAACCCCATAACTTTATAAGCTTTGCCTAATTCTAAAGATGGCATAGTACCGCTTATAACGGTATTTTTAGGATTAAAAACATCCTGTTTGTCTTCTATGGTACATGTATATATACCAAAATTGTTTGCATCATTGTAGAATAATTTCCTAATAGGTATTATCGTAAAAGTATAATGCTGCTTATCATTATTCAAAATATCATATCCTTTCTTGGCTATTTAAAATCAGCTAATAGTATTCTAAAAAATAAAAGTTGGCTATTTAAAAATATCTATATTTATATAATATATATTTATTTATTATAGGTATCTTTAAATAGCCAACTTTTATTTAATATAAAAGAAAACAATATAAGGAGCTTTCTTTTTTGGTTCTTTTTCTTTGGCGAAGGTCTTTGGATTTATCAGCTTTGCTGGAAATACAAAGAGATGGTTCAAAGAAAAAAGAATAAAAGTTAATTATTTAAGATAATTAATAAAATTCATATTCTTTATTATTTATTAAGCTTTATAAGCTTTTGTATTAACTTTATAGTATTTTCAATATACTCTTCAGATTCTTTTATTTCTTGGTAGATGGGCAAAATTTGAGTTCCCCATTCATTATTTCTCTGTTTTAAAATCTTGTTACGTCTAACCTTAGTGTTTTTTTCTATTCTTTCTTGAATTATTAAATTTAGACTTTTCTCAACTTCTTCTCGTTTATCTTCTTCTAAGGCTTGTATTATATGATGTTTATTACTAATTATTTTGTATATAGAAAAATAGTATTCTGTATTTTCAAGATCGAATTTTAGCTTATTTATTACTTTTAAATTAAATATTCCTATTTGTTTTTTTAAGAATACATCTAAAACAGATTTACAATTCATTTCTTCTAAAGTGTTTTTTTCTGCACTTAATATTTCTTTAATTTCAATATCAGTTGCTAACCTATATTTACATGTATTGTTTTCATCAAGATAACATATAAGTATTTCTTTAGAGTAGAAGATAAGTTTACGTTTTTCTAAAGATTCTAAAGATTTATTTAAAGCATTTTTTAGCATTTGATAACTATATTTATAAAAATCTTCGATATATGCTTGATTTATTTTCATTTCTTTTGATAATTCTTTTTTTGCATTTTTAAAATATATATAATCTTTATTTATCATTTTAAGTTGTTGTAACAGCTTACTAATAGGAATCAGCAAAGTTCCATCATCAGTTCCAGCAAGTAAACAAGTTATTAACAATTGTAGTTTATCATTATAAACAGAATTATTACCATTGTGTCTATTATCAGATAGACTTTTTTTATGACAATAAATTTTATCAATAATAAAAGAGTTCCCATCTTTATGATAAGAACATAGAGATTCTAATTGCTTCAATTGAGCTTTTTTACTACAACCACTCTTTATTTTTTCATCTATAGTATTACAAAGGGCTTTATAAGATTTTAGTTGTTGACCTTCATATAAATTAGATATATTCGTATAATCATCTCCTTTATTTTTTCTATCATGTTATCATACTAAGTGTTACAAGTCAAATAAATACAATTTAAAAGATTTAAGATATCAAAATTAATATCATTAATTTGAATTACGGAGGAAGTTAGATATAGCAAGCTATTAGGAAATGTTTTTTCAATGAATATATTAAAATTAAATTACGGTGAAACAAAATAGTATCAAGGGTTAAAGCGTGATTTTTTGGATTAAGCAAATAAATTAGCAAAAATATTACGGTGGAAAATTACGGTATGAGGGATTAGAATTTACGGTGAAAGGGTATTAAAAAAACAAAAAAGTTAGAAAAGTATATAAAAAATTAAGTATGTAAAAGGATTTAGAGTTTTTTCCCGTTTTAATTACTGTATATAATATTAAATTTTAACTGAGTAAGAGAAGAGACTAGGGGTGGGGAAATTTTGAAAACCCGAAACCCGTTGAAACGTAAAGTACCCCCCTATGTAGTAATTCTTGCAGCAAATAGCTTTATTTTCCTACGATCATGACAATAAATAATTCTTAAAACACATTGATATTCTTAGCGTAGAGGGTTTGAGTGAAAAACATTGAATTAAATACATATTTAATCTAATGTAAAGTAATTTCTTGTAAAAAAAGGGTGTTGTAGTCAGAAAATAGCTATAGTTGAATCTTTATGAACTAATATTTGTTATTAGTTAATATATTTTTTTGTTTGATTACTTTTTCAAAAAAATAATGTTTACTTGTTTTTATTAATAGTGGAATAAAAAAACTATAGTATTTTTTATGGCTGAATAATACATACATATTAGTACTATATATTGTATAGGTTCTTAAATTTAATGATAATCTTATATCTAATGATATACACTATAATATATACTATAGGTTAATATACTATTGATATATAAATAGATTATGACTATATATTCAGCTTAAAACGTCTATAATTGATTTTTAATACTATAGTAGTACAATTCTATATCAAATATAAACACGTGTTAAATAGCCTTATATGAGTATATAGCAGTATTACTTATAATTTATAAATAGCTTTTATAGGCGACTTAGTAAACAAACGAAAAAGGCAGGTATACATAGCTAATTTAAATTAATGACTTATAACAGTTAGCACAATAAGTATTCGACCTAAAATACACATTGAATTAAATAAATATATATTGTATTATATACATGTGCTTGAGGGAAACAACTTAAACGACTTACAACAGTAAGCATATAACAATAACATAAAATAATAGTTAATTCTATACAGTAATACAATGGTAGCATACAATTATTTACATCAAATTACGGACTAATTAAATTGTAAGGCTCGATTATTTCATCAGGTCATAACGCACTTTGAAAAATAAGTATATTACTATGCTTCATATAGGCTACTTATACTATGCTATATCGTGGCGATTATTATTTGATAATGGTCATAGATATTTAAAAGTGTATAACACTAGCATAAGAAAACACCTTGGAAAATAGGTTGGAAGGGTGAAAGGAATGCACGATTTATTACAACGACCGTTTTATAACTCTATTGGTTCAATTACTTATTCTATCGTTGTTTGTAAATTTTCAATTGTTAAAATGTTATTTTCTATATTTTTAATTTTAAAAAACTATGACAAAACAATTCATAAAAGAATATATATAGTCCTTATATATCCATGTTCTTTAATTACTAGAATGAAAAATATTTTTAAAATTAAACTAATACACTATTATAAGATTATAAAAATGACATCTAAATAATTATATATTACCTTATATTTTATTGTGTAAATAAAAATAAGTTTAAAGTAATTGATATTATATTTGTAAAATCATGCTGTAAGTGTGTGCATTTTTATAGTCTTATATTCTAATTTAAGAATATATTAACAGGTGTATTTTTAAATTAGAATATAAAAGATATTTATATTTTATGATATAATACATAAGTAAAGAGGGTGTTAAAAATGGAAAATGAACAATATAACAAACTTCTAAGTTTACTACAAGGTATGTATGAAAATATTGTAGAGAAGCTAGATAATATTGATAAGAAATTAGATGCTATTGATGAAAAAGTAAACGAACATGAGAGTAAATTTAATAAGTTAAAAGCTTTATAAATTCTTAAGAATAGATTTAAAATCTATTCTTTTTATTTTGGGTATTTTTATATAGTATCTAAAATCAGCAAAAATAATGAGATAGAGAAGAACGTTTATAAATTGTATTGAAGTATATAATTAATTTTATATACTTCATAGAGTTTATAAAAACTCAAAATTAAAACAACTTAAATTGTGGGATACAAAATCCCCCGTATTCCGCAATTGCTTTTTTGTAAAAAAGATGATCTTAAGGGGTATAAATATATACATATATTATTAAAATAAAAATGGAGGTTATTATTATGAATACTTTTAAAGAATTATTTAATTTTGTAAAGACATATGATAAGGCGGAAGATAATAATAAGATGACAAAAAAAGAACAAAGAGAATTTATTAAAAAAGAAATTAAAAGAATAATGGAAGATGTATTAACAAAAAGCATTACAGAAGTTAAAATATTAAGACGTGATAAATTTGGGTTCAAGGTTAAATATTTTAACAATGGAATGGGTACAGAAGATTATTTAAAAATAACTTTTAGTATGGCAACATATAAAGCTTATGTTTATGATGGAAAAATAGAATTAGAGTTTAGAGTATTAGAATAGTCCACTTATGACAATTAGCATTAAAAATAAAATATAATAAAGGAGTTTTAAAAATGAATAATAAATACATAGAAATGAAAAGAAAACATCAAAAAGAGGTTAATAATTTTCCAATGTTCTTTGCCTTTTCTAAAGAACAATTCAAAGAAGGTATGAAAAAATTAGGACTTGAACCATCAGAAACAAACAAAATTTATAAGTTTGGAAATACTGGGGGTTTTTATAAGAGAACGGATTCAGCCAAACTTAAAAAAATGCTTAATCGTCATGATAAGGAAATAAAGGAAGCTATGAAAAATGATACCTTTATTTTTGATATGTTCTATTATGAATTAGGAAATCATGAATATAGTATCACATATGAATTAGGAGACACGCTAGATAGTTTAAGTTTGACATATGAAGAAGTACAAAATGATAAAAGGTTATTAAATGCTTTAGATTTAGCAATAAAAAAAATAATGGAATAGGACGAATCAAATTAAACGTCTTATATCAGTTAGTATTTGAATAGAAAGAAGGATAAAATTATGATAAAAAAGTTAGCTAAAGAAGGTAATAGAAGATATTTTAAAATAGAGAAAAAGGGTGTAAAAATATTATTTAGCATATGGGAATTTGAAAGCGATAATTTAAAAGACATTCCAGAAATAGAAAAAATCTTTATAAATTCATGCTTACCAAGTTATTTAAGAGAAGAATATACACTGGAATGCTTAATAAAACAACCTTTAGAAATATTTGAATTGGACATTATAAGAAATGAATTAACACCAATGAACATGAGTTTGTGGGAATACGAAACATTTATAAAAGAAAATAGCAAAGCTCCTAAAGCCTTAAAAATGGCATTTATAAATCAATGTAAAGATGAAAGTACTTTTTATATAGCTTGTGAATCTTTTGACCCTGAAAGTATGGTAACAAGTAAAAATATGAAAATTGTTAATGAGTATGTTTTTCATCATAAGCAAGAAATTGAAGAAGTAATAAATAAGTCATTTACTCATGTTGAAAGTTACTAATAAAATCTTAAAAAAGGAAGAAGGAATAAAAATGTATACTTTAGAAAAATTAAGGGAGCTAAATAAGTCATATGATTATGAACATACATTAAATGAATCTGACGTGGAAAAAGCTAACAGTTGGGTAAAGAAGATTGAAGGAAGTAGAAATAAAAATTTTCCACAAGTTGGTGATATAGTGGAGTACACAACAAAAAATGGAGACTACTATAAAAATGCACATATTGAAAATATATATGTCAAAGATAAAAAAATATACATATGTGAAGAACCATATGTACCATTTCTTTGTTCTGCTTTTAATGAGATAAACACCTCAACAAGTGGTGGCGCTTGGGCTTATATCCCAACAAAATTAAAATTAATAGGTGAACGGGAAAAATCTTTTCGTGATTGGGGACATTGTGGCGGCTGCGGAAATGGTGCCATAACTTTTAAAGCAATAGTAAACGTATGGAAATATGAAGAAATTCCAAATTTAAAATACACAACAGAATATTATGACAAAATTTATATAACAATTAATCCAGAAGATGATTACAAATATACTAGTAGATATGGAGCTTGGAAGAATGATGAAATCTTTTCAGCATGGATTCAAGCATATAAAGGAAACATAGAAAAGAGTAAGTTTAATGATAAATGTTTTACAGTGTGGATTTATAAAAGTGAAAAAGTTTATTGTGAAACTAAAGAAGAGTACGAAAAAATTGAAGGTATAAAAGATACGTTGTATTGTAATGGGAATTTAAAATATGGATTAAGAGAATGTAAAAGGGTGTATGACGATAAAAATAAAAAGATGGTTACGTATATACCCTTAAGTATCCAATAGAAAAATACAATATATAGAAAATTCTTTAGTAAAGGAGAATATAAAAATGAAAGATGATTTAATTATATGGGTAGTAATAGATTCGGAGTATTGGGAATTTAAAAGAGAGGAATTCGAGTATACTTTTAAACTTGATGAAGTGCTCGATTATGATAAAGTGGAAGAAATATATATACATAATGCTTTAATAAGGGTGAATTATAAAAACGGCAAAATAAAGGAATACAAATATGAGCATGATACAAAAACTTATTATTTAGTAAAGAAAGGTACTTGTGAAAAACTCATAAAATGGTTAAAAGATAGAAGAAGAAGCTTTTTAGTATACTTATCTACACATTAGAATAAAAGAACGATTTTATAAATTGTTAAGGCACATAATTAAGTGTATGTGTCTTATAGAGTTTATAAGAAAGGAAGTATTGTTATGTATAAATTTTATGTATTTACTGCAAACAAAGTAGTAGAAAATTTAAATATTAAGGAAGCTATAGAAGAGTATAAAAAAATTAATGGAAGTGAATATAAGGCTATAGGCGTAAGAAAAGATTATAGTTGTTGTGATTTATTAAATAACCTAGGTAAAGGATATAAAAATAAGATAAGCCAAGACTATAAGAAATCCAGTTTTAAACAAGATAGATTAATTACTATAAATGCGCTAAATATATTAAGAAGTAGCTTTAATTTGGAAGACTAAAGAGATAAATAAAAGATAGGAGTAATGAAATGAATAAATATATAATAAAAAATATAGTGTATAAAAATGTTATTGATATGATGATGAAAAATGATAGTAATAGTTCTTTAGATACGTTGTTATATGAACTTGATAATAACATAGATGAAGCTATAGAAGTCTTAAAATTAATTATACATAGAATATCACTTGAAGAAGAACTGGATAAACAAGAAAAACAATTTTATAAAACTCAATTAAAAGCAATAGAAGAACTTATATGAAAATATAATTGAAGTTTCAAAGTAAACATAATATATGCAAATTAGAGGTGAATATATTGCTATTAGAAAATGAGGTTGAAAATGAAATACGTTATGGTTTAGATATGTATTCTTATAATTTTAAAAAAAGTGTATATGATTTTTTAAAAGGTCAAGATATTACTATACTTGATCCAACACGATTAATTAAATTTTTCAAGAGGCATTATATAAACTATTCCTATAAAGAAATATTTTGCGGGTTTTCGTTTAATTTTAAAGGATTTGATTTAGATAGGTATAAGAAAGATAAAATAAATAGCTTATAACAATTAGTATAAAGAAAAGAGGGAATAACAAAATGGTACTAAATAAATTGTATACAGTTATATATAAATACAAAGATAGTGAAAATAGGAATAAAGATGTTTTAAATGGACTACAACTTTATGCATGGAAACAAAGAATAAATAGTCATTTAGTAAATGATGAAATTATAAGTGTTGTTGAAGCATGGCTTCCTAGAACACTTAATGAAAAAATTTCGAAATATATAATAGAATGTGTTCAAGAAGAAAGCGATTCCAGTATGAGTGGTTTTCAATATACAATTGAAAATCAACAATTAGAGGAAAAGTTTAATTGTAAATTAGATAAGAAGAGTATAGAAGAAATTGAAAACATATTATGCTCAAGAGAAGAGGTTGCAGATGTTCAAGTATACGACAACCTTTTTGATGTAGTTTTATATACTAATTATGCACCAAATTACATAGAAGACAATGAAGAATATTAGATGTAACAACAATGGAGTTTAATAAACAATAGAAAAGAGGAGTAATAATGGATTTTTTAGAGTTAAACAATAGTAACTTAGGGTTTACTAAAAGCTTAAAGCCTTTTCAAAAATGTAAGGTTGAAAGTGCTTTAAACACATTATATCGTATGCACATAAAAGACAATAGTTATATCTTGAAGGGCAAAGATTTTATCATTTATCGTATGTTTCAATGTGGTTACGCTACTTATATCAACGAAAATGAACAACATTATAAGAGGGATGGAACACTTACAAAGCCTAAAAATATTTATGGTATTGGAAATAATGAGGGCTATATAAAAACCACAAAGACGTTATATAAATTTGCCTTATATCTTAAGAAAAACTTTAAAACTATAGAAGATATTAAAATTTATTTAAAGCAGGAACAGGAAGAGAAGATAAAAGAACAGCAAGAAGAAAAGGAGAAGAAACTGAAAGAACAGCAAGTATTAGAAAAGAATAAAAATAAAGAAAATCAGTTTAAAAGTTGGTTGGATAATCAAATTTTAAATTTTAAAGATAATGGGAAATTAGAACTTGCAAAGGATATGTTTTTAAATGAGTCGAACAGCTACAATGAAAGCTATCTTAAAAAGCTAATAATATTAACGCTTAATATAGATAACCCAAAATGTAAAGAAGCTTTAAAACGTGTTTTATGGAATGGTAATAAAACAAGTAAAAAGGTTTTTTATTGTCTTACTGGCATTAAGTTACCGCTAACAGATAAAGGCACGTATACGATTTTAAATAACGTAAGCAGTAAAGACTACAAAGGCATACAAGAATATAAAAAGAGACAGCAGCATAACAAAGATATGCGCTCTTATTATAAGCTTGTGAGAGATAAGCAAGATATTAATAAGACAAGCTTTAAGCTTTCTAAAGGTGAATATTTAAAATGGCAAGGCTTAGATTTATTTATAGAAAAGTGTGGAGGTGTTTATTCTATTACGGAAGGTAAAACAGGTGTGCTTTTAATTGGCAGTGAAAAAACAAGAAAAAAGTTAAAAGGGGAACTAAAAAATTTAAAAAGTCATTTAGAAGAAATAAAGAAACAGATAAATAATAGTATTAATTCTTATGGCTTATCGCCTTTATATAAAGTTGATGAGTTAAAAGAACAGGAGGGCTAATAATGTTATTCGTGGCGCTTATGGGTTTAGGGATTATTTATGATCATATTCTGTTTAAAGTGCTGCTAGAAGATAGGGAAAACAAAAATAGGAGAGTGTTAAAAATGAGTGAGGTTGAAAAAGAACAATTATTACAGGAATATATTGATAAACATAACAACAGAACTTGTGATTGTAATGAGCAAGACATGGAATTATGTTTAGGTGGATTGTATCTAAATGGGTTATTGAGTAAAGAAGAAATTTTTGAGGATTGGGATTAAAACAATTATTATAAAAAAGCAAATAAAAGTAATTTTTTATAATAAGGAGAGAAGATAAAATGACAAGAGAAGAAAATTATAAAATTAGGTTTAACACAACTCAGACGGATTTAATAGAATATAATGGGCGGGGTGTAAAATATTAAATGAACTTAATAAAAGTTTATATGATAAAAAAGAGGTAGGAAAAATGTATAATGTTAGGTTATCAAATGGTGTTGAGATTCAAGCATTTGCAGATGAGCTTAAGGAGGAAGAATAATTATGTTACAGGATATTAAAAAGGAAAAATTAGAGGTAGAAGGATATATAAATAAAAATTTTATAGTCGTTAATGCCGCATTTAAGCAGGGTAAAATATCAAAAGATAAAAAAGATAGTTTATTAAAGAAACTCAGGGAGTCATTAAGTAGGTTATCACAACTTGAAGATACCATGGAGATAAGAAAGGGGTTATTATAAATGGAAAAGTATTCACAAGATATAATGGAAGATTGCAGGCAAAGATTAGGTTTAGAAAAGAATGATACCTCAAAAGACAATATCATTATGGAATGGAGTAAGTCAAGAGTCCTAAATGAAGTTACTGCGTGGAATGGTCTTATCGGCTTTGGTGATACCATTGTTAAGTGGGTAGAAAGTATATGTGAAATTAATTTAGAAGATTAGAAGTCTACTATTAACAGTTAGTATTTAAATAGAAAGAAGGATAAAATTATGGATAAAAAGCTTTTAAAAGTAGAAGGAAAAGAAATAGTTTTGTTGTTAGAGAATAGTTGTAGTCATAATAGAAAAGACTATTCTTTATTTGGTTTTATTATCAAATCTCAGCCAAATAAAATTTATATGGATTATGTAAGTTCGTGTAAATCAGATGATTATAGAGAAAGGGACTTAGTAGATATATCAAAAATTATAGCTACTAAGCTAGAAGAAAAAAAGAAACAAGTATTAAAAGTTTTTCTTGACAATAATATAAACAAAATTAATTTTTATGATGAGTATTTTTTTCGAAATTTTTATAGATTCACATATAACTTTGAAGAGGAAAAACATTGTGTAAACAATTGGGATTTTGGTAATATAATTGATGGTATTATTAAATTTCAATTTAATAATAAGACTATAGAATTTAATGTTTTAACAAAAGAATTATCTACAGAAGATGATTGGAAGTATGTTTTTTATAGTAAGATAGAATTATTGATTTTATTAGCTTTAGAACAAGTAAAGCATGGAAAAGGTAATAAAACATTTGTAGAATTATTAGAATTAGGCAAATGGTTGCGAGGAAAAAAATCAATAAAGATATATTTAAAAGATATAGGTAAAGTTGAGTATAAATCAAATTATAATGTTTCATTGAGAGGAATATTGGATTTTTCAAGTAAGAGATTTACTATAAATGATTTTTATGATTTTAATCCTAGATTAAGACAAGATAAAGAACTTGAAGATTTAGACTATCTTCAATATGGTAAGAAAAAATATTTTATAAATATAGAAAACTTAATTCTTTCAAAAGCAAGATAAATATATTTATATATGTTTCTAAGTGTATTATAATGTTATTAAATAGTATTTTGTATGGGGAGTGTATACTATGAAAGATCATATAAATAAATTTGATGAAGAAATGAAAAAACATTTAATTCATGAACAAAAGAAATTATTAAGCGACTTAGGAGAAACATTGTATGGTATTGAACAGCAAATGACTTTTAGTAAAGACTTTAGAGACCTTATTAAAAAGTTGGATTTTTTAAAAAAATCGCCAATAGAAGTTGCAGCAAGGTTAAGCTGCTTAGAAGGAGTATGTGAGATTAGGGAAGAAGAGGACAAAGAAAAAGAAAAAAATATGAGTTTTGAAGAAAAGCTGCATAAGGCAAAATTGGAATTGATGCTTGAAAATTGGAATAAACGATAAGAGATTATTATATAGTCTCTTATTTTTTTACAAAAAAATTAAGTAACGTATAATACGTTAAACATAAAGAAAGAGGTAATGTAAAGTGATAACTGTAGTTGATTTAGGAAACTTTAATATCAAATATAAATCAGGAAGCAATCAGGGTAATTTTAGTAGTAAAATTACCGATTATCAACCATACCCAGAAGGGTTTGAAAGAATACAAATGCAAGGAGAAAGTAAGATTACATATCTAGGTGTTGGCGAATTAAATAAAGAATTTAACAAGGTGGCAAGAAATTATTTGCCACAATTGCTTTATGCGATTTGTAGGGCAAATAATTATGACAATATAGAAACTAATTTAGTAACTCTTTTACCAATAGTTCAAATGAAAAATAAGGAAAAGATGATTGAAAATTTAAAAGAAAAAGAGTTCAATTTTCAGTTCAACGGAGAAAAGAGAAAAGTTCTTATTAATGATACAATAGTTCTCCCAGAGGGTTATGCTACTTATTTTAGCTTATCAGAAGAGGATAAAGAAAGTAGTCTTTGCATAATAGACTTAGGCAGCAGAACAATAAACATATGTGTATTACAAGATGGGGCTATTCAACTATTGCATACAATTAAATTGGGTAGCTTTGATTTTTATACAAAGGTTAAGACTAGAGAAAATTCAAAAGGTGAAGACTACACAGAAGAGGACATTCCAAGGCTGGTTGAGAATGGGACAATAGAAATAAGTGATATTGAATACGAGGATTTTTTAACAGAAGTGCTTAATGAAGTAAAGGCTTATGTTAACTTAAAAACATATAAAGTGATTTGGACAGGAGGAACTGCTTTAATGTTAAAAGAACAAATAGAAAAGTTACCATTAAATAATTCAAAATTACACAATGATCCATTAAATAGTAATACGAATGGTGCAGCAGGAGCAGCAGAAATAATATGGCAGAGTGAAGAAGAATGAGTAAGAGAATATATATTACATTAAATGAAGATAAGGAAAAAGATAAAAAAATTTTAGATTATCTTTCTCAATCTTATAGAGCGCAAGATACCATTAAAGAAATATTATATCGTTTAGCTATAAATGGTTGCCTTTCGGTGCAGAACGATAATATAAGTCAAATTAAAAGCAGTACCGTTGAGGTGCAACAAGATGATAATAGGTGTGATATGGATACGAAAAAGAAAAAAATAATTGAACCAGTTAATACTAATAAGGTGCATAAAGATGATAAAAGACGTAAAAATGAATTAAATCAACTTAAAGGGTTTATATAGTACAGAAAGGAGGTTATTTGATGATTGAAGAAATAGAAGATGCTAGAAAAGAATGGATACAAACTGATGATTTTCAGTTTGTGAAGGAAGTGTCTAAAGGTATTTTTAAAATAATAAATATAGCTGAAATAAATGAAATATATGCTATTAGCTATCATTCAATAGACTTAAATAATTATACGAAAGAGGAACTTGAAAACGCTGTAAATACTTATTACAAAAGTTTAGAGGACTTGTATGCAGAATATAAAGAAAGTAGCAATCAAATTATAGCAGAAATTCTTTCAGAACAAGAAACTTTTTCTAAAAGAAAACTTTTAGGTTCTTTAGATGAAGTTAAAAAATGGATATTGGAAAATTATAAAATCACCCTTTTATAGGTATTTTAGGAGGTAGAAAATGAAATTAACAAGTGAAGATAAAAAAACAATAACAGGATGGGGTATAAAGAAGAAGACTTGATACAAATTGAAGAAGCAACATCAAAGACAGTATATAAAATGGATGATAAAAAATCTCACAAAGAAAGCTTTAGAAGTATTAGGAAGAAAAACATATTTAAGCGGAATTTGTAGAAGTGCTTTTTATTGGTCAGCAGTAAGAAATAATAATAGCGAAGAAGTATATTTTGACTCATCAAAGTTATTTAAATAAAAAATAAGATTATGAAAGAGAGTTGTTAAGGATGAATGAATTGAAAATATTACTAGATACTGTATGTATAATGAATTATGATAAAAATTGTGGTGATTGCCCATTGAGAAACGGTAGATTTAAAGCGATAACAAAGGATAATAAATATAATGTAAAACTTAAAAAAATAGCAAAAGAATTTTTGAAAGATAAAATTTATTTTTTATATCAAGATAAGCAAGATGAAAAAGCAATATACTTAACTAACAAAAAAGTAATAGAAATGGACACTATAGACTAATTAGATTATGTCATAATGATTCATGTAATATATTAATTGATGAATTATCATTAGTTAATAACTTTAATGAAATTACTTTATAGTCTATTGAATGGAGATGTTGAAAGGTTGAGAAAAATAGAGAATAAATTATATAGGATACAATATTATACAAGGGTGGAAATTGTAGAAGCAGAAATCAAAAAAGAGCTATTTGAATATTTAGCGAAACAAGAAAGTAAAGGCTATTTAATAAGTAGTGTAGTGGAAATAGATTATTATACGGGGAAAACTCCACGTATAGCTTTCAAAACAAACAATGAATATAAGAAAATTAAAAGAACATTACAAATTAAATGAGATTGTTAAAGAAAAAATTGAAAAATAAATTATAGGGAGTTGTGTGAAAATGAATAAATTAGAAAGATTATATGAAATAAGAAAAGAACTTGATAAAACATTAAGAAAAATAGAATTAGAGCAAGTACAATTAAAAAATGAGATTACAGAAAAAAGAAATATAGGTTGGAATAAGATGTTTGATGATTTATATTCCTTGAAAAAATATTCATGTTTTATTGATACAGGAATTTCATTGTATAAATGTGGAGATGAAACGCTAGGTTTTGAAATTAGAGATGAATATATTTGTGTGATTTCTTGGAAGCATATTAATTGTGATGGTAAACGTATTGAACCAAGAACAGAAACATATTTTTTTACTATTAAGAAACAAGAACCATTTAAGACAGATCTTCTTTATAGGAATTATATGAAATATGTAATTTATGCTATAGAAAATTGGAACGAAGTGAAGGTTGAAATAGAAAGAAGATTATCAAAGAGAATAGAATCAGAAATGAAAAAGAAAATTTCTAATTTAGAAAAAAGACAAAATGAATTAGAAAAAGAACTCTCATTAATAAATCATTAAAAGTACATGGTTCATCAATGAGAGTTTTAAGTGGATAATTTAAGGTAAAAATGAAAGTGAATGATAAAGAGTGTGAATACCTTGAAAGGACAATTTTATCAATCCAACCAGTAGAGAACAAATTGGAAATAGCTATAAAGCCATTAGATTACTAAATAGAAGGTTTACTTTAAATTGAAGTAAAAAGTATAGAAAAATTTTATCTTTAAGCAAGAGTTAGTGGAATCAATTACTAGCTTTTTCATATACAAAAATATAATAAAAGAAATGGGGTTCTAATAATGTTAAAAAAATCAAATATACAATGGACTGCTAAACAGATTGCAAAAATGATGGACAAGGGTACTCTTGGATTTGACAATTCAGTACAACGTGGTTTATGTTGGAAAACTGATAAAAAGATATTGCTTATAGATTCAATGTTTCAGAATTATCCTATTCCAGCTTTTTATGCAGCAAGAAATGAAGATAAAACATATGATATGTTGGATGGAAAACAGCGTTGTCATGCAATTAAGGAATTTATAGAAGGAAAGTTTAAACTTGATGGAATAGAAGAAGTTGAGTTAGAAGATGGAGAATCAATTGATGTAAATGGAATGAGTTTTGAGGAATTACCAGAGGAATTACAAGATAGAGTAAAAGATTACTCTTTAACAGTATATTTCTTTTTGGATTTATCAGATGATCAAGTAAGTGAAATGTTTTATAGATTAAACAATGGAAAAGCTTTATCAGCAATAGAATTAACAAGAGTTAAAGCCAAAAGTTTTGATGCAATAAGGGAATTAGGTAATCATGAAATATTTAAAAATGCTCTAACATTAAAGCAGGTAAATAAATATACAAATGAAGATATTGTAATAAAGACGTATGCAATGTTATATACAGAAAACCCTAGTTTTGAAACTAAAAAAATAAGACCGCTTATGCAAGATGTAGAATTTACAGAACAACAAAAAGAAGAGATAAAAAAAGCATATAGTAAAATATTAGATATATGGAAAGCAATAAATACAGAAGATAAAGAACATAAAAAGATAGCTAAAAGAATTCTTACAAGAACGCATTTACTTACAATAATACCTATAGTAATTAAATCAGATAAAACTATAGAAGAACTAGCAAGTTGGTTATTAAAATTTTACAGTGGAAAAAGAAGAGCTTCTATAAGTGAAAAATATAATTCTGCTGCTGGTTCAGGTTCGGCAAGATCAGAATCTATCAAGATTAGATTAGAGGAACTTAAAAAAGACTATAACGAGTATTTTTCTAATCAAGATGAAGAAATCAACAAAAAAATAGAAGAGATTTTTAAAGAAGGTGACAGTATTGAATAATAAAGAAAAGGAAATAGAAAATTTATGTAGAATATATAATTTTAAATATGATTTTATAGGGAATTTTATTAGGATAAAAAGTAAATTAGATACGTGGTATATTAAAAGAAATCAGGTGATGAAGGAAGGAATTGTATTATATCATGAAAATACACGCCAAGGGGTGGGTATGCATCACCATGGTAAACATAAAAATTTGAAGTTCTTATTTAAAGAAATCGAATCGCATGATAACAGATTCTTTCTTCCACTGAAAGTAAGGTGTGCTTAAATGGGAGTATTTTTGTTTTTCGGAATAATAAAAATACTACTAGAGATTGTAATAGAGGTAATAAGATTTTTAAGAGACGTTTTTTCTTCTATAGTATGGATTAAAGAAAAGAATAATTTAAATAAAGAGTTGGAGGTGCGAAAAAGAAAATGAAGGTAGAAGAAAGACTTGAAATGTATGAAAAAAATCTTTTAGTTAAGTCTGAAGGAACTAGAAAACAATATTTAAATGATTTAAAAGTATGGTTTAGATATATGAAAAACAAAAAAAGGCAGATAACAAAAGATGAGGATTTTGTTAATATAGATTATAGGGAGATAAAAAAATTCATTAACTACTTAATAAAAAATGGGAGAGCAGCAACAACAATTAGAAGAAAAATTATTAGTTTAAAGTTATTCTTTCAATATTTAGATCAAGAAAAAATTGTATTAGATAACCCTTTTGATAAGATAGACAAAAGAGATTTACCTAAGATTCCTAAAAGATTGCCAAAATCATTAAGTATAGAAGAATGCAAAAGGTTGATAAATAGTGTTAATAGCAGAAATACTATTCGAGATAAGTGTATTATAATAATATTTTTATCAACAGGTATGAGATTATCAGAACTCATATCCCTAAATGTAGATAATATATTAGAAGAAGAAATAAGAATTATAGGTAAAGAAAATAAAGAAAGAGTAGTTTATTTAACAGATCAGGCAAAAAAGATTGTTAAATTATATATTAAACAAAGACCAAAAAATTTAAAGACAAAAGCTCTATTTTTATCAGAAAGAAATGGTAGAATAGCACGAGGAACTGTTCAAAATGCTATCAGAAATGCCATGTACAATGCAGGAATTAAAGGTGACAATGATGTTTTAGTACATATATTAAGACATACGTTTGCAACTCTATTATATCAAAGTGGAGAAGTAGATTTATTTCAGTTACAAGAATTATTAGGACACGAAGATGTTTCTACAACCAGAATATACACAGATGTTTCTAAAGAGCAATTAAAAAATGCAGTAGAAGCCAATCCTCTTAATAAGATATTTTGAATTTTTAATTTATAGCAATTAGTATATTGACTTTTTTCATACGAATTGCTATAATTGATTTTGTGAGGTGAAAAAAATGAATTTAAATATAGATAATCAAATTTTGAAAGGTAAAGAACTAGAAATTTCCGCATTTCTAAAGAAGAGATTTTTATTATCTCCCATATCTATTTCAAAAGAGATAGAAAAAATGCTAGAGGGAGACTATAGTATTCTTGAAACAGAAAAGGATCAAGAAGAATTTAAGAATATTTTATTTAAAGAGGATTTAAAAAATAAAAATAAGGTTGATAACGATACAAATGCGGATGTTTTAAAGATAGAATTAAGTAAACTTAAAAGATCAAATCAAAAAAAGGATGAAGATATACAAAGCTTAAAGAATGCATTACAAAAGGCTGCTGAAGATAACAATAGATTAAAAGGGCTTCTTTCTATTACAGTTAATAAAGAGTTAGTGGTAGTTGAAGATGAGGAAATTGATGAACTTTTTGTGCGCTATATGACATCATCAGGAGCTGTTAAAAAGTACAAAAAGGCTATTGTTATAGAGGAATTGGGTATTATTCCTAAGTCCTTTTACATCATTAAGAAAGGAGTAAGTAAAGATGAAGAACACGAGTAAATACTATTATAATTTATTTACGCAATTTTACCCAAAAGCTTCCAAAAGAATTCTAAAGACTATTATAGAAGTAGAAGAAAAAACGGGAAAAGGTTTGATGGAGTGGGAACAAAAGAATGGAAAAGAAGTAGGAATGTTAATGGATATTGTAAGACCATCAACACCTAGAGGAGTTAATTCAGTTTTATTAGTTCTCAGACAGTTTGCTGCTTATGTTGCATACGAAGAAAATATAACTATAGGAAATTTTCCTGTTACAGATTTATCAAGATATGTAAAAAAGGATGAAGTTAAGGAAACTTTAATTTCATATAAACAATATAAAGATATGTGTGGTGTTGTGCAATGTATAAGGGATAGATTAGTTATTGAATTATCTTGGGAGGGATTGAAACCTGATGAAATACAAAATTTAAAAATGCAAGATATTTCTTTTTTGAATAAAAAAGCTTTATTAAAAACAAAAAATAAAGAATATATTATAGAAGATAAAGATATTATAAAAGATCTTCATAATATAGAGAATGAAAAGGGAAAGGAGAAGATGGGGAAGGATGGGAGAGTATATACAATAGATTATAAAGAATGTCCTTATGTTATAAAGGCACTATTAATAGGATGTCGTACTGATGGTAAAGTGAAAGGAATAAGAAATATTTTTTCTAAAACTAAGCAGGAATATAAAGACGAATTTAGGAAAATAAACATAAACTTAGAGAAAGTAGATTTAAGAATTGTTAGAATGTCAAAGATGTTATTTCTACTAAAAAAGGGAGTATCTATTGAAGTTGTTGCTGCTGCTTATGGCTATGCAACAGCAGACTCTATTAAATGGTTAACAAAATTAAAGTAGTTATAGAGGGGGATAATAAAATGAAAAATGAAACTAAAGCAAAGGCAAAATTAGACTTATTTAAAAAGGTTAAAGAGTATATCTTATCTAAAGGAGAGAATATAGATGGAGATAGGTTTTATATGATACCTATCTCTTATGGGTATGTTGTTCTTTATATAAACGAATGGGATTGGCAAGTAGGAATATATCAGTATGGGGAAAAGCAGAATGAAAAGATAAGCAATCCCATAAATGTTAATTTACAAGATTCAAAAGACATTGAATTTTGTAAAAGTGCAATAGAAGAAATTTTGGAATTAGCAAAAATGGCTGTTTTTACAGAAGATGAAAAAAAGAGATATGATTATTATGAAAGAAAAATAGAAATGGGTATTATCCCTAATAAAGAGATAATAAATAAGTGTTATTTATATACATTTACAACGAATAGAGAGGTATCCGCTTTATTTTAATCACTTATGGCGATTAGTATTTTACAATTTTATAAAAATAAAATTTATGTTAAATGAATTTTATTTTTATAAAATGCATTAAAAAAGCAAGGACAAGGAGTAAAAAATGAGGTTAAGAAAAGTTCATAAAGAAATTTGTCAAATGAAACTATGGAAATACGAATATCAAAACGAAGAAGAAAAGGAAACACACAAAAAGCAAATGAGAAAAGCTTTATTTAACATAGAAAGTGAAAGCAAATTGGAAGTAGAATATAGCCAAACTATAAGAATAAACAATAGCTGTTAGAAGGTTATAAATTAAGATATAAGAGTGTAAAAAGGTTATATAAACAATTACAATTATATCTTATTAAATATAAATAATATTTAGGAGGAGTTAGAAATGATAAAAAAAATAACAAACAGGGAAATGATAAATGGGATAAGTGGAATGCAACAGCTAATGAAAAAAGAGCTACCAATAAGGGCTTCGTATGCACTAATGAAAAACAAAAATAAAGTTAATAGTGTATTAAAGAATTTTGATGAAATATCAAAAAAATTAACAGATAAATATGTGAAAAGAGATGAAAATGGAAATCCATTAAAAGATAAAAAAGGGTTACCTAAAAGTGACAACCAAGAGCAGTGGAACAAAGATTTTGAGGAGTTGTTAGATATTGAAAATGAAATAGATGTTCATCAAATTTCAATTAGTGATTTACAAGGGGTAAACTTATCTGTAGGGCAATTAGAAGCAATTAATTTTATGATCAAGGAGGAGTAAAGGCGATATAGGAAGAGATATAGATAAGAATTAAAAATAAAATTATATGGGTGTGATGTTATCAAATATACTTTTGATTTACCAAAATCGCTATATGCAACAAAAAAATGGATTAAAGGAAAGAGTGGGAGAAGTATCTTGGTGCGAATGAAAAAGTACCTTTGCTGTATATGTGTAAAAAACGTTCAAATCAAGATTTATTTAATTGTGTGAGGAATGGAAACAGGGTGGAAGTGATTGGCAACATCTACGAAAATCCTGAGTTATTAGAGGTAATTGTATGAATAGAAGACAAGTTAAAAAGATAAGTAAGAATATCAATAAGCGTATTCGTTTTTTTAACGCACATTTAACTATGTGTAGTAAAAGAAACGATAAGACAATATTGTATAGGAATATTAATAAAGCCTGTTATAGCAAAAAGTATAAGCCATTTAAGTTACTGAAAAAGGTTTATGAAAAAATATTTCTAGCAATAGACTTATGGAGTGGTAAAGATTATAGTGTGGAGACTATATATGAAATCAAAGATGGTAGTGCAACTCTTATAAAAACTAGCTTTTATAAGAAGAGAGAGGAGATATAAGTGAAAGAAATATATGTGAATATTCTACTAAGGGATGGAACACTCATTCATAAAGCTAGAATAGCAAAGAATAAAGTATGTAATAAAGGCGATATTGCATTTTTTTGTTCTACAAAGGAAGAAATTAAAGGAATTTTAGAAAGCAATAATCACTTAATTTGGATTTGTACAAAATATTTTCAAGGGAATATATCTTGTACAAGTATGATTGAATCATATTCTATATTAGAAGAATAAAGAGGTGTTATGTTTTGAAAATTGATACATTAGAAACGAATCAAACGGCAGAGAACAAAGAAGTTTACGTTGTTGATGTGGTGTTTATATCTGGAAAAGGTACTGCTTGTGATTGTGCTGTATATGCAGATAATAGTGGACTAAATCCACCATTAAAAAAGAAAAAAGATATTGTTGCAGCATTACAAGGAAAGAATATGGGGTTGGTAGTCCTAGAAAATAGGTATATTCGCTTAAAAACCAAAGCAGATTATATAGAGTCTTACAATATAAAAAAAATAAAGGAGAATGAGTTTTAATATGAAAATTTGTGTAGCAGAATTTTTAAAAAAGTACGAGAAGTACCATCCATTAATAAATAGATTAGAAGATAAGTGGCATTGCAATTTAGCTGATAGGATAATGAACATAGAACCTGTCAGTGATCCGTTAAATAATAAACATTTTTGTCATGGATATGGCAACACACTAGAAGAAGCAATATCTAGTAGTCTGAAAATTTTTAATCTAAGAAATAACAAATAAAATAAGGTGGTGTGTTTATATGAAGAAATCAGGATGCTTAGGGTGTTTTGTTCCGATTTTTTTAGTAATTCTTAATATAAGTATAGGAGCTTGGTCGGTACAAGAGATCCTTTCATGGTTTCATATTGCTATACCTACGATAGGTAATTTAATAATAGGATTATTTACAGGAGAAATAACTATACCTATTGCAGTATGTGGTTGGGTGCTGAAATTTTTTGGAGCTATTAGTTTCACTTGACTTATAACACTTAGTATTGTATTATAAATATAATGATAAATTTTAGGAGGAATGTTTCAATGGCAAAACAAGAGTATAAAGGAATTTTACAAGAACAGAAAGGATCATTTAGATTAAGAGGAAGAATTCAAGGACTTACAGAACCTAGAAAATCATTGGGATTTGAAGATGTTCCAGAAAAAGCAGACAAGAGAGCTTACAGAAAAATACGATTTATCTTACAAACATCAGATAGTAATAGTCCAGTTGTTGAGGTTTTTGGATGCACGCAAGATAATGCATATGCTTATAACAAAGAAAAGGAAAAGGCGTTGGCTGTTGATTGGAATAAGAGAAATAATCCATTACCTAAAGGATATGAGATTATTGAAACGGATTATGATTTAGCAAAAAGGATTAATGATGATTTTAAAGATGGTATGGATGTGGTAATTATAGGAAAACCATCATATAGTACTTATCAAAACAAAGATGGTGTAACTAAAGAACAATATACATTAAATATTTCGAAAGTACAACAATGTACTAATCCTATAAACTTTAGTGATGAAAAATTTAAGGAAGAAAATAATTTTACTCAGGAAATTACAATAAGAGAAGTAAGAGAAGATAAAAAAGAGCAAAGATTATATATATATGCATATATAATTGGATATGCAGGACGTTTTGAGCCAGCTACGTTTAGAGTTAATATAGAAACAAATCCTATGTTTGCAAAAGTTGTAAAAGGATTTAAATTTGGAGATGTAGTTAAGGTTAATGGAATTATAGAAAATAGGGTTGTGGTTCAAAATACAGATTGGGGAACACAAGTTGGAAGTAATTTTGATAAATGCTTACTGGTAACAGGTGCTGATCCTAAAAGCTATATAAAGAAAAAATATAAAAATACAGATTTTGTGAAAACACAAAAACAACAAGCAGAAGATATTTTTAATGGAAACGCATCTCAAGATAATTTAAGTCAAGAAGATGATAATGGATGGGGAACATCTGAAGAAAATATGGAAAATAGTAATAATAATGAAGTTTTCCCATTCCAATTATAGATTAGTTACAAAGAGGAGAATTTTATTTCTCCCACTTATAACAATTAGCACGAAAAGGAGAAATGATTATGAGTTTTGATTTAAGTGAATTAGGAGTAGAAAAAAATATACCAAAGGTTAATTTTACAGAGTATTCAGGTTTGATAGTTGCTGAACCAAAATGGGGGAAAACAACTTTATCAAGTCTGTACCCTAATGCAATTATATTACCTTTCGAAAAAGGCTATAAAGGAAATGTAGCAAATATCTTTAAGAGATTGTTTTCATGGGATGATTTTATAGAATTTATAGATAAGTTAGAAGAAAAAAGAGAAGAAATTGGAGATACAATTAAGGTACTTGTTTTTGATACAGTAAATGAAGCGTATAGTATGGTAGACAGATATACGTTACAAAGATTAAGTATTTTAGATGGTAAAAACTATATGGCAGCAAGAGAAGTTCCACATGGACAATTTTATTCAGAAAAAGATAAAGATTTTATGGAGCAAATTAGAAGAATTGAAAATCTAGGATTTATGCCTTTATTCATAAGTCATTTAGAGAAAAAAACAGTAACACCTAAGAAAGGAGAGCCTTATGATATATACACTAGTACTATGCCAGAAAGGTTACAAAAAATTATAAACCCTTTGGTTTCATATATTATTTATGGTGAAAGGACATTAGCAGATGATGGAAATGGAAATAAGATTCCAAAACGTGTATTACTGACTAAGAGTGACGAAATGGTTACTGCTGGATCAAGAGTTAGACTTGATCACAATATTGTTTTTGATACAGAAGAAGAAGCAATGGAAAAGTTTCAAAATGCTTTTAAAGATTCGATAAGAAAAACACTTATAAATGCAGGGATAGAAAAGGATTTAGATGTTTTATCAAAAGAACAGCAAGAAGAAAAGAATAAAGAGATAACAAAGAGTCTATCAGGGAAAAAAAATGAGATTGAGTTATCACAAGTAATAAAACAAATTCTTTCAGAAATAGGAACTCTAACTAAGGAAGGCAAAGCGCCATCTGTAATAATGCCTATTTTAACTGATAATGGTATAACAGATCCACATCTTATCTCGGAAGTAGATCTTGCTAAGAAAATATTAAAAGAATTACAAGATTTAAATTAAACAATTGTATATAAAAGATGCTTAAATAGGATGTGATGTAATTGACAAAAAGAGCTAGAGTAGGCTTATTTGGATTGTGTGTAATAAGTACATTATGTTTAAACAATAACACTACAATAAAAATAAATAAGCCTATAACGGCTTGTTTGCCACCAAAATCAGAAATGGTAGATAAGTTTGAATTTGATGGGGATAAAGAGTTTCAAAAAGTTCAATATAAATTGTGTTTAGAAGAAAAAGAGAAGCAAAGAATATTACAGCAAAAAACATGTGAGCAGCAAGTTGAATTAAAAAGGCAAAAAGAATTAAAAACTATAAAAATTGAATTGAGCTTTTATACAAATAATTGCATTGATTGTGGAAAAAATGATGCAATTTCTAAAAGTGGAAAGAAACTTGATGAATCTTATGTGTATTGTGCAGCACCTCCAGATATTCCATTTGGGACAATTATATCAATTAAAGGATTTGGTGATTTAATTGTTGTTGATAGGGGTAGAGCAATACATTATAAATATGATCAAGATGGAAATAAAATTATGAAATTGGATGTTTTTGTTTTAGGAGCCTCAGAGGAATTTCTTAACAGTAAGGGTATAGTGAAAACAACAGGGGTAATTAAGTAAAATAATTTTATCCCTGTTTGTACATATAAGAGAGGCTTAAATAAAAAATACGAGAGAAAAGGAAGGTATTAATTATAAATTTCAATTATCAGATAGTTCAAGAAATAAGTATCAAGATATTTATAGAATATCTTATAATCATGAGAATGTATTAATACTTAAGAAAACAATAATTTTTGAAGATTCAATTATAAAACCTATCAAAAATAAAAAATCTTTTTATTATGAATTAAAAACTATAGAGAATTGTTTTAGTGGTAACTATATTGATTTTAAGGGGTTATTAAATAAAGTTAACAATACTATAGAGGAAAACTATTAAAAAAATTTTTATATGCAAAATAAAAAATCAGTGTATTGTGTAGACGAGGTGGAATTTTGTTATGTATGTAAATACGTGGTATAGGCAATGTAGAATATTGAAATTTAATAGAGACTTAAGAATGGTAAATTTCTAAAGGTACTATTGATTACTATTGTATGTCATTTTTAAAAAGTTTATAATTTTATCATAATTAATTATTTACTTGTTAGGGGAGAGGATTTATCTTGGAATATAAATCATTAATCAATTTGTCAAGCATAAAAGATGATAAACATACAGATAAAACAATAAAAAGTATTTTGATGAATTTTGCAAAAAATATTGATAATCAAGAAGTTGCTGAAAATTTAATAGAGGAGTTTTATGTAGAAAATTATAATTTTGTAAAAAATGAGGATATTAGTGAGCAGGCTTGTAAATTTATTAATAATTTTATTAGATTAGTAGCTGATGCCTTTAGGGATTTAAAATCAATTGATAAAAATATCGAAAGAAGCATAAATGCTATGAAAAATAAGGATAAAGATAATTATGAATCAAAAAAACATAGTTATTTTATAGAAATAAACAAAAAAGCTAAATTAAGCAAAGAAAATTATATTTTAAATAAATTATTGTCAGAGCTAAAAAAAAGAATGAAACTTCAACAGAATGGGTTAGAAAAAGTTGGTATGTTTGAAAAGGATGATAATTATAGCTGGTATAAAGAATATTATGATCCAGAATATGATTTTAGCGTTTCAGTGAAATTTTTTGACGCTTTTCATTTCCACAAGGATAAGGTAGCAGAACTTATTAAATTAAAGAAAACTAATGAGGATAAGTACTACGAATATGTTAAAGATTTTATTTCGCATAAAAAGGTTAGTAACTATATTTTATCTAATGTAAAAAATAATTATATTTTAAAAATTAAAAAAGAAGTATTTGTAATATTATTAGCATTATTTCAGAAATCGGCATACCAAACATTTGTAAGTTTAGGAGCCATACAAGTTGAAGGGCTTTTTTATGATTTTTGTTCTGCAATTAAAGGGGGGGAAAGGAACGTTGAGGAAGGTACTATTATCAACAAACTTGATAAAGTTTTTGAAGATAATGAAATTCAAAAGCTTATGTATTATCCATATTTTGCGTTTGAAGTTCCAATATATCGAAATGAGGTAGCACATAATGGAATCATGAATGATAAACAAATAGAGCATAGGGCTTATGATATACTGCTTGATATGTATTCAATTATTAAACTTATGCAAAGGGATTCGTTGCCTTTTAATAATGTATATTTTTTAATATTCCAAATAAAGGAATACTCAAAGGCAAAAGACTATTCAGAAGAAAATTACTACTATATTTTAGATTCTTTAATTGATTGTCAACATTCTAATGTTATTGGGAAAGGAAAATTTAGTATATATTCAATTATAAAAAATATAGAAAAATACGAACCAATCCTTAGAACATATGAAATTTATTATGAAGATAAAAGAAGAAATTTAAACATATATGAAGAAGGATTAAAATTAAGAAAGACGTTTTATGATGATAATTTCTGGGAGTATCTTTTAAAAACGTTATCTGAGCATGATAATGAAAATCTTAATAAATTACTAAGGCAAATGTGTAATGAGTTTATAAGTGTCCTCCCAGGTTCTAATCAAGCAAAAAAAAGTTGTATTGAAATTAAGAAATTATTAGATAAACGAGAGCAATTTAGCTAGAGTTTTATTTTTATTGATGCTATTTAATATATATGTAGTTAGAATAATTGTTGTTTAGCAAAGTTGAAGGCTTATGCAGATATATGTATATCTGCATAAATACTTAAAGAGAGGAAGGAATGAGTTTTTGTGTGTGATTGCATAGAGCAAATACAAAATAAAATTAAAAATAATTTTTCAAAAAGGCATCCAGAGTCAAATACTAAAGAAGCTAAATTGCAAAATTTATATTTTGATACAGAAGATCATTGGGTTGTAAAACCATACATGCCCTTGAAGGTTGAGTATGAAAGTAAAACAAAAAAAGGGACAATTCAAAATAAACACGAAATCGTCAATATGCAAGTTAGATATTGCCCATTTTGTGGAAAATCTTATAAAGAAAAAGGAGAATGTAAATAGTGTTAAAATTGAAAAAAGGTATTAGTGTAGATCAGTTAAGAAGATATGGATTTAAAACAGGAAAAGAATGGGCTGATAAAGGTGAGAGGTGTTTAGAAGGGAGTGGATATGAATACCAACATAATTGGTATCACAAGTTTCTTATGGATGAAGAAAATCCTGATAAAATTTTATATGCTAATGAAGAATATGATCAACCTGTAGTGCAGATATCAATAAGAATAGGAGATAGTTTTCCTAATGATATGTATATAGAGTGCACACCTTCAGGAACTTATCATATAGGAGGTCGGGATTTAGATATCATAGAGGAAACAGTATTTGATTTAACTAATGATGGATTTTTAGAAAAATAGTTTGATATAAATAGGAGGATTATATTGATAGGTTTTCTGTCAAAGATAATATTCCAACTTTTAAGTATGAAAACTTACAGAACAAAACATTATTGATGGAAATAATAGAAAATGAAGAAGGACTTATAATTGGTGGAGTCGATATCAATACAGGTATAACATATATATTATTTTCTAAATTAAATAAGTTACAATTTTAAATAGTTAAATAAAAAAAGTAAAATATAATCAAAAGGAAATAAGGAAAATATGAATATTAAAAAGCAGCAACAGTTATATAAATTAAAAAAGAAATTATTAGATTACTGGTGCAAAATTATATATCCTTTAGCTTGGTTAATTAATAAAATATGTTATATTAAAAAGAAATCTGAATATAAAAAAATATTTAAGTGGTCAGATGAATATGTAATAAAGAGATTTACTGAATTGTGGATTAAAAGAAATATTGTTTACAATCATATTAAAGGAGAAAGAGAATTTGTCATATGTAGTTGGTGTAATGAGGATTTTGGATGGCATACGATTTTTGATGAGATGAGATTTTGTACAGATAAAAAAATTAAAATTTGGTATTATCATAACATAGATATAAATTCTAACAATAATATAACTAAACTAACACATTTTACAGAAATGTTTAAAAATAAACTTGAAAAGTATCCTAAAAATATTGAGTGTAAATGGATTAATAATTCCAAGAGAAAGGGTGAATATGGAGAAATAGTGGGATATAAAAAGAGTTTGGTCATTAAATTTTTAATGTAAGGAGATAGATGCTTTGATAAAGGAACATAAGTGTAAGTATTGTGGACTAAAAGGAATTCTGCCTTCATATCAAAAACATGATAGAAAAGGTAACTTAAAATGGAAAGAAAAAATAGTATTAAAAGATGAAGAAAAAACGAGGGAATTTAGAGTAGATAAAGAAGGAAATAAGATTCCAGATGTATATTATGCTCATAAAGAATGTGAAGATAGAGCAAAATATGAGCGTGAGAGTTGGTGTGAGCTATATGAATGGATAAAAGAAAAATGGTTTGATGTAAACTTACCATCAAATATGGTTGTAAGATTACAGGATCTTAGAAATGGCACTTCAAGATTAGGAAAAATTATAGATTCAAAAGCTGGATATGAATATAATTTAATTTTGGAATGTTTCAGAAATTATGAAGAAGAAGTTGAACAGGCTATCGGAGGAAAAGAATTTAACTCTAAAAACCAAAAAGCCAATTATATAATGACTATTATTGAAAATAAAATAGATAGCTTTCAAGGAAAAGAGAATCAGCAAAAAATATCAGAAATTAATACAAATAGTTTTGAATTTATAAAGGCAGAAAATATAGAGAAGCAAGAAGATAATAAAGGTGATTTTGATTTCTTAAAATAGACAACTTATAGCGGTTAGTATACAAAAAGGAGATTTTAAAAATGATAAAAGAAAGTATAATCTTGAAAAATTTAGAAGTTCCAACAGGAAATATATGTGTTATAAAAGGAGATAAAGGTAAGTTAGAATTTCTATCATTAGGTGACTATGGCAAAGAAGTAAACGTTAAAGCTGATTTTTTAGGAATTACTAGAGATTTAGAAGGAGTTCCAAATGGCAAAGTACAACCTTTAACTAAAAAATGGGTTGTAACCATGAGTACACAATATGGCTGTGATTCAGGGTGTAAATTTTGTGATGTGCCTAAAGTTGGGAAAGGCGTTAATGTAACTTACAATGATTTAAAAACACAGTTAGAACAGGCTTTAAATCTTCATCCAGAAATAGATCGTACAGAAAGATTGAATATACACTATGCAAGAATGGGAGAACCATCATGGAATAATGATGTTTTGGATTTTACAAGAAATTTAAAAAATATAGTAAAGCCTTATATTGGAGAAAGTTTGATACATCCAGTATTTACAACCATGTGTCCTAATAAAAATAAATTTTTGGCTCATAGAATAAATGAATGGGTAGATATAAAAAATAATCTTTTTCAAGGTGATGCAGGACTCCAATTAAGTATAAATTCGACAAATGAAAATCAAAGAAGAGATATGTTTAGAGGAAATGCTCTAACTTTAAATGAGATATCTTCAATAGGAAATGATTTACCTATGCCAAAGGGAAGGAAATACTGCTTGAATTTTGCATTAGCAGATGAGTATGAAGTAGATGCAAAAGTGCTGAAGAAATTGTTTGATCCAAGTAAATTTATGGTTAAGATAACACCATTGCATAAGACAGTATCTTCTATTGAAAATGATATAAAAACAACAAAAGGTTATGTGTCGTATACTCCATATAAAGATATAGAGAATGATTTGAAGAAAATGGGATTTGATGTTTTAGTGTTTGTACCAAGTTATGATGAGGACTTAGGAAGAATAACTTGTGGAAATGTAATATTAAGTGGAAGTTTGCCAAAATGTAAATATAAAATTAATTAATATCAAGGGAGGAAATCAAAATGATTAAAAAAAGAGAATGTCTAGAATTTATAGATAAGGTTGAAAAAAAAGCAATAAATAGTGTTGAGGAAAGATATTTAAAAAAAATAAAAAACGAAAAGATAAAGATACTTAAGGAAACAGGATATATGAAAAGGCTTAAAAAAATTCAGAAGAACTTTAATTTGATATTTGACGAGTTCAACAATCTAGCTTTGGAAATGAATGAAAATAAAGCAGTTGATTATGGCACTGGACGATACTATAACTTCGAGTATGAAGGAAGTCATTTTACATCAGAAGGAATAGTTAGAAGAACTATAGAGAATTGCTCTTTTCATGGAGGATCTGTTGAATTAATCGAGAATGAGGAAAAGAAGGAAATTGAAGCGGTAAAAGATAATTACGACAAAGTAAGGATTGTAGTAAAAAGAAACCCCAATGGAGTAAAAGCAGCTGAGTATCTAAAAGGATTAGGGTTTGATATAACATCTTTAGAAAAAGACGAATCAAGGGCTTTGACAATAAAGATAGATAAAACGAAGTTGTTTGTATGTGGAGAGAACAAATAAGAATTAAAAATGAATGGGTTTAGAAAATTAACATTAAAGGCAGGCGATAAAATGGAAGTTTTACAAGATATAACAACAGAATCTTTAGCAATAGGATATTTATATAGAGTACCTGATACTCTTGTAGAATATGAGGAATTAATTTCAGCTAAATATGACTTTATAGATGATAATTTAAGATTGTTGTATTTAGTACTTACTCTAACATATAAACAGGTTCAAAAAATAAATGAGACAACTGTTAGTATACAAGTATCTAAAATGGATGAAGAAACACAAAAAACATTTAAAAATTTTGGTGGTAATAATGCAATAAATAGATTAGTTAAAGTTGCTGCAAACTATGAAAATTTTGATACAATTTATCAGCAATTAAAAACGTGGAATTTAATTAGGGAGTTAGATAGACGAGGTTTTCCAGTAAGAAATAATTTAGATCAGTTAAAAAAAAGGAAAACTGATGAAATACTAAAAGCTTATGACTTGCAATTAGCAAAAGTAGGTTCATATATAAAAAATTTAAATGATTCAGTAGATTTAGGAAAAGGAATGAAAGAATTCTATACTAATTTAAAGAAGAAGCCAGATATAGGGGTTGCATTACCATTTCCTATTCTAAACACATTTACAAGAGGATGGAGAACGAGATGTGTATATGGTAGTGGAATGGGTTCAGGATTAGGAAAGAGTAGAGAAGTATGTTTTATAGCAATGTATTTAGCATATTTTAAGAATACACCTTTAGCGATTTTTGTAAACGAGCAGGATGAAAAAGAGTGGAAAGAAATGTTACTTACTACAGTTACTAATAATATAATTGCACCCAAAACAGGTGTTTATGTAGATCAAGAAAAAATTGTTACTGGTACTTGCAATGAAGAAGAAGACGAAGCTGTGCAGATGGCAGCGGAATTTATAGAAAAGAATCACAATATTAATTTTCTGGAACTTGAAGATTATTCTTATGATAATCTCAAAATAAACCTAAAAAAAGTTAAGCTAAAAGGAATAAGTCATGTCTTTTATGACACATATAAGGTTTTTAGATTTTCCAAAAGTAATATGGCGAGTTGGGAGCAATTTGTTGCAACAAGTGAATTGTTTAAAAAGATAGTTGGATCACCTAAGAAACGTGGACTAGACATGGCTTTATGGCTAACGTTTCAATTATTAGATGAAGCAGTAGTAAATAAAGTTTTAGATAACACAGCCACAGCTTCAGGAAAACAGATGAAGCATAATTTAGATATGATGAAAATGTCAAGAATATTAGATTATAAAGATAAAGAAAACATAGGTGTGAAAATTCAACAACCTAATAACCCAGATAATGGACAAGTTGAAATATTAAGTGTAGATAAAACTTATTATATGACAAAAGTTGAAAAAAACAGAGGAGGAAAAGATAAAGATTTTATCATTTATGAAGTTGATAAAGGGAAGATAATGTTTAAAGAATTAGGGTTTGCCTATTTTGGTTTAAAAAAGATTATGGGAAAAGATAAAAAGAGCAAGAATTAATAGCATTAATATATTGGCGAGAGGAGGTTTACGATATTGATAAAAGAGTGCTCCCCGAATGAGTATGAGGAGATAAAAAGGGTTTTGTTAGATGGGTTCATAAATGGATTGAGAAACAAAGAAGAATTTTATCAGGGATGGCTTTCACAAAATATTGCAAGCATATTCAGTGTTTATAACACAATTGAGTGTTATCATAAGAAATATCTTAGTAGAAATAAACAATTATTAACTTTTAATAAAGAATATTTTACACTAAAGTTTAGTTGTTATCTATGTCCATATTACTTGAATAAAGAGTGTAGAAGAAGGGTGTTTAGGGATGATAAAAGAAAAGATAGAAAAAGATGAAGGATTAAGAAAATTAATAAATGAATTAAACAGTAAAAAACAAATACTAAGAGTTGGTATAGTGTTTTTTAATGATGATATAAATATGAAAAAACAGTATGATTTTGTTAAAAATGAAATTGATGAATTGATAATTAGTACTAGGTTATATAAAGAATGTGGTGAAATTTGTACTAAAACAACAAGCTATAAATTATTAAAATTTAATTCTAATGTAGTAAGAGGGCAAAAATTCCATAAAATATATTATGAGAAATGTAGTAAGGATATATTAACAATTCTGTATACAATGATCTGTTCTAATAGTGAAAATAGAGTTAGAAATCCAATTGAAGAGTTTTACATTGAAGATAACTTAGATGAAAAAATAGGAAGTGATACATTATAAAAGCTGACTTTATAAGAAATCAAAAACTATATATTGTGTGAAAAATTTATAATATAATACTATATATAGTGCTGTATTATAATAAAAGAGGAGCTGATTTTAATAAATAAGTTAGATAAAATGAAACTAATTGAAGATTTAATTGAAAAGTTAAATAAATATTCCTACAGCTATTATGTGCTTGATAATCCAATTGTAGCTGATAAGGAATATGATATAATGTATGATGAGCTTAAAAGATTAGAAGAAGAAACAGAGTATATTAATCCTAATAGTCCAACTCAAAGGGTTGGTGATATTATCCTTGATAAATTTGAGAAAACACATCATAAAAATAAACTTTGGAGTCTTGATAAGGCTCAAAAGAAGGATGAAGTTAAAGCTTTTGTAAATAAGTGTGTTAAATTTGTAGAGCAATATAATTTAACACATAGTGAAAAATTGCCTTCACCACAATTCGTTGTAACACAAAAGCTTGATGGACTTACTATAAATTGTTCATACAATGAAAGTAGATTAATTAAATCTGCAACTAGGGGGACAGGGGAAATAGGAGAAGATATTACAGAACAAAGTAAAACCATTCTCAATCTTCCTAATGCTATAAATTATAGTGGAGAAATTGATGTTCATGGAGAAGCATTAATGACAAAAAATGCTTTAGAACAATATAATAGTAATTTAAAAGTAAATGAAACACCACTTAAAAACTTAAGGAATGGTGCAGCAGGAGCATTGAGAAATTTAAACATAAAAGAAACTGCAAGAAGAAAGCTAGTAGCTCAATTTTATGATCTTAGCTATACAGATAAGAAGTTAAAAAAATATAGTGAAATTTTATTATTTTTAAAATCTCAAGGATTTAACATAACTGAGTACAATATTTGTAATAATTTTGATGAAATTAACCAAGCTATTGATAATATAGGAGAGGTAAGAAGTAGCTTACAATACGATATAGATGGAGTTGTAATTCGATTAAATGATATAGAAACGAGTAGATTAATGGGCTATACAATAAAGTGTCCTAAATATGCAATAGCTTATAAATTTAAAGCAAAAGAAACAACTACAAAGCTAATAGATGTAGAATGGAACGTGGGCAGAAGTGGAAGAATCAATCCAACAGCTATTTTAGAACCTGTAGAATTAGCTGGAGTAATAGTTAAAAGAGCTACATTAAATAATATGGATGATATAAAGAGGAAAAAGATTAAAAAAGGTGCTAGAGTATTTCTAAGAAGATCTAATGATGTAATACCAGAGATTATGGGAGTTACAGAAGAGACAGAGGGAGAAACGAAGGAAATAGAAGCACCAACAATATGCCCATATTGCGGCAGTGAAATAGTAAAAGAAGGTGTACATTTATTTTGTGAAAATACTTTGTCCTGTAAACCCCAAATGGTAAAAAGTATAGTCCATTTTGCTAGCAGAAAAGCTATGAATATAGAAGGCTTTAGTGAGAAAACAGCAGAACAATTATTTGAGAAATTAAACATAAAAAGCATATCTGACTTATATAGAATAACTAAAGAAGAATTAATGTCATTGGATAAGTTTAAAGACAAAAAGGCTAGTAATCTTATAAATGCTATAGAGAAAAGTAAGGAATGTGATCTTGATTCATTTGTATACTCATTGGGTATACCAAATGTAGGAAAAAAAACAGCAACAGATTTATGTAAGCAATTTAAAAGCTTTGAGAACATAAAAAAAGCTTCTTATTTTGAGCTTATCTTGGTTCAAGATATAGGATCAATTGTTGCAAAAAGTATTGTTGATTTTTTTAAACAAGAAAAAATAGAAAAAAGTCTAAATGAATTATTTAAACTTGGAGTAAAACCATCTTATGAAGAAAGTGAAGTTTCAGAAAGTGTATTTAATGATAAAACTGTAGTTGCAACAGGAAGTCTTCAAAATTATAGCAGAACAGAAATAAAAGAAAAGTTGGAGAGCCTTGGTGCTAAGGTTGCTGGAAGTGTTAGTAAAAAAACTGATTATGTAATAGCAGGTGAAAATGCAGGATCTAAATATGACAAAGCTGTAGCACTTGGAGTTAAAATATTAACTGAAGAAAAGTTTGAAGAATTAATAGAAAGTGTAAAGTAGGTTTTATTTGACTTACAACACTTAGTATGGTACAGTAATTGTAGAAGGAGGGAATATATGAAAAGTAAATCTTTTAATATTTTGATAGAAATTTTAAACATAATAATTTATATTTTAAACAAAAATGATTTTAAGATTTATGATGAAGAAAATACGGATTATTATATATCTAAAATAGGATATAGCGGTTTATTAGATGAAATATTTTTTAAAGTGAAAGAGAGAAAAAAGTAAAATCTACTTTATATGGAGTGATAAAATGACAGCAAAGGAATTAAAAGAATTATTAACTCCTGAAAAGATTATTAAAATTTTAGAAGAAGTGGGTTGCCATAATGTAAGAAAAGATGGCAATACAATTAAAGCGGCAAACCCAGATGGTAATAATCCAACTGCTATTTGCTGCTATATTGATAACGATAATTTGAATTGCGAAGATTTTACTCGTGCAATTTTTCAGCAGAGAAGATGTAGAGATATTATAGCTTTAGTTGAATTCTTATGTAAGTTATCTTTTTCAAAGGCTATGAGAAAGATAACTAATATTCTTGGTTTATCATACTTCTATGAACCTAAACAACAAAAACCAAGCTTTTTGAAGTTTTTAGATTTTGTTGAAACAGGTAAAAAGGAAACAGAAGAAGATATTCTTAAGTCTTTCCCAGAAAACATTTTAAATCAATTTGTAAAGATACCCAATAGAAAATGGTTAGATGAAGGGATTTCAGAAAAAACTCAAAAATATTGGGAATGTTTTTTAGATGTAATAAGTCAAAGAATAATATTTCCTATCAGAGAAGAGTCGGCAGGAGAAATAGTAGGAGTAAAAGGAAGATTATTAGATGATGAGTTAATTGATAAAAATAAATATTTTCCAATATATGTTTACCCTAAAGGAAAAATACTTTTTGGAGCTTGGCAGAATGAAAAATATATAAAAGAAAAAAGTGAAGTTATAGTTGTAGAAAGCGAAAAATCTGTTATAAAGCTCTGGGGGATAGGAATTAAGAATGTAGTAGCAATAGGAGGAAAGTGCATTTCAGAAGTACAGGCAGAAAAGTTGTTGCGAATGAATGTGACAATAACTTTAGCTTTAGATAAAGATGTAACTGAGGAAGAAGTTTATGAGAACATTAAGAAACTAATGTATCCAGTAAAGACTGTAAATATCTTTATAATCAAGGATGAAGCGAATTTAATGAAAAAAGAAAAAGAATCTCCTTGTGACAATGTAGATACTTGGAGAATCTTATATAGCGTTTATAGAAAGGAAGTGCCTGTTATCGAGTGGAAAAACAATGGGTAAATTTAAACAAAAAACCTACAGATTTATCAATAGAAAATATTTTGAGAAATAGAGGGATAAAAAATTTAAAACATTTTCTTAATCCATTACCTTCTGATTTCATTCCATTAAGTAAATTAAAAAGAATATTTGAAGCAGCAGAAATAATAATAAAAGGAATAAAAGAAAATAAGAAATTTACAATCTTCTATGATTGTGACTTAGATGGTACTGCCGCAGGAACAATTATGAGAAAATATTTGTTGAACTTTACACCTAATGTTGATATTGCTTATAGTATTGGAAAAGAACATGGTTTAAGCAGTATTAATTTAGATAATATTATCCAAAATACAGATATTTTAATTGCTGTAGACTCTAGTACAGGCAACCACAAGGAGCAAGATTATTTAAAACAAAATGGGGTTGAAGTTATAATATATGATCATCATGATGAGCCTAACAATCAGAATGTTTGTATTGTTAATAGTCAGTTTGAAGATTACCCAAATAAACAATTAAGTGGAGCAGGAGTAGTATGGAAAGGCTGTCTTGCTATAGATAGCCTAATGAAAACAAAATATGCTTTGAATTATGTTGATTTAGCAGCAGCAGGAATCTTAGCGGATGTAATGGATGTTGGTGAATCATATATGGAGAACAGGTTAATTATAACTATGGGGTTTAAGCACCTTGTTAATGTTGGATTAAAGACTGCTATAGGAACGTATGATTTTAATAGTACATCCATATTATTTTCTGTGGCACCGCTGGTAAATGCAGCTATAAGGATGAGAGAAAATAAAATAGCAATTGATTTTTTATTTGAAGAAGAAAAAAAACAGTCAAAAAAATTACTTAAAAAATTAAAAGAAATAAAGGAAAAGCAGAATAAGTTGGTTGATATATCTATGATCAATTTGGAATTTCAAATGAAGCAAAATAACTCCGAAAACAAAAAAGTATCTTTTGGATTTGTTGAGAATAAAGGCATAGCTGGAGTTATTGCTACAAAAGTTTGTAGTAAATTTGATAAGCCAGCAATAGTTTTAAGTTACCCAAATCCAGCAAAAGATTTTGATAAATATATAGGAAGTTTAAGGTCTAATATAGATTTTAAAACTATTGTAAATAATACAAAATTAGCAAAATCACAAGGGCATGAAAGAGCAGCAGGAATAGAAATAAAAAAAGAAAATTTAGAAAAATTGCTTGATACATTAGAACAAAAATTAAAAAATAAGGAGTTTAAAAAGGTAGATAAGTTTGACTTGTTAATAAAAGCAGAATTTTTAACATTAAATTTGATTAAGCAAATAGAGAAAATAAATAGGTTAACAGGTAAAAATTTTCAACCAATAAATGTGGTTTTGGAGAATGTTGTGCCAGTAGACTTTACCATAATGATAAAGAAGCATATAAAATTTAATTTTAGAGATATAGAGTTTGTATATTGGAATTCTATTGATAAAATACAAGACTTTAAGACTACTTGTAGCGGTTTGTATAGAAGTCTTAGTGTTATGGGAATACCTCAAGTCTCATATTTTAGAGGAAGAGAGAAAAAGCAAATTATGATACAAGATTATAAAGATGTTAAAGATAACTTCGAATTTTTAAAAGGATATACAACAGGAGATATATTATAAATGAAAATAATGAGTAAGAAACTGTTCGTAGTCGGAACAATGACGATTATATCATTTTTTTCTGCTTTAATTCATTTGCAGAACATGATATTTATAATATTTATTTTTATATATTTGCTTATGTTGCTTTTATTTATTAATTAATGTGGAGGGATAGAGAATGAGTTTTACTAATGATGCTAAGATCAACTCTATTGTATACGCCCATTATGTGTGGAAGAAGGGAGAAAAAAATAAATTCGCACAAGTAAAAGTCATATAGCTTATAGCAATTAGTATGAAAGGATCTGTTTTTAAGATGTCTAATATAAACGCTATGTTGAAGCTTATAGATGGTATTACTTTTTTACCAGACAAAGATGATTTTTCAAAAGAGAAAATTCAAAGTACTTTTAAAAAGAAAATACACCCTAGACAAGTTATAAGTTTTCTTGAAGAGATTCCTATAAGCATATATAAGGTTAAATTCAGATATACAACTTTTCGAGGAAACAGGAGAGAAAAGGAGATGTATTTTTTAATAAAAACATATTCTCCAGAGGAAGATATGCAAAAATATTTGGATAAATATATAAATGATTTCAATAAAAAATTTCCTAATAGACAATTATCAAACGTTCAAATTCTTGATAGTTGTTGTAAAGGATTAGTAACTCTTTGAGTTACAATTTTGGTTTTATTCTCAAGTTCCTCACAAAGAGGTTGTATAGCAAAATAGTAATTTAGTCACTTATTATTTTGCAAAAAAAACAGGCTAAAACGTAAAAAACACGCCTAAGAATATTCATTATTTTTACTTTAAGGCGGTAAGAGTGATGAGCATAGAAAATGCAAAAGATCATGAAACCAGATTAAAGGTAAGTATGTTTTAATCCTTATTTAGTTCAGACAATTTGAATTAAATAAGGTGGAGAAAATGAAACCAATTTTTGAAGAAGAAAAGTTATTCTTTGAGAAAAAAACAGGAATAAAGATACCCAACAATTGTTGGAGAAATGGAACAAAAATATATCTAAATTCAAGCAACAAAGAATTACTAATAAGATTTAAAATAGAAGATAATATTATAAAAATTGTTAAAAACAACATATACAAATTTGAAAAAAATATAGTTGCTGTAAGAGATAAAAAGCAAGTAAAAGTACTTCACAATTATACATTAGAAGAAGAAATATCACTTAATAAAAATAGGTTGATTTTTTTAGAGAATAGGTCAGTAAGTAAAAGTTTAAAATTTATAAAGAAATATAGGTATCACGAAAAAAGGTTAGCTCATTCAGGTGGAAAAGATAGTGATGTCTTATTCTATATTTTTGTAAATAAAATTTTACCATTGCTTAAAAACAAAGATTATAAAATTGATTTTAATAATACGACAAATGATACAGCACAAACTTATTTACACATAAAAGAACTACCCAATGATAAGTTAAACATTCACAATCCCCAAAAAGGAATTATTGAATGGATAACCGAAGATAAAAATTATTTTCTTCCATGCGTTACAAATAGAAATTGTTGCAGTAATTACAAAGAAGGTAGGATGAAAGACTACTTGGATAAGGACAAAAAGTATTTGCTTATTTTGGGGATGCGAAGAGATGAGTCTCCAGATAGATCAAAATATGATTATGATTTAAATAAATCAATGGGAGAGAAAAATAATGTTCCTGAGAATTGGAAAAGGTTTTTACCTATTCTTGAATGGACAGATATAGATATTTGGCTTTATATTCTTATGAATAATATAAAAGTAAATCATATGTACAAGCTAGGATATAATCGCTGTGGATGTCTTATATGTCCTTTTCAAAGTGATTATATAGATTTATTAACTCAATATTTTTATCCTTTTCAATGGAGTAGATGGATGAAAATAGTTGAGAAGAATTACGAAGTATGTAGTGTAGGAAGTAATTTAAAATGGAGTTTAAAAGAATGGTTAGAAGGAAGATGGAAACAAGGTAAAAGCCAGATTTATGAAATTACAAAGCTCAAAATGACAAAAGAAAGAATCCAAAAAGTTATGAAATTACTTGGTATATCAGAAGAACTTGCTAAAAAATACTTTAAAAAAGAATGTTTTTGCTGTGGTAAAAAACTAAATCCAGAAGAGATTGGAATGTCGTTAAAAGTTGCAGGACAAGAAAAGGGATTCAGTAATGTTGCTGATGAAGATTATTTATGTAAGAAATGCTATTGCGATAAGTATAATATTGATAAAAAAACATTTAAGAATAAAGTTTTTAAGTATAGAAAAGATAAGTGCAGCCTATTTTAGAAATGAAAGGAGAAAAGGGTGAAGAGAACAATAAAGTTTATTAAAAGGATTTTTAAGTATAATAAAAATTATACTTTGGTGAAAAATTCGAAACAACTTTATATTTGTAATAATTTCGAAGCAAGAAATAGAAATAAAAACAATAAATATAAAATCCCATATGGTAAACCACAATGTCCTACATTTAAAGATGATAGATGTTGTGGTGGATGTTCTTTGATTCGTCAATGTGATAATGTTGTTGATTGCAATTGCAGTGGATTTGTTAAGTCAGCTATGGGTGGAACAGATAAAGATTATTATATGAAGAAAAGTAGTAAGTATAGTGAATTAGGTAGGATAATAGGAGGTAAATTTGATTGGGATTATTTTCGATTAAATACGTTTAAGCAAGATATTAAAACTAAAAAGTTTTTTGTGTTAGAAATTAATAATGTAAATTATATAGCAGAATCAAAATCAGGAGTGAACAATAAAGGGTTTTTTAAATGTTTTATAAAAGATTTAAACTGTTATAAAAAAATAAGCTATAAAGATTTACCAATGCATTTTCACTTTATAAAACGTACAAAATAGCTAATTCGTGGAGATGATTTATGTCACATGAAGAACTAACTGTAAAAATATTTTTGGAAGTAGAGTCAAATAGGGGAGTACACTTTTTATTTGACTTATAACGTTTAGTATGATAACATGATAAGGTAAAAGGAGGATGTTTTATGAAAGTTGTATATAGAATAACTTATCCAAATGGAAAAATTTATATTGGCAAAGATTTGACCGATAGTATTAACTATTTTGGAAGTGCAAATAATGATTTAATAGAAAAAGATTTTACAAGAGAACAAAAAAGAGATTTCACAATAAGGAAAGAAATATTATGGGAGTCAGAAAGCGCAACAGACAAAGAAGTTAACAAAAAAGAAATTGAATATATAAGACTTTATGAATCCAATAATCCTCAAATAGGATATAATAGATTTCCTAAATTTAAAGAGAAATAACGTAGTAGACACTAAAAGCGTATAAAATACGAATTTTATAAGAAGGGAAGTGACAAACAATAGATAACAAAGCGTTTATAAATCAATCAACCATTGATAACTGGAATGCATTGAGTGGAAAAATAAAGCAAATAGAAAACCTCACAAAGTTATATAGTGACAATTTAAATTATAAGTTGGAAAAAATTTCTGATTCACTATATAAGATGGAAAATGATTTAAGGTATAAAGGAGGTAATGGGAATGGGAAAGATAATTAGCTATAAAACTTATCTTAAGAATCTAGTTATTAAAGGATATAACCTAGAAATTCAAAAACAAAAGATATTACCTAAGTTAGAAGCAAGAATAAATAAATTACTTGAATGGGAAGATAATGCTGTTAGAAAGGAGATAATAGATGATAAAGAGAAATATAAGTATAAATAGGTTATCTGATTTAATATATTGTTCTGGTTTACTAAAACCATATATATTCAATGACATTTACCAAAGAGTCAGGGATTGGATTTATTCAGGAGGAACATTAAAAGATGATTATATAAAAAGACAATATAAATATGCTGAAAATGTTATTAATTATAGAAAAAATAAAAAAAGAAAAAATGTTTTAATTTAGAGATGAAATATTATAAAAGAGGGGAATAAGTTGAATGATAAAAAAATTTAGTTTACTAGTTATTTCATTATTTTTTGCTTCACTTATAGCAGTTAGCATTAGCGCAAGGGGAGTTCATGGTGGGTTTCATTCTGGAAGTTTTCATAGTTCTTTTCATTCTTCATCAAGTCATATATCTACACATTCATTTAGTAGTAAAAGTATTACTCATTCATCAGGTATAAAACATTCTACTTTAAGAAATGGATTTAAAACAGGAAACTTTAGTAAAGCACCAAAAACTAAAATAGCATCAAAGAAAAGTAAAAAAGCTAAAATACCTACTATTAAAAAACATGTTATAGTTAGGAAAAATATAAATGTTTATCACACTACTGTGGTTCATAATCACTATTACAATCATAACCATAGTCACTATAGTTATAATTCTTATGGTGGGTATAAAGGAAATTTTTGGAGTAATTATTTTTTATATAGAGCTATAACTCATAGTTCTCAACCTATTTATAACAATGGATATTATAGCTATAGGTCATATGTTGGTGTGAAATCGGTTATGTTTGATGTAATTACATTTATAATAATTTTTATAATTGTAGCTGCTATTATAATTTTTATTAAAAAGAAAAGAAAATAAAGTCTGAAATAAAATACTTTGTTTTAGTAATAGTAAGAGTAAAAATCTAACAAGGAAGTGTAAATAATATGAAAAAAACAAGAAAGCAAGAATTAGATAAATGTTTCATAAAGGCAAAAAATCAAGCTTATAGTTATGTTGCTGTAGTAATAAAAATAGAGGGCTTTCCTGTGCCAGAGATTATAGTAAATTATCAAGAAAATTTTGATAAGAAACAGGAGTATTATGATAAAACTTATGATGATAATTTAAACCATAAATTTGCTAAAGGAATTAAGATTGTAGCAATTAGTGTAGCAAATGATTTAAGTGAATTCAAAGATTTATTTAAGCCCAACAAGAATAAAAAAATAAAATGATTTTTTATAATGTAATTAATTATTAACACTTAATACATTATAAAGGAAAGATGGTGATTGGATATATGGAATCAAATAAAAATAATTCTAAATGGAAAGATATTTTAATGGATGGGGAAATACTCCAAATAGAAAATATCTTTAATGGAAGCCATAATAAGAAGAATAACGGTCTTATTATATTTAAAATAAAAGATAAACTAGGAAACGTAAATAAACTTACTTTTGTTTCAAAAAGTGCTGATATGTCTATTCAAGTAGAAAAAGCAGAAAGGCTTATAAAAAAAGGATCATATTATAGGCATTTTAAAGGAAATTACTATAAAGTACTTTATATAGCTGAAAATAGTGAAGATAAGGAAAAGGTGGTAGTGTATCAGGCTATGTATGGAGAAAAAAAAGTATACGTAAGACCTTTTAAAATGTTTATATCTAAAGTAGATCATTGCAAATATCCAGAAATTGAACAAGAATATAGGTTTATGTCTATATCTGAATTGGAAAATCAATTTGGTACAAGTGTTGTAGCTAGTTGGAATATGCAAAATATCTATGTTGACCATACGATATAGTTTTTAAAAATGTAAGGAGGAGTTAGTTTAATGATAAAAAAAGTTATAAAACGTGATGGTAGAGAAAAGGATTTTGATATATTAAGAATAGAACATGCAATAAAAAAAGCAGAAAAATCTATCGAAGTAAACGAATGTTGGGATGATGATGCTTTATGTGACATTTTGATGAAAATAGATGAAACAAACTTGAAAAAAATTGAAATTGAAAAAGTTCAAGATATAGTAATAGATGTCCTAAATAAATATAATAAAAATGTTGCAAAGGCTTATTCAGATTACAGAAAAGAAAGGACAAAAATAAGACAAGATAAGTCTAATCTTATGAAGATTATAGACAAGATAGGGGTAGAAACCGATAGAGATAACGCTAATGTTGGGAATAATTTTAGTTCAAAGCTTCTTAGAATAGCGAGTGAATCTAATAAAGTTCATAACTTATTAAAAATGCCAAGGAAAATAGCTCAAGCGCATGAGAATGGAGACATTTATATTCATGATTTAGATAGCTATAATTTAACTACAAACTGCCTTCATATTCCGACAAAAGAAGTTCTACAAAGTGGATTTAATACAGGTTATGGATATATAAAACCACCAAAGAGGATAGAATCAGCTTCGGAACTTTCATGCATACTTCTACAATCAACGCAAAATGATATGTTTGGAGGTCAGTCACATCCTGATTTTGATAACGATATGGCTGAGTTTGTTGAGCCAACTAGACAGGAAATAAGAAAAAATCTTAGTGCAATTGGGAGAATAGATAATACAAGAATAGAAGAAGAATTAAAACATAGAATACATCAGGCTATGCAAGGTGTAATATATAATTTAAATACAATGCATAGTAGAGCTGGTTCACAAGTGCCATTTTCGTCTATAAATATTGGAATACCAAGATCTAAGGATGCTGCACTTGTATGTAGAATATTTCTAGAGGAATATGAAAAAGGACTTGGAAATGGTGAACAGCCAATTTTTCCTAATATAATTTTTAGAGTTAAAAGTGGCGTGAATAGAAACGAAAATGATCCATACTATTATTTATTTAAACTAGCTTGTAGAGTCACAGCTAAAAGAATGAACCCTACATTTATGAATATAGATGCTGATTTTAATAAAGAGTATTATGATAAAGGTATAATACCAGCAACTATGGGATGTAGAACCTATGTATGTTCTAATATTAATGGTGAAGAAGGTTCAATAGGACGAGGAAATATAGCACCTACAACTATTAACTTACCAAGACTAGGTATACTTGCAAAAGGTGATGTAGATAAATTCTTTGAACTTTTACATTCAAGACTTGAAATCGCAAAAGAAAGCTTGCTTCACAGATATAGTGTGCTTAAAAAGTTAAAAGTTAAAGATTTACCATTTGTTATGGGACAAAGCCTTATGAAAGGTTCTGAAAATTTAAAATCAAATGACTCAATAGAACCAGTTTTAAGACAAGGAACTTGGGCTATTGGATTTATTGGACTTGCAGAAACACTTGTGGCACTTACAGGACATCATCATGGAGAAACAGAAGAAGCAAAAGAACTTGGATTTAAGATAATTTCATATATAAGAGATTATACGGATAAAATGACAAAAGAAATTAATCTAAATTGGAGCTGTTATGCTACACCAGCAGAGGGCTTGTCTGGAAAGTTTATAGCTAAAGATAAGATTCGTTTTGGAAACATAAAAGGCGTTACAGACAAGGATTACTATACTAATAGTTATCATATACCAGTTAGTTTTGGTATATCTATAAAGAAAAAAATAAGTATTGAAGCACCTTATCACAAATTATGTAATGGTGGACATATATCATATATAGAACTTGATGGTTATCCAAATGAAGAAACTGTAATGAATATAGTTAAATATGCTTATGAAAACACTAATATAAGTTATATTGGAATGAATTTTCATATAAGATATTGCAAGGACTGTGGAAAGTATTTGGATGCATCAGATATGAAGTGCAATAAGTGCGGAAGCCACGATATTCAGGGAATATCAAGAGTTACAGGATATTTAAGTTTAGATGAAAGATTTGGTGCTGGAAAAGCAGCAGAAAGAGCTGATAGAATATCACAAGTAACGGAAAAACATATATATAGAGAGGAATAAAAATAAGTTATGAAAAAAATAAAGTGTAAAGTGGATTTTGAAGATATGAGATTTTTACCTCAGTATAAAACGGAGGGATCAGTAGGACTAGACTTAAGAGCGTGGAGATATATTTTACCCAAAAGTAAAGAAATGCATAAATTTTCAGGTGATTTTTATTTAAACCCTCATAAAAGGATTTTAATAAAAACGGGAGTTCATATTGAGTTACCTCCTAATATAGAAGCCCAATTAAGACCTAGGAGTGGTCTTGCTTTAGAGCATGGTATTACCGCTATACTTGGTACAATTGATAATGATTATAGGGGCGATATAGGTATAATTTTATTAAACACAAGCAATGAACCATTTGTCATACATGAAGGTGACAGGTTGGGACAATTAGTTTTTGCCAAATTCAGAAGATACAAATTAAATATAATTGATAATTTAAGTAATACAAAAAGAGCAAATAAGGGTTTTGGTTCTACTGGAATAGAGTAATGAACTTATAACGGTTAGTATGATTAAATGCTGTTGAAAAGGACTGAATAGATATTGGAAGATGAATATAAAAAATATATTGATAAGAAGATAGAAGATGGATTAATAGCAAAAGATGGTACTCCATTAAAATGTTTTTGTGGGTGTACTAATTTGGGAAATATCAATGAGTACTATGAAGAACATTGGATGGTAGAATATATAGTTAAATGTAAAGAATGTGGTAGACAATTAGGGCATTATGCTTATGGTTGTTGGGAACTTTAAGTTATAAAAGTTAAAACAATTAAGAGGAGAGATATATTATGTCAGAAAATAAAGAAAAAAACCAAATGATAGATAAAAACAATAAAAATAGTATAGAGGATTTTTTTAATTCTCTATTTATTACAGATGAGGAGAAAAAAGATGCTGAAGAAGTTAAAAAACTAGCATTTTATTCTGATGGTAGCATAGATGATGCTATTGAAAAATATAAAGAGTTAGAAGAGCAGCAAGAAAGGTTTAAGTCTATTTATAAAGAGAAAAAAGATAATTTAGATTTAAAATTAAATAGCCAGATTTCTAAACTAGAGAAACAAAAGAAATGGATTGCTTTTAATCTAAAACAAGCAGTAATGTCAGATAAAAATAAGAAGAAAACAAAAACTCAATATAGCTTGAAATTTTTATCAGGTACAGTGCAAATAAAAATACCACAGGAAACACTTATAAAACCTGATCTTAATGAAGATTTGCTTAAAACATTTCCCTCATTTATTGAAGAACAGACAGTAAAAACTTTAAATTGGAAAAACTTAAAAACTAAGTTAGAAATAATTGATGGCAGAGTTTATAACAAAGAAACTGGTGAAGATGTAACAGGTAAAATAGAAATTCAGAAATCACAAGAAAAAGTAGTAATTAAATAGGGAAAAGGATATATTTTCAAGAAATATTTTAACGATCTAATATATGAATATCTTTGTAAAAAAGATAATAGGACAAGCAATATGGATTTAGAACTTTGTCATAGCAATAAGGAGATTTTTACAGAAAATAAAATAATGCAAATGAGGTAAATTTATGTTGAAATTATTAACAATATTTTCTTAGTACTGTCTTTAATTCATTTATTCAAAGGAAGTTTAGTTGAATATTTGTTTTTTCTATCTAGAAACAAGATTTTAAATACTTACGAAAAAGATCAAGAATGATAGAAAAAGAGAATTTAATAAAAGGTTCTCTTATAGGACTGTTGGGACTTATTCTTGTCACAATAGATATAATTGTTGAAATCGGATATTATATCAATGAATTAAATTATGACAGATACAAATATCTAACACTTATAATGATATGTATATTTATTATTACAATTTCATTTACTATAATAAAATCTACTAAAAACAAAAGAAAAATAGACCTCAATAACTTGGAAGATAGAGCAAAGCTTAAGATAAAAATAGATAAATATTCAAAATTAAGCTTGGTGAATATTACCTTTACAATATTAGATATTGTTTATTATGGATATATGTTCTATATTATATTTTTAAGTAGCATGTTAATAAAATAGATAAATATATAGAAGATTGATTATAAATATAAAAAATAAACATGTATTTTCTGAGGATAAAGGTTAGTATAATATTTTCAAATGTTAAAGTTTCAGAAACTTCTATAGTGAAGGTATATACTTAAAAAGAAGTAAATTAGATATAAAGTATCAGGAGAATCTCAATAGAGATGAACAATATAAATAAATTAAAATAGTAAAAATGTTAGAAAAATAGCTCACTACCATATAGAAGAAATAGTGAGCTATTTTTTTTAGTTTGACATTAATTCCATATGATGCTATTATATAGTAAATAAAATTTATTACTGTAAGGAGAGTTTTGTCATATGTGTGTCTATGAGATATTACCTACAGGTGTGAAGTTAAAAAAACTAAGAGAGAAATATAAATTAAATCAAGATGATCTAGCGGGAAATGAAATAACAAGAAACCTTATAAGCCAGATAGAACATGGAAAGGCAAGACTAACTAGACATGCAGCTGAAATTATGTTTAAAAATTTACAGGGAATATGTAACAATCGGGATATAGAGACTGATGAGGATATAGAGTATTTATTAGAGGATGAGGAATCACAAGCTAATAAAATACTTGATAGATATATAACAGAACTTAAGGATTTAAGTGTTTATAAGGATGGAATGTTTCAAAATAAATTAGATGAAGTCGAAAACTTCACCGTAAATTGGAATATAATTGATAAAAAAATTATTATTTTTGAATTAGCTGGAGATTACTTTTTTAATACGAATGACTTACATAATAGTTGTATGTATTACGAAAAAGCCAAAGCATTGATGGATAATACTATTTATAGTGATAATCTTATATCTATTTTACGAAAATTGTCCATGGTGTATTTTTATATGGACAAATATGATGAGAACATAAAGTGCTGTGACTTTGCAATAAATAACTTTAAAAACATAAATGAAGAATATTATTGTATTTTCATGTATAATAGTGCGTTATGTTACATTAAGCTTAAAGAATATGATAAAGCCTTAAAAAGATTAGAAAAGATTGAAAAAAAAGTTCAGAGAATAGGTATGGATAGGTATTATGCTGTCATGAATCAAAAAGTTGTTTGTTTTGGAGAACTTGAGAGGTATGCTGAAAGTCTAGATTTAAATGAAAGAATAATCAATAATATAAATAAGGATAACTGTCAAAGCTATTTAGTGGCTTTAATTAATTCAATTTATATTCATATGGAACTTAACAATAAGGAAAAGGCAAAAGAAGTTTTAAATATTGTAGATGAATACATAAATAATTTGAACCAAAACAATAAGTATTTACCAAATACTTATTGTGAAGTAGGAAGAATGCATTCAAAACTGAATGAAACAAAAAAGGCAGAAAAATTTTATTATATAGCTTTAAATTATGCTAAAAAATTCAATCGTAACTCTTTGATAAAAGATATACTTTCAGATTTAATAGATATATATATTTCACTAAATGATGAAAAAAGTATATCAAAAATGAAGGATGAGTTTTTTGTAATCTGTGGAAGGGAGAAAAAAATATCTAGAAATCTCGAATGTAAACTGATAGAATTTTATTTAGAAGCAGAAGACATACAAACGCTTAAAGAATTATATAATTTTAATAAAAGAATTTCATAGGGGGAGTAGATATGTTCTTTTTAAAAAAGCACAAAAAGTTTTTATCAATGCTAGTTTTAACATTAGTAATAGGTGTTTTGGTAACAACTAAAGGTGGAATATCAATATTATCAATGTTTCCTGATGCACCATGGTAAGAGATATAAAGTAATAAGGTAAAATAGTGTTGGAATTAAGAAGACTTATAAGCTCTCTTAATTTCAACACTATTTTAATATCTAATGGGGAAAGTATAGCTTGTATGTATAAGTTTATGCTGTTTTTATCTTATAAGAAATACAAAGTAGATATCTCATTTATCTTTATTATTGATACTATATTGACTTATGACAATTAGTATGGTAATATAACTGTGAGGTGAAAAGGTGGTGATTAGTATTAAAAAATTAGATATTGTTGGAGTAATAATTTGTTGCTTAATGGCTATATTATCTTTTTTAGGAATATGGCACCCAAACAGGTTTGGAGTAGGATTTCTCTGGTTGCTTTGTGGATACTCTTATAAAGAAGTGGAGTTCTTCAAAAGAAAGTGAGGTGTAAATAGAGAGTAGTCCTTATTATATTAGGATAGCTAAATGTTAAAAGAATAAAAAAATTCAATATACTAATAACAATTAGTATATGAAGGAGAAATGTATTATGTTAGGAAAGTTATATTATAGAAGTGGTAGTTGCTTTGGAGAGATAGGGAAAGAAATAAAAACACCTAAAGGAGTTTTTCATATTGGAGATGTAATAAAAATTGGGAATAGAATATCTATATTTGTTGAGAATAAGAGTGTTTGTAGTTATCCATTTATTATGGGGAGGGAAGCATCTACAATAGAAGATATTCTTGAGGAAAACTTTAATAATTGGAAAATTGTTAAAAGTTATAAAGATTTAAAAGATGGAGATATTTATTTTGATAATTGTATTCAAGTGTTTCTTTTTCGAGGAGAACTTAAATATAAAAAAGATGAAAGCTTTTATGGATATATTGGGGATTACGCATTTAAAAATCAAGGAGAAATATTTAGAGTGGGAGATGTAATAGATATCATATGTGGGAAGAATTTTATTATAAAAAATATTAAAAATGAAGCTTTTATAAATGGGTTTAAAGGATCAAGTCTAAATGGTAAATTTAACAATTTGTATTTAGGATATAAAGAGAAGTTTAAATCTTTTTCTGATATCGCTCAAGGAGAAAAGTATGGTTTTGTAGAAGCAAAACTTTTTAATAATTCTCAAGCTAAACAAAGTGTTGTTTTAAAAGTAGAGTTAAGACAAATGAGTAATTTAATTATTGGAAGGATACTTTACCAAGATGAGGAGATTATTAAAAGAGGAAGTTTTAGATTCAAAGCCACCAATGGTATTAATTTAAAAAGTATAGATTCTCCTTATATGTCAGAGCATAATTTGTATTTAAAGGGAACAGACGATAAGGGTGATAAAATGTTTTTTTCATATGATGCAGAAACTATTGAACATGCTAAAGAAGTAATAAAAAATATAAATGTGGCTATTGAAGAGTTAAATGAAAACTATAAAAAAGAAGAAAGAAAAGAAGAAAAAATAAAAACATCTTTAAATAATTTATTTAACATAAAAGACTTGAAAATATCTGTAGATAGAAAAAAGAACGTAATTATTATTAAGATGGGAAATGTATCACGAAAGTGTCTTTTTCAAGATATAAATAGAGGTAATTTCTCAATCAATAGGGTAATAAAAAAATTAGTGTTAATACTACTTGAAGAAGAAATTGAAAGGAGTGAGCGTTAGTGTTAATTGCTCTTATGGGTGGATCATGTGTTGGTAAAGATACAGTATTAAAAATGCTTTATGCTGCCACAGGTATTCGTATTTGCATTTCAAATACAACTAGAACTATTCGAGAGGGTGAGCAGCAAGGTAAAGAGTATAATTTTATAACTGAAAAAGAATTTTTGCATGGTTTATCTTTAGATCAATATGTAGAGTATCGGAAATATAAAACAAAAGAAGGAATATGGTACTATGGATTACCCAAAATTGCAGTAAACCCAAAAGTAAACCAATTTATTATTGTTGATCAAGGTGGATACTATACTTTAATAAATAAATTTGGAAAACAAAATGTAAAGGGTATTTTTCTACAATGTCCTGAAAAGACAAAAATTAAAAGATTTTTAGAACGAGAAAAGGAAAAGGTTAAAAGTAACCGTAAGGATTTTTTTCTTGAATTTTACAGAAGGATGTTAGATGATTTAACTGCATTTCAAAAAGTAGAATTAGATCCTGATATCGAAAAGGTATATGGAAAAACATCTTTGGAAAATTTTTTAAAAGTTAAAGGAATGTTAGCTAAGTGGGGTGTTATAAATGAATAAACCAACATTAGGAATAGATTTAGATACAACTCTAAACACGTTAGATAGAGAATGGGTAAAACGATATAATGAAATATATAAGGATAAATTATTGCCATCAGATATAAAGGGCTGGGATATAGAAAATTATGTAAAGCCTGAATGTGGTAAAAAAATCTATGATATCCTGAAAGAACCTCATTTCTTTAGAAATTTAGGTGTGCAACCATTTGCTGAAACAGCCCTAGAGGAATTAACATCAATTTTTAATATTTATATTGTATCAGCAACACATTATAAAGTATGTGAAGATAAAGGAAATTGGATTAAAGAGAAGTTCCCTTTTATATCTTATCAAAATATTATATTTTGTCATAATAAAGGCTTAGTACACTTAGATATTTTAATTGATGATAACCCACTAAATTTAGAAAACTTTAAGGGAAATAAAATCTTGTTTGATGCACACCATAACAAAAGCGAAAACAGGTTTGTGAGGGCTAGAGATTGGTATGAAGCAAAAGCTTTATGTGAGTCATTAAAAGATTTCTTGTAAACAACTTATGACATTTAGTATATAAAACTAAGATTTTATAAATAATTGTAAAATAAAATCAATGAAAGGTCGAATTTTATGGGAATGGATATCAGTATATATAAATTTAAAAATATAAAATTAAAAACAAATGAAGAATATCAAGATTATATTAATAAAGAAGGATGCTCTAAGGAAGAAGAGTTATGCTATTGGAGAAAACATTATTGGATAAATGATTGGTTTAAGAAAAATGCAAAATTTTCTTTTAGGGATGAATTTCTTTTAATAAAAGAAGATATCTATAATTTTTATAATTTTTGTAATGAATTATTAAATAAGGGATATGAAAAATACAATATAAACAAAGACGATTTCTATTGTATGAGAAATGGAGATGTTATAGAAAATATAGATTTGATTCAAAAAGAGATAAAAAAGACAATAGAACAAATAAAACCTTTATTAGAATTTGATATTCAAAACAATACGCTTGTTTATGATATGAGTTGTTAGTCAATCTAATTTAAAATGTGAGGTGAAAATTTTGCATATTAAATTTATTACAAAAAAGGAACATAAGGTAAAATTAGAAAATTATATAGGTAAACCAATTATCAAAAAAGGAACTAAAGATTATCCAATTGGAGTAATTACTAAAGCAACAGAACACATTAATGATAATGGTTATATAACAATTGAGGCTGAAATATGGGATAAATTTATAGATATAAAAAATAAGTATTTATCAAATGAAAACTATTGTAGTATATCGCTAGAGTTTGAAGGAAGATTGAAATGAAACGAGATAAAAAAGTAACAACATATCCTAATATTAAAATAATTAAACCTTTCTTCTGGAAAGAATGTAGATTTTGTCATAAAGAATTTAAAAAAGAACAAGGCTTTGAGATAGAGGATTTATGTAAAGTGCAGAGGAGTTTATATAGAAGTATATCTGATAAATACAAAGATATTTTTTCACTTATTGTTGTAATGATTGCTGTAAAACCATAGAGGAAGTTAAAGAGAAAATTACAATAGAGAAGGAAAAAGCATCAAGACCACCATCTGATCCATCTTGTCAATATGGGATTAAAGATAAAAAATAGAATTTACATGAAGATTGGAGGAAAATATTATAATAAAAACGTTAGAGCTATTCGGAGGAATAGGCGCACCAAGAAAAGCATTTAAAAATATTGGAATAGACATAAAGGCTATTGATTACGTAGAGATAGATCCAAAGCCAGTAAAAACTTATAATGAAATGTTTAAAAAGGATTTAATGTATAAAACGCAAAATGTCATTGGATATAATCTCAAACCAGATGTTTTGATACATGGAAGTCCTTGCCAAGATTTTTCAATAGCAGGGTATCAAAAGGGAGCAGAGCAAGGTAGTGAGACAAGGTCAAGTCTTATGTGGGAGACTATCAGCATAATTAAACAAATGGGTATTTGGAAACCTCGAGTTGTAGTATGGGAAAATGTAAAAAATGTGCTATCAAAGCACATGAAACATAACTTTGATAAGTATTTAGAAGAAATGAAAAAAATGGGATATACCAATAACTATGAAATACTAAATGCTATGGATTTTGGACTGCCTCAGCGTAGGGAAAGAGTTTTTACGATTAGCTGTTTAGATGGTAAAAAATTTGATTTTGATAAATTGGAGCATAGGAAACTAAGACCTTTATCATCTTTTTTACAAACTAATGTTGATGAGTACTATACTGTTACCCAACCTAGTATTCTGAGAGCCATAGGTAAAAAAGGTGTCAGTAGAGCCACAATAATAAAAGATTATTGCTATACAATAACAACTCGACAAGATAGGTGTCCTGCTCAAGTTATCAGTCTAGGAAATGGAAAATATCGTTTTCTAACCGAAAAGGAGTGTTGGTTATTACAAGGCTTTTCAGAAGAAGATTTTGAAGCAGCCGCAAAAGTGAATAGTCGAAGAGATTTATATAAGCAGGCAGGAAATAGTATTCCAGTAACGATACTAGAAAGTATTTTCAAACAGGTTTTAGAGGAATGGAATAATAAACAAATAGCTGTGTAAAAAAGGAACTAAGAAAGAGTACCCTCGATATCTACTTTATACAGAAGATGAGAATGTATATAAAAGGATAGATAGATTTTAAATCAAGGAGTGGTGTGTCAATGAGTGATTGTCAGATAGTAGATACAATAAAAGAAAAGCATACTTATTTTGATGGAATTTGTTATTTTACTATAACAGATAGTAAATTTTATAACTGTTGATGAAAAGAAGATTAGACTAAAGAATAAAACATGTTGCACTAAAAATGATTAGGACTTGTGACATTTAGTATATTGAAAGGAAGATGATAAATTTATGTCTTACGCAGAGTTGCATTGCCATGACTGCTATAGTTTATTAGATGCTATATCTAAACCAGAAGAGATTATAAGCAAGGCAAAAGAATATGGATATTCAGCTATTGCTATAACTAATCATGGCAATATGTTCTCAATGGTTAATTTTCAAAAAGAAGGAGAGAAACAGGGAGTAAAAACTATTTTAGGAATAGAAGCTTATGAAGCAGACAATTTAAGGATAAAAGACGATACAAGATACCATTTAATTCTTCTAGCAAAAAATAACGAAGGGTTGAAAGCACTTTATGAACTATCCTCCATTTCTTATTTAGAAGGCTTTTATAAAAAACCTAGGTTAGATATAAAAGAAATTGAGCCTTATGCAAAAGACCTAATTATATCTAGTGCTTGCATGGCTGGAAGAATAGATAGGCTATTATTAGCAGATAAATATAATGAAGCTAAAGAATGGATTTATAAATATAAAAAAGTATTTCCCAACTTCTATTTAGAAATGCAGCATCATGATGTAATAGAACAAGCCAATCTGAACAAATTAATTGTAAGATTAGGAAAAGAAACAGGTACACCATATATAATGACTAGCGATTCTCATTATATTAATAAAGAAGATCAAAAAGCCCATTCTATATTTATTCAAACAAATGAAAAAAGAGAGGTTGGAGAAATATATGATGGTTGTTATTTGAAATCAGAAAAAGAAATAAAAGAAATAATGATGAAACAAATAGACAAAGATGATATAGAACTTGCTATAAGTAATACTGAAAAAATAGCAAAAGAATGTAATGTAAAAATAGATTTATCACTTCCTAATCAAATGCCAGAAATACCCATACCAAAAGAATTTAAAAATATTAATCAATATTATATGTATTTAATTAATAAAGGATTTAAGGAAAAAAAATTAAATAAACTTCCTAAGAATGAATTGAAAAAACATATTGAAAGAATTAAATCAGAATATGAAGTTTTAGATTATGTTCATTATATAGATTATTTTGTAATGTTATATATGCTAACCAAGGCAGCAAAAAAAAGAAATATACCTCTTGGATTTAGTCGTGGTTCAGGAGGAAATTGTTTGACATTGTTTGACATGGGGGTTACAGGAATAAATAGCTTAAGATATAACTTAGATTTTTCAAGATTTGCAAGTAAAGGTAGAACTTCATTAGCAGATTATGATATGGATATGTCAAAACGTAGAAGGAAAGAAATTATAGACATTTCAAAAGAATTATTTAATAAATATGAAGATATTCTTCATACACAAGTAGCTCCGATATGTACATTCAATTCATTTTCAACGAAAGTTGCCTGTAGAGATATAGGAAAAGCTCTTCAGGTAAATAATACTTATCCTGATTTAACATATCAAGTTAGGGACATTGTTGCAAAAATGATTCCAAAAGTTACAAGATATGATGAAGAAACAGGAGAAGCTATAGAAGAAGACCAGCAATTAAAAAGTATAATAGATTCTAATGAAAAATTACAAACTTATGCTAAAAAATATCCATTATGGTTTAAATACATTATAAAGTTAGAAGGGTTACCAAAATCTTTAGGATGTCATGCATCAGGAGTTGTCATATCCCCTAAACCAATTATAGATTATGCTCCATTGTGCTTAAACAAAGATAAACAGCCAATGATTCAACTAGAAATGCATAATGTTTTAGACGATTTACATTTAGTAAAAATGGACTTTTTAGGTTTAAAAACTCTTGATGTTATAGATGATGCTTTGAAATTAGCAAAATTAACTTATGATGATATAGATATAAATAAAATAAATTTAAATGATCCAAAAGTTTATAAAAATATCTATAAGAAGGGCAACACAATAGGCGTTTTCCAAATGGAAAGTGCAGAAGCTCGTCAAATGAATATTGATGCTCAGACAGATAATATAGAAGATGTAATTGCACTTAATGCTCTTAATAGACCTGCATGTAAAGCTATGTTTCCTGATTTTGTAGAAAACAAACAACATCCAGAAAATATGAAATTAATTCATGAAGATTTAAGATCTATATTGCAAAGCACATATGGAGTATTGTTATATCAGGAGCAATCTTTATCTATATTCCGATTAGCGAATTTTCCTGATTCAGAGGTGGATTTAGCACGTAGAGCCATTGGGAAAAAAGATATGGAAATCATGAAATCGCTTGAAGAAAAATTGAGAGATAAAGTAGTAAAAGATGAAGATGGTCATATTCTATGGCATTATGGACTGAAGCAAAGAGGATGGGCAGATAAACAAATAGAAGACATATGGAAACTTTTATTGAAACAAGCTACTTATTCATTCAACAAAGGACACTCTACTGCTTATGGATTACTTTCTTATATTACAGCATGGTTAAAGACTTATTATCCTACTGAATTTATGACAGCGCTATTGAATTCAGAAATAGGTGATTATGAAAAAATTGCGAAGTATATAATTGAATGCAAGAAAATGAATGTAAAAGTTATAGAACCAGATATAAATAAATCTATAGATTTTTTCTCAATAAGTAAAAGTTCTATATTATTCGGAATAAATATGATTAAAAATGTTGGAGATTCTGTTATTCCAGATATTATAAATAACAGACCATACCAGTCATTTAATGACTTCATAACACGCTGCAATATAGGTAAACGAGCTACTATAGCATTAATAAAATCAGGAGCTTTTAATGAGTTTAATAAAGATAAAAGCACTCTTTTATACGAATATTGTAAATCAGCATATACACCAACAGTATATAAACCTGTAAAAAACCTTAAAACAAAAAAACAAATGTTTGAGTTAGGTTTAGTTGAAGATGAAATTACTTGGAAAGATAAAGATTTATGCCTTGCTAGGTTAAATGCATACAACAAGAACAAGTATATTAAAAAAGAAAAAGAAAGATATGAGAAATGTTATAAAGAATTTGAAGAAAAATATATGCAAGGTAGTATAGAAGATTGGCAATTTGAAACTTTGTCTATGTATTTAACAGTTGATCCATTTAAAGAACTTAGGAAGATACTAAAACCATTTGATGATATGGGAGAAGGTATTGGTTTAATAGCTGGAACTATTTTTGCAATAGAAAATAAAGTAGATAAAAAAAATAATAAATATGCTTTTGTATCACTTATAAATCAAGAAAGTAAGATTATAGAAGCTGTAACATGGAGTAGTATTTATTCTCGTTATCAGGAATTTATAAAATCAGGAACAAAAATTATGTGTTTAGGAAAGAAAAAAGACACGCTGTTTAGTATAGATGAAATAAAGTTACTAGATGAATGGAAAAAAGAACTAAAAGGAAGTGTGTACAATAATTAGAAAAAAGGAAAGATACTTTATAAGGCATATAAATAAAAGAGTTTCTTACGCAGACAGACAAAAAATTAAAAGAACTACGTACTATTTGTTTTGGGTTATTCCTATCTTTATTAAAGATGAAATTGTTGGAGGTGATTATGAAATTTAAAAGACTACTTCTAACAAAAAGATAGTAAAAACAATATTTTGAATGAATACTTCTTAATATATTAAAAAAGTATTTTATAAAAATACAACAGAAAGAGGGTATTTTGTGGCTATAAATACAGGTAAAAGATTTGAAGAAGATTTCAAAAAATCTATTCCAGAAAAATATTGTGTTATTAGATTAAAAGATAGTGCTTCATCATGGAATGGTGGTACAAGTTCTAGGTTCACCATAAATAATCCATGTGATTATATTGTATTTGCCAACAAATGGTTACATTTAGTTGAACTAAAAAGTCATAAAGGTGCTAGTTTTCCTATAGCACCTAAATATAAGGAAAAGAAACGAATGAAGAAAATTAAAATAAATAGAAAGCAATGGTACAAAATAGCGCAAGTAATGCATAGTTTTAAATTTTTAAATATAGAGAAGTATATTCCTAAAAAGGTTAGCAATTATGGTGTTATTAAACCTAATCAAATTAATGATCTAATAAAATATCATAAAAAAGAGAATGTAAATGGAATATTTATTTTCAATTTATCTGAAAAAGATAGAACTTATTGCGTAGATTGTAGAGAAGTCAAGCAAGCTATAGATGAAAATAAAAAAAGCTTATCCATGGAATGGCTAAATTTACATGGAATTCTCTTGAATCAAGAAAAAAAGAAGACTAGATGGAAATATGATCTATCGCCTATGTTTGATTAACAAAACATTTTAAGAAAAAAATAGTTAACGATAAGGTAGTGGAAGAATTAATAAATAAATGTTAAGTTAAGTAAAAAAATATGGGATAGTACGCAATTCAAATTATTTGAAGCTAGAACAATTAGAAAAGGAGTGAATTGATGAAAAAAAGGAGTTTTAAAAAATATATTCCCAAAGGACGATTTTGCTTAGGATGCCCTTATAAAAGACTAATTAAATCAAGAGCCAATAAATCTAACTGTAATTTATCAAGTATATGTAAAAATAAATGTTGGTCTTCCGATACTACAAAATGTATAAAAGAGATATATGCATGTAAATATATCGGTATGCAGGATGGCGAAAGAAGAACAGGATTATGGGATGGGTTCAAAATATGTGAAGAAAAAATAAAATGACTTATAGCGTTTAGTATGATAAAATGTATTCAATGAGTAAAACGGAGATGATAAATTTGAATATAAATGAGAGAAATAAAGTAGTAGAAAAATACATGACATTGGTAAAGAGTATCGCTAGAAAATATATAAACCGTTCTGGAACTCTAGAGTTAGAGGATATGGTTCAAAGTGGTGCAATTAGTATGATTAATGCTGTGGAAAACTTTGATTATAATAAAGGCGTAAAGTTCTCCACATATGCTAGGCATTGTGTTGAAGGAGGTATGAAGAATTATTGTAAAAAGAATGAACTTATACATCTCTCAGAATATCAAAGGAAAGATCTGAGAAGAATTAAAAAATTATTTGATGAGAAACAATTGGAAAACAAAGATATAGATATAACTGAAATTTCTGCTGAATTAGGAATTGAAAAAGAAAAAGCAATAAATTTAATTTGCTTTTTAAATAAGGATAAGTATATTCCCATAGATGATTACGAATATAAATATGGAAAAAGTTTTGAAAAAGAAATTGTAGATAATATATTAATAAGAAGCTTAATAGAAAATCTTCCTAAAAACCAGCAAAATTTAATTCGAGAAAGATTAAAAGATATGTCTTTTACAGATATAGGTAAAAAGTATAACATAACAAGACAAGCAGTCCAACAATCTGTTAAAAGGATAATAAACAAAATGAAAAGAGAACTAGAATATGCTTAAGATGAAATTAATTGAAGTAAATGAAGAAAAGCAACAGGAGATTTTCAAGATAAACAATTCAGCTAGTAATATATCTAAGGTTCAATTTACTCATATAGGAGGAGAGGAGCAGAAAACTGATGATTTTTTTAAAGCTTTAGCATTAGGATATTTAAGAAGGAATAATCTAATTGACTAATAAAAAAAAAGGTACTACAATTTTATCATAGAGTAGATACGATTATATGACTACTCTATGATTTTTTATAATAGGGAGAATTTAGAATGGAAAAAATAATAGAGAAAAAAGAAAACTTAAAAAAGGTATATGGTTACGTAAGATTAAGTAGAGATGAAGATAAGGAACAAGCATCCTTAGAAAATCAAAAGCAAATTATTAGAACATATGCAAAGAACAATGGGTATATATTAGTTAAGATATTTGAAGACGACAATGTCTCTGGAATGACCTTTGATAGAGAAGGTTTAAATGAATTAAAAGAAGTTATTGAAAATGGCAATATAGATATTTTACTTGTAAAGGATTTATCTCGTATAGGTAGACACAAAGCTTATTCTGCTTTATTTATGGAAGAATTAAGATCTAAAAAGATTAAAGTTATATCTATTGCTGAAAATCTTGATAATATGGATGAAAATAATGATATACTAATAGGGTTCAAACAAATACTTAATGAACAGTATGCTAAAGATATAAGTAGAAAAATCAGAGCAGCGTTTCACCAAAAGCAAAAGGAGGGATTAGTTATAGTACCACCATTTGGATATGAAAAAAATAATCAGACTAATAAAATAGAGATTGATGAAGAATGCGCAGGTGTTGTCAAAAAAATCTTTTCATTATATATAGGTGGATTTGGGTATAAAAAAATAGCACAACAGTTAACAGAAGAAAAAGTTCACACACCATCTTGGCATCAGTTTCAGAAATCTGGAAAAGTATATCACGCAGGAAAGAAGTGGATCGGACAAGATATCTGGAGTGATAGAACAATAGCAAGAATACTTTCAAATGAAGCTTATATTGGAACACTTAAATGTCATACTACGACAAGAAGCGTTATTTATAAAACAAGGGGTTTAATACCTAAGGATGAACAAATAATACATGAAAATTTTTACCCGCCTATAATAGATGAAGAAGTTTGGGAAAAAACAAAAGCTATTAAGAAAAATAGAACAAGAGGTCACGTTAGGGCTTCAGGTAATAGCAAAATACATAAGTACGCAGGACTTCTTATATGTAAGGATTGTGGTAGTGGATTTGTTGCTAAAAAAAGAAAATGGAATGGAATAGAACGCATTGAATATATTTGTAATGCATATCACAGATTTGGGAAAACAGTATGTACACCACATAGAATAAGGGAAGAAGAATTAGATAATATCTTATGTGGATTCTTAGAGAGATTAAAAGAAACATGTGAAGAAAATTTAAATCGAGCAGATAAATTTATAACAAAGTGGAATAGTAAAAAAAGAAATTATGATAAATCTATAGATAAGATTCAAAGAGAAATTTTTTCTTTAAAAACCGAGGTTAAGGCTTACGCAAAGCAATTAGCAAAACAACTTATAAATGAAGAATTGTTTCAAGAGTTGACACAAGAAACAAAAGAAAAAATTGATATACTAGAAAATCAAATAGATACTTTTCAAGAGGTAAAGAAAATAAGTAAAAATGCAAAAGCAGGACTATTGAAAAGCAAGGAAATAATAGATAAAATAATCGAAGAAAAGGACTTAGTTAGTGCAGATTTACAAATGTTAGTAGATAAAATAATAGTCCATCAATCTTGTACAGGGGAATTAGAATTAGATATAAGAGTAAACACTCCTTTCAAATTACATTCAGAACTAAAATCTACTTTTACTGTCATAGAGGAGCAGTCCAGTTGTGAGGGCGACTACTCGGTGATTAGCATATTAAATGAGTTTTGTAAAATATATAATCTTGACAAAATGCAGATTATAATATAAAATAAATATTGTTTTGCGAGAGTGCTGGAATCGGCAGACAGGCACGTTTGAGGGGCGTGTGTCATTGACGTACGGGTTCAAGTCCCGTCTCTCGCACCAAAATAAATGATTTTCTGAAGTATTTGTGAAGCTCTTATTTTGAACCTACAGTTCAAACAAGGGAGTTCAATATTTAGATGAGTATATGTGCTTCATGTGAATCCTTTTACGGTATTGAATGAGATAGATGCATCTGTGAGGACACCCACCTATCGTAGAGATAGGTGTCAAAATTGGGGTAACGGTATTTTGGATTTACATTTGAATGTAGAGAGAGGTTTTAAAGACCTCTCTTTTTTTATTATACTTAAT